TGTTCTGCTGCTCCGTATCCTTGTTCTGCTGCTCCGTATCCTTGTTCTGCTGCTCCGTATCCTCCTCCTGCTCCGTATCCTCCTCCTGCTCCGTATCCTTGTTCTGCTGCTCCGAAACCTCCTCCTGCTCCGTATCCTCCTCCTGCTCCGTATCCTCCTCCTGCTCCGTATCCTTGTTCTGCTGCTCCGAAACCTCCTCCTCCTGTTCCGTATCCTGAACCTGCAGAACCGTATCCGAATCCTTGTCCGGACTGTTCCGAAAAGGCTTTTTTTACTTTTTCATCATTTTTTGTTTCTCTTTTTATTTGTTCTCTTTCTTCTTCTTCTTCTTCTTTTTTTAATTCTTCCATATTTTTCTCTAATAAAGGTTTTACTTCTTCTTCTGCTTCTTCTGCTTCTTCTTGTGCTACTTGTATTACTGATTCTTCTAGTGTATGTGATACCTCTTCATTATATGTTTCCATTTCGCGTTCCTCTTTTTCAGCCAATTCAACTATAGCTGGGTTTTCATCACGAAATTTTTTTAAAGTATCTTCATCTGTACAATTTTTTGTTATTAAAGGAAAGGACTCTATTGTATTGCCTAAACATCCCATATCTTCAAAATTTAGATCGTCGTCACCGCCTTCTTCTGCACCGCCTTCTGCACGTCTACCATATAATTCATTTGGAACATTTTGTAACGTTCCTTTAAAAATTGTTGGTGTAAGATCAAACCTTGATTTAGATTCAGACTGATTCATTCCGGCAACTTCAGAACCTGGAGCAGGACCAAGAGGCGGAGGATGCGGTCCCAAAAGAGGACTCGGATACATCCACATCCCACCCTTCATGCGTTTTTTAAGTGTTCGTTTATTCTTTATTTTTTTCCTTAAAAATGTTTTCTTCATATATATAACATCATTTTAAAATATAATGTATTCTAATTTAAATTATCGGCGGGTCGGTCTGTAAGACGTCATTAGCCGAGTTTCATAATTATCATCTTCGTCGTCTACCCCCTTTTAATGTCTTGGAACGTTTAGACTTTCGTGCTCCACCAGATTGAACCTTTTCAACAGTTACTATACATTTTTGAGTTGTACATTCAGGATCAGTAGTGGCTTTATATGGGATTTTTCCTATTTTAAATACCTGTCCAGCTGGGCCATCTACAGATACCTGTTTAGCCGAAGATACTTCAGCACCCGAAGGTACTTGAGGAATCGCGGATAGTTCAGTACCCGAAGATACTTGAGGAACCGTAACTACTTTAGTATCCGCAGGTACTTGAGGGGTAGAAGCCGGGTTTGAAGAAAACGAAAACCAACTCTTTTTATCTTTTGGAACTGACATTTTTGCGTCTTTTACTAATTCTAAAAAGGCGTTGTATTTGTTTTCTGCAGAACTTGACGCCTGTTTTATTGAATCATCTATATTATTAATACGTTTAACTTTACCGTCAGGCTCAAAAAATAGATTTAATAATATTAATACTTCAGAAGCGGCCTCAATACTTTCTGGTTTATATACAGCTTTAATACCTTCTGGAAAGTCTGAGTCTTTTAATTTTCCTTCGGTTTTTAATTTATTTAAAGATCTCTGTTTGTTTTGCAAAAAACCTCTTTTTTTTTCAATGTTCTCAATTAATTTAGTTTTAAGATTTACATTTGTATTAATCGTTTTAATTTTATCTTGTACTTGTTTTAAATGGCCTAATAAAACAGGTATCTGTATTAGTACTTTATGAAAAGTAATTTTACTTTTCGGATTTTGTCCGTCATTAAGTGCATCTTCTAATTTATTTAAACAATAATCATATTCTTTTGAAATCGCTTTTTCAAGTGAATTTAATATTTTAGCCTCTTTCGCTTCTTTTGCTTTCGCTTCTTTCGCTTCTTTTGCCTCTTTCGCTTTCTGTTCTTTCGTTTTTACTGTAGTCGCTCCTCCTCTCATGCGTCTCGTTTTCTTTTTCTTTTTATCAAATTTTTTTTTAGTTAATATAAATGAATTAACCGCATTTTTTAATTTTAACATATAAATATAAATATATTTTTTAATCATCTATAATGGATTTGTACACTGCTTGTGAATTACTTAATATAGATGTCTCAGATAGAAATAACACGGAACTTATAAAAAAGAAATACAAAAGAGCCTGTTTAAAATATCACCCCGACAAGAATGGCAACAAAGATAGATTCATTAAACTAAAAGAAGCCTATGAATTTATAAATAAAAAAAACGATACCATCATGGATCAATTTGACGAGTCTATCCTAAGAAAGTATGCTTATTTTTTAAAGACCTTAGAATCTCCGATCTTTAAACACCCGTTATTTTTAAAGTACGTCATAAATCCTATTGAAACCCACCTGTCTGAATATAAAACCTACGAGCTTAATCCTACGATTGAAAATCTTCTAAATAAGGACATTTATTATTTAGAAGAAGAGCATATTTACATACCTCTGTGGCATCACGAAATTATTTTTAATAAAAAAATAAAGGTTATTATAAAACCCGTTTTAAACAACATGTATTTAGATGACGATAATAATATTTATATCAAGAGAGAAGACCTGCATCTCTTAGGGATAAGTAATTTAACGAATGAATTCAAAGAATTAAAAATAGGAATACCGCGGGTTAGTAAAGATATTTATGATGCATCAAACCTGTCAACTATAATTATAACTTAAACCTCTTTTGGATCCTTCTTCTTAACTGCCTTCTTCTTTGCAGGTTCAGCAACTGGTTCAGAAACCGATTCAGCAACTGGTTCTGGACTTTGAGAAGGCGCGTCACTTACCGGCGTTTCGCTTACCGGCGCTTCACTCACAGGTTCACTTACCGGCGCTTCGCTTACCAAAGGTGTTTCACTTACCGCAGTTGACATCTTTTTCATGTCAAAGGTCTCTTCATCGCTGTCATATGTTTTTTCACAAACCGAAACATAACACTTTCCCTTTTCAAAGGTCTCAGGCGACTTGACTGCTGCTTGACTTAACTTCCACGTCACACCAAACTTAGAACCCGTAATCCAAACACCTCCGCACAAAAGCGTACAGCAAACATTACTACCTTTCTGAACCAACTCATCAGGAGTTGCACCTGAATCATTAGGATAAATTGGAGTGCTCTTCAAATCAAACAAGTCAAACTTAGCCTGACCATCCCAGAAAGGAAGCTTGACTTTGATCGTTGGCGCGCGAGTCGTGTCGTAACTTCCGTCCTCCTTGTTCTTTGGGTACTTAAGAATAGGAGTCCAGAACTCTTTGACCACTTCAAGACTGCTATACTTTTTACCGAACCAATCACGCGAGTTTGCAAAAGCGTCATTCACAATCTTTTCTTCAAGTTCGGCCATCATTGCTTGAAGCTCACGTGTTTCCGGGCTTGCAAATTCTTCGCGCGGAAGTTGAATCGCCATATCATAAGAAGTAGAACCATCATCATTTACATGTTTATTTACACCATAAGTAAGCATCATAGGAGTATGAATCATGAGAGCGCGACGAGTCTTAGAATTCGTGATTCCGATACTCTTACCGCCCTTCGTATTTACTTTTGGTTTACCGTAGATCATGTTGGTTGCTGGTGAGAAGTCTTTTGCGTTAACAATAAGGTTTGCCATTTTACTATATTATTACTACCTAATTCTTTAAATCAATTTTTTTTTTATTCGCACCATAATATATAATATTCTTAATAATTGATTAAAATGTTTAAATATAAATATAATAAATATATAATGGACCTACCTTTATCTTATAAAGATTTTAACTTATTGGAAAAGAACTCATATACTATAAAACAGTTACAAATGATTGGCGAAAAGTTCAAAACGAAATGGAAGAATAAAATAAAACTAAAAATAAAGGAAGAGTGTTATCTTTTTTTGAAAAGAAATTATTACAGCGTTTTAATACAGAAACAGTGGCGTAAATATTTTATAAAGTTATTTAATAAAACACAGGGGCCTGCGTTATTTAATAGAAGGATCTGTAACAACATGGAGGATTTTCTAACAACCGAAAATACAGACGATATTGAATATTATTACTTTATTAGTTTCAAAGACAGTGATACTTTTATTTATGGGTTCAATGTAATCTCCATTCATAATTTAATTATACGAAACATGAAATACAATCCGTATACACGCAACCCATTTACGGAGGAATTAATAAAAAATGTTATGACTAGAATGCGTTATAATTTTATTTTGAATAAAACGCGACATTCCGTTCTTGCCGAGAAGCAGAATTTTACGATTGATCAGAAAATTGGTACCCTCTTTCAGAAGATGGATTTTTTAGGAAACTATACACAAATAGAATGGTTTACACGATTAGACGAGACAAAAATAAAGAAGTTTATATTAGAATTGCATGACATTTGGAATTATCGCGCGCAACTTACTCCAGAAATAAAACTATTAATCTGTCCTATTACTGCAAACCCTTTTACAAGTATACCCATGTTTATGATTGAATACAATACAATAGACATTAGTCTTTTAAAACAATACAGTTACCATATTATGTGTGAATTATTAAACAAGGCGGTTTTAGAAGAACATCAATCATTAGGCGCCTATTACATTTTAACTGCGCTTACCCTTGTGAGCGAATCTGCTGCAGAAGCGATGCCATGGCTTTATAATTCGGTCATTTGACTTATTCGTACAAATCTCCTAATATTATTTATTTATTTTATTTTAAAAAACTTATAGGCATTAATTACGCTCTTAAAAATAAATAAATAATATATGGTTAAAATGAATATAAAAAGAACCTACAAGAGATATATATAAAATGGCAAACAAGGAAGCAAAGACTAAAGCACCAAAGGCGCCAAAGGCCCCAAAGACAGTTGAGACGGCTCCAGTGAAGGTTGAGGTTCCTCCTCCAGTTGTAGAGAAGGTTGCCGAGCCTGTTAGTGCCGATGTGGCTGTTGCAGTTGAGGCAGTGGTCTCTCTTGGTGCTCTTTTCACCAATCTAAACAAGACTGTACATGATCTTACATCTCAGTTAAGCCTTGTAAAGAGCGAACTAAAGCAGTTGGAGAAGTTTGTAGGCCGTGAGATGCGAGTGTTGGATAAGTTCAATGCTCGCAAGAACAAGAACAAGGGAAACCGTGCTCCTAGCGGGTTCGTAAAGCCAACCAAGATTAGTGACGAGCTCGCAACTTTCCTTGGTAAGGAGCCTGGTACTCTTATGGCGCGAACGGATGTAACCAAGCAGATCACTGCCTACATCCGTTCCAACAGTCTTCAGGACAAGGCAAATGGTCGCCTCATTCTTGCAGATGAGAAACTAAAGAAGCTTCTTAACTACGACGAGAAGACTGTCGCGGACCCTTCCCAGCACCTTTCCTACTTCAATCTTCAGCGCTACCTCTCCGGACACTTTGAGAAGAGTGTCGCTTAAACTTTTAAACTTTTAGAAAAAGTTTTAGCAAAAGTTTTAGCAAAATTATAATAAACTTTTATAAAAGAAAAACAAATAAAAATAAATATTTTAATATTGTTTTCATATTAAAATACTTATTCTACATGTGAATTATTAGTAAAAACCCATGAACTCCCGGTTGAATCACTTGAAAAAACAAATGAAGTGTTTGCAACTGGACTACTGGTTGAGTAGGTTGATCCGCACGGATTTAAAAAGGTACCATTTGTAATGTTATACGGAGAATTTTTTGTTGAATCTATAGGATTTCCATTCGTGTCAACGCTTCCAGATGGATAACTAATAGCGGTTGAATAACCTGGACCACTTACAATACCAATAGGTTCACAATAACATCTTTATCTACGGCGAACGTTTGCTAAACTAGAACGTAATCTACTCATATATTATGATTCCTTTTTAATTTTGGTTCTGATTGAGGTTCCAGGTGTTTTTAGCTTCTTACCTTCTGTCTTTGATTCTTCTGTCTTTGATTCTTCTTTTTTAGGCGTACGAGTCTTTCGCGTCTTTACCGGTTCTTTTGTCTCAGGTTCTTTTGAAGCTTCTTCTGTTTCGTCTATTGCATTCAAATCAAGGTCAAACCCTTCACCTGCTGATTTAGTTTTATCGGTCTTTACCGAAGGTTTAGCCTTTACCGAAGGTTCTACTTTTACCGAAGGTTCTACTTTTACCGAAGGTTTTGTCTCGGTCTTTACCGAAGGTTCAGCCTTTACCGAAGGTTCTACTTTTACCGAAGGTTTTGTCTTTGACTTTGTCTTACTCTTTGTCTCAGCCTTTGTCTCAGCCTTTGGTTCTTCCGCATTCAAATCAACCTCAAAAGGATCCTTGGTGTCAGTCTTGGGTTCTTCAGCATTTAAATCAACCTCCAAAGGGTCCTTTTTTGTCTTACTCTTTGTCTTGGCCTTTGTCTCTTTTACATGTCCATTCAAACTGGTCCCTTCAGCAATTGTCTGCATCTTAGTTATGGGTTTAGGCGCTTCAACTTCTTGAGTATTCAATGAAGTTCCTTTCGGTATTGTATCCACCATACTCATGTACTTTTCATCTAAACGATCTGCAGGGTAAGTTTCAACGACTTCAAAAGTATCTACCGAGACAATTACATATTCTGTTATCTCGGTTTTAATAGACCATTCCCTAAATTCGGAATCATCATACACCTCATCATCCTTCGTAAAGATAAACCGGACCTTTAAAAAGGGTTCCGAGACAATCAAAGATAATATCTTTTTATTTAAATCTTTTGCATATTTTTTAATGGCCTCTTGAGTGGCTTCGTTAAAATATTTCTTTGTCTCAATGCTTTTCTTTATGAGATTCAAAAGGTTTGTGATGATCCTGCTATTTTCATCTTCTTGTACCTTCTTTTTTTGTGTTAATACTAAAAGAATACCCTTGTAGGAGTTCTTGGTAAGAGCAATCTTTTTATCGGGTTCATCATCATTTATCTTTGTTAAAAGGTAGTCAAAGACTGTATCTTTATCTGACTCTTCCTTGACTTCTTCTAGTTCTAAAATAAGACTTGGGTTTCTTTCGTACACGTCAAATAAACATAACGACCCTTCACTAAAGGTTGATAAATCAAATACATCTTGCGCCTTATCATCTAATAATTCATACACACCAATCTTTTTAACCACCTTATTATTTTTAATAGCATATACGTAACAATACGAAAGATTGTCTTCTTGTATGACTAATCCTGGAGCGATTTTTATGACATGATTGAAAATAGAAACCTGGTATAGTTCGCTCTTTAAATTTTGGTCGTTGGGTTCTAATTCGTCCACATTTGTTTTATAAGTTTTTGAACTAATTCGCGAATCAACAGCCATTTTATAATAAGAATATAATCTTTTTATGTTATTCAATTATAATTAAAATGAATTAAAATTGTTTCAGGATGTCCTTTATATCCATACATTTAAATTTAATCTTAGGTGTTATCTTGGGATGATTTGTAATATATTCTATATTATTATTTATGATTTCCATTTGTCCATTAAAAATTAAATAGTCAATTGACTCCTTTATAATAATATAGATCGCGTTCAATAACTTATCATTATGTTCTAGTTGACCACTTATTTCTATCCCAGCATTAAGCTTCTTTTGCAAAGAGATACAAAGGTTTGCAATGTTGTCTACGCTACAGATATTATTTTTCATTAAATTAATAAAAAAGGAAAGCATGGAATCCATTTTATCAATCTCTTTATTATAGTCGCAAAACTTATCGTAATCTGTTGTAGAAGACACGTATTCTATATCATTTAGTTCATTTAAATAAGTATCGTAATGTCCTTGAAAGACAAAGAAGAACTCTTTATTTAAAGGTATCAGTTCTGTATACAATTTTGAGAAGAATTTAGAATAAAACACGTTTATGCTTACGATATTAAAAATAGTATTTGTAATTTTATGAATATCTTCTATATTCTCAATTGATTTGACCAATTCAAACAATTCAACCTTTAATTTTTCATAATTATTCTCGGTCATTTTATTTAATATTTTAGTAATCTGGGCAATCTCGGATTGTTTTTTTTGGATCACGGTCTTCTTTATGATTTCTACCACGGGTATGTTTAACGTTTTCCTAATGTTATTTAGTTTTGCAATGGCTTCATCTGGCAATGTACTCTTTTTCATTTTAAAAGAAAGATCAATGATTGTTTCATAAGAGTACATATGTATTATTTCTATAAATATATTTATACGTTTTATCAATATATTTTAAAACTAATTCTTTTATAATGGATTACTATCAAAAGGAGATTAATAATTTATATGAAAATGGTCCGGTCCATAAGGCATATGACTTTAAATTACCGATTGAGTATACTACACATGATAAGTTAAATGATATTATACGCCAAGATTTAGAAATAGCATCACCTTCTATCTATAAATTCATTTTACCCGAGAATTCGCTTCTTATGAATAAATGGTCCTCTATTTATACGACGGATACCTCATTTTTAAAGGAAACCCAAAAATGGCTAAAAAACATTACACCTAATACCTATGACTTTGAACCCTTTTATAAAGAGTACCAACACTTTTGCACCGAGACAAATTTTATAGATAAGTATCAATACATAGGCCTTAAATTTTTACAGAGATTAAACAACTCAAGCGCCTTTTTACATTGTCTCGGATTGTATAATTTATCTTGTCCGCTTATCTCCTTGATTTCACCTTTATTTATTTTGATCATGCCGTTTGTTATTTTAAAGTTGCGCGGAGTTCCTGTTACCATACAATTATATATTGAACATTTAAAGCAGGTATTATCAAATACAAGTTTATTTAAACTAATCTCAGGTTTTAATAAAATATCCTTTCAAGAAAAATCATCTGCTGCGGTTTCTATCTTTATCTATTTACTTCAAGTTTACACAAATATAACATCATGTCTATCATTTTATCGTAATATACATACCGTATACGACTTTATTTTAAAATATAAGGGACATTTGTCTCAGTCTATTAATCTGATAAACTCTCTTCAATACATTAAAATCTATCCTAGTTATTACAAATTTTATATGGACATGGAAAATTATCGTAGCAAGATGGAGAATCTTTATTCAAAAGTAGATGCAATCATGTTAACGGATTCTATCTTTGGTAAAATAGGACAGTTGGGTTATTTAATGAATCTTTACTATGATTTTTTCATGAATACCGAACACAATTCAACGATCTTATATAGTTTCTATCTTAACCAATACAACACCGACATGATTAGCGTTAAAAAACTTATTGATGATAAAAAGTTAAATGCCTGCAAATTTAAAAAATATACGAAAATGAAGAAAATGTACTACTTGCCTCATATAGACAGTGCAGTAACTAATGATATTTGTCTAAAGAAGAATCTCGTCATAAGCGGACCAAATGCCTCTGGAAAAACCACGATTTTAAAATCTTTATTATTAAATGCCTTGATGAGTCAGCAGTTTGGCTACGGGTGTTATAAGTCCGCAAGGGTTAGGTGCTATGATACATTTCATTCTTATTTAAACATTCCTGATACTTCGGGGCGAGACAGTTTATTCCAAGCTGAGGCGAGAAGATGTAAGGATATTTTGGATTTCATTAATAAAAATCCCAATAAAAATCATTTGTGTATATTTGACGAATTGTATTCAGGTACAAACCCTAGCGACGCAGTCATGTGTGCAAAACTGTATCTAAAGGGTATGAACGAATTCAAAAAGAATGTGGATTATTTAATTACAACCCATTACGTAGATTTATGCAAATCCTTTGAAACAGCCGAACATCTCTATAATATGAAGATGCAAGTAATTGAAAAAGAAGATTCTATTGAATATTTGTATAAGTTAGTTAAGGGTATATCTACAATAAATGGCGGAAAATATATATTAAAACAATTAGACTTATAAAAATACTTTTCGTTTAAACCTAAATAAAAGAATATCGTATTTATTCATAATGAACTTCTCTTCTATATTGGATATAAGCAGTTTCTTTATTGGGATGATTATAAATCTTATTTTGGTTTCTCTCATGTGCTACTACTTTAAACGTAAGTACGAAATTTTGGAGATCGCTCAAACCGAGCAGGCCAAAATCTTATATAATCTATTAAGAAGAGATTCTACACAAAAGACGGAGACCTTTATTCAGACCTTAAACGAAGAACGAGTAGACTACACCAAGGATCCTCTATTAAAGCCACGAGTGATTGAATCGGATTCTGAGTCTGAGTCCGATTCAAGCGATTCTGAGTCTGAGTATGAGATTGAAGTTTTACCCCCATCTCCTCGTAATAGCCCATCAGGAAGCCCTTCAGTAACTCCGCCAGGAAGTCCGCCAGATTTGTCTCAACCGCTTGAGATGCTTGAACTGGACGAAGTCAAGATAGAGGAATTAACAGAGCCACCAACCGAGTCCGTGGTTCTAGAAGTTGAGACACAGCCGGAGCCAACTATAGAACTAAAGTCAGAAACAAAGGAAATTGTTCTTGATATAACCTTAGAAAGCCCCGAATCAAACTACAATAAAATGTCTATAAAGCAACTTAAGGATATTCTTACTTCAAAGGGAGTCAAGCCTAAGCATAATATGAAAAAGGATGAATTGGTAGATTTAGTAAAGGATATTGAACATGAAGTCTCTATATAAAATATAAATGAATAATATAATGTGGGCTACTGATTATAAAACAAATAATAATGCAACCGATAGTTTTCCTGGTATAGTAAATGATGGCAGATTATTTACGCATTACATGCCTGATGCTGTTGTAAATGATAATATTAAAAAGGCAAACTTTATTAAAACAAATAGCGAATATAGAAAATATTTATCTGAAAATGCTCTTGCGATAATGAAAAACAATTACAATTCTATGATACTAGAAAATAGTTCACCTGAATTCTATCGCATACAAAATGGACCGCCCGTTTTGTTTAAGGGAGTACAAGATGATTCCACTCCATATGGGTACGAATATTCTTTCCCTAAGAATATCTTTCTTTCTAGAGAAAAATTAGATGATCAGAAGCGTAGACCCATGAAACCTAACTATTAAAGTTTTAACAAATAATTCTTATACATTTCATTTAATTCATCTACTTTCATCTCTCGTGTTCTTACTAACCTTTCGGCTGATTCTCTAATGATGGGTTGTATGGTTAGTAATAACGTTTTTGTTCTATCATAGGCTTGTTCAATAAGTCTATCAATTTCCTTATCAATCATTTTTCTATATTCATCGGATCCTTGCGGGTAAAATACCTTATCGCCCATTCCGTAAGTGAGAATCATTTGCTCGGCAATCTTTTTTGTGTACTCTATGTCTCGGCTCGCGCTCGTGGTGAACCCTCCAATACAAAAGATTTCTTCGGCAATGCGCCCGCCTAGAAGAACCATGATCTCGCACTGTAGCTCTTGCTTCGTAGTAATAACATTTTGGTTGGTTTCAAACAAAGTAAACCCGAGACACTGGGGTGAAAATAGATTGATACTTACTTTTATAATCTTTTTATATTTTGTTAATAGAGCAGTGAAAGCATGACCCATTTCGTGGATGGCTATTTGATAAAGCTGAGACTCTGTAATCTTCTTTTCAGATGGACTATAACCCGTATGGATACGGTTCGCAATCATCTCTAGGTCTTGTCTCGCCATTTGAGTCTTGTTATTTCGCAGGGCCAGTAGCATTCCCTCGTTTAAAAGATTCTCAATCTGCGCTCCCGAAAGTCCCTGCGTCATTACAAGCAAATCTTCCATAGGAATGTATTCCATAGGCTTTCCTTTCATATGAATCTTAAGAATCGCTTCTTGTGTGACCTTGTCTGGATTTCCAATGTAGATTTTTTTATCAATCCTTCCTGGCCTGGTTAATGCATCGTCCAGTAAATCTACGCGATTGGTTGCTCCAATAATAAAGATCCCCTTTGTACTTTTAAACCCATCCAGGTTTACCAACAATTCATTCAGGGTTGAGTCATGTTCTGCATGAGCGTTTTGATCGCTACGCCGGCGACAAACTGCATCAATCTCATCAATAAAAATAATACATGGGACGTTTTTAGAAGCGAGTTCAAAGAGTTCTCGCACCCTTGCCGCGCCAACGCCCACGTATTTTTCTTGAAACTGGGCACCTGAGACAGCGATAAATCCAACCTTTATTTCTCCACTAAAGGACTTAGCCAATAGAGTCTTGCCGTTTCCTGGCGGTCCCTCTAAAATAATACCCTTAGGAGTTCTTACATTGTATTGACTATATTTTTCATAATTTACTAAAAGGTCTGCACATTGCATCAATTCTTCTTTAATGGTCTCGTATCCGCCTACACTTTTAAAAGAATAACCTGTATCCTTTAGAACCTCAAAGCTCTCGCTTTTTGTCTCGGACTCAGAATCGTTCTCTTTATCTGGGAAGGCCTTTTCAAAAGAATTCTTATCAAACCGAATGATGATTTGTTGATCTTCATGTTCGTCGTAATCTTCGTTTACAAATTGATCTAGAAATTCATCATCTGAGAGAGACAACTCAATACCCGTCATATTTTTGATAATGGATTTCTTCTGTTGTACTAACTTTTTCATTACACCCTTTTGACGATTCAAGTTATAATCTATTTCTCGCAATTTATTTTTGTTCTTGTTATTCCCGTCATAATAAATAGATGACCTGCGACTATAGAGAGAAAAAGGCATAAACCCTACCGTTGTCTGTGCTAACAAAAACATTATCCATCGCATTTCATATAATAATTATTTGGTTTTATATCTTTTTACCCATTGTCATTTTACCTCTTTTTGGACTCTCATATACAGGTTCATTTAAAAAAAATAAAATCTCGTAATACATTTCTTCAATCGGTACCTTTTCTATAACTTCTTCCTCTTCTTCTTCCTCTTCCTCAGCAACAACAATAAAAATACGACCCATGACACATAGCGAAGTCAAACTCAAATTCATCACTTTCTACGGTCTTAACGGAATGGTTCATATTATATAGAACCTATATAAAAAGACTAAAGTAATATATTTGTTTATGGGCATTGTTTATGTCGCATGCATTATTTTTTGTTATGATATATGGTTTTATTTTTCACATATACTTTTACATGTAGTATTTTATAATATTCATAAGATACATCATTCTATTGATCACAAAAAGATTATCTATAAAGATACTTATACCTCTCATTATTTAGAAAGCCCGTTTCAGTCTCTCGGCTTCCTAATACCTCTTCTCTTTATAGGTCCTCGTTTGGAGATACTCGCTGCGCTTCTGTTTGTAAATGTTCGCGGGATGTTGAGACACGACCATCGTTTTTTTTGGCTTATAGGAAATCATCATGTTTTACACCATAAACATCCAAGATATAATTATGGTGAATATTGGATAGACCGACTACTTGGTACTGACTATCCAAATAAAGATGAATGTATTTATGGGTTTTGTTATTTGTAACCGATATAAAAAAATAATACATCCTAATGTGTTATGGACCTTGCTTATGTGGTATGTTCTATGTTCTTTTATTACATCATGATTCTATATCTTACTTTATCTATTGCATCAAACTATTTAAACATTCGGTAAGATGATTATGAGTATGAACCTATTTTGGGTTTTAATTCTTTTTATTTCTTTTTGGATCGGCTTTTCATTTGGAATATTTCTTTGTACTGGCTTTTCTATCTGCGGATTTTCTCTAGAACATACAAAGTATATTGTATGTGAGTTTATAAATGATACGTATATTTTTTGTAGAAAGCCCTTGGAGTTTATCTGGGGATAAAGAATGATAGAAAATTGAATGTTTTACTTATAGATTAGTTTCTTTATAAAATGGATCTTATTTCTTTTGAAGATTTGGTAGTGCAACCTTACAATAGCTACTTCAGTCTTGAAAAGGAATTACATGAAGTAAAAAGTCAGTTATCTTTGATGGAAAAGCGATTAAAATACTTAGAGGATAAGAAACCCAAAAAGAAAAGACATGTTAAACAAGAAGATACAGATGTAAAACAAGAAATAGAGAAAAAGATACAAAATGATTCTGATAGAAATCAACGGTTAATAAATAGAAATGAACTTCGTAAGAAAAATGAAGAACTTCAATTAAAAAGGAAAGAAGAATGGGAAAAATGGGATAAAGAAAGAGAATATGAAAATAAACTTCGTAAGAAAATTCATGAAGACGAAGAGTCCGATGAAGATTCAGATGAGGAAATAGAACCCGAGTGTAAAAATGTTGAGTCACCATCATTACCTAGTATTACTATACAATCTAGTAGGCTTATTATCGGAGATAAAAATTATTATGAACCATTTGAAAATAATATTCATATTATTCAACAATATAAAACTATAGATCGGTTGACAATACATTTACACAATGATATGAAATGTTATGATTTATTAAGAATAATTACAGAAACTAAAATACTTAGACTGATTATTTATTCATATCCTAAATTAGAATCTCTAATAACATTGTTAATGATACGTAATATTAAGGTTTCCTTTTTGCAAATAGAAAATAATATTAATAAATTTACAATAGGAAAACTACGTTGGTACTGCTACAAGAATAATATACAATTGAAAGTTATTGTTTCAACCCCGCAAACAAGAATACCAGTTTTGTCTCTCTATAAAATAGTTTAGATGTCATTGATTTTTAATTCTTATGACAAGATAAAATGGATCATGAAACAAAAAAGGTAGAAGAAATAATTAAGATTCTAAATTCAATAAATAAAACAATTGACCAAATAATGAATTCAACCAATACAACAATAGAATTAGAATACTTATTTCCAGATAAGGAATGGCCTACTTTAGAAGAATATGTAAAAGATAAAGATGTTTAACACCATAATAAGGTACAAATAATAATAATTTATCATAAAAAGACAAAATAAGATTACCGGAAAGTCCGGAGAGAAATCCGAGGACTTTTTGAAAAAGTTTTTGGCCCGCCTCCAAAAGAAAAAAATTTTTTTTTCGGCCCACCCTCTCCCGCACTTTTATACTTTTGAGTTAGTCTATACTTTAGTATAAATGGTGTCATAAAATATACAAAAGTATAAATGTTTTGTGTATGTAAAAGATTCAAGAAATACTATTTATACTTTTGTATAAAAATAAAATATTACTAAATAGTATAAAAATGGATTTTTTCTGTGAATGTTGTAATTACAGAACCTTTGTCAAAGCCAATTTTAATAAACATATGCAATCTATCAAACACCTAAAAGTTAGTCAAAAGTTAGGCGAAGTTAGGCAAAAGTTAGGCGAAGTTAGTCAAAAGTTAGGCGATTCTTTAAAATGCAAGTACTGTGAAAAAGTATACAAACATAAATCTTCCTTATCTAAACATATTAAGTATCTTTGTACAAAAAATAAAACCGAGGATTTAACGGAGTTAGTCCGTTTATTAAATTTAAGATTAGAACAACAAGAACATAAAATAGAAACTCAGACAAACCAAATAGAAAGTCAATTCAAAAAGATTGAGACACAGTCTAAGCAAATTGACAAGTTAATGGGTAAATTAGAAATAAATGGTTCCTTTAACACAACAAACATACAAAATATTACTTTACTTTCCTATAGAGATACCGATACAAGCCACTTGACAGATCATGATTATAAAAGTTGTATTAAGAAAGTAAACTATTGTGTAAAACATATGATAGAAAAGATACACTTTAACCCATGTAAGCCAGAGAATATGAATATTTATATATCCAATATCAAAGATAAATATATTATGGTGTATGACGGACACAACTGGAACCTAGCCAACAAGAAAGAGGAACTGGAAAGACTGTATGAAGAGAAGGAGATGATGCTGGAAGAATGGCTTGAGACAAATCCAGAGAAAGAGTTAAAAGAAAAGTTTATGAAGTATTTGAATAATAAAGAAAGTGATGAATGTTTGAATCGGATCAAAGAGGACATCAAGCTGATGCTTTATAATAAAAAGATGATTGAATGTTAATTAGAGACAAGCAATTAGTATAATAAAATGTCTCAGTTAATGGAAGTAAATCGGGTAGAACAGATGAAGAAGGTTCAAAGCGAAGCTCTTGAGCTGTTTACTAGAAAAAATTCAGACTATGGAGATGCCTTTGCAAAGTACGGAGTCATTGGCGTACTCATGAGAATGGAAGATAAACTACAAAGGTCTTTATCTATTACAAAGAACGGGATTCATCTAGTAAAAGAAGAAGGATTCCGAGACACGCTTATTGATTTGCACAATTATTCGGCCATGGCTCTAATGTTGTTAGATGAAGTAGAATAAAGAATTTATAACAGTATATATAATGTATCTTAGTATTGATGTGGGTATCAAAAACTTGGCATACATTGTGTATGATGGCGAAAAAGTGGTTGACTGGAAGGTCGTTGAAATATGCGATCCTAAGATGAATGCAAACCACTTGACGATGGTAGATTTAGGCAAGGGTCTCTTTGCAGCACTTGAGACAATTGATAAGATAGATTTGATTTTAATTGAGAATCAAATCGGTCAAAATGCAATTAGAATGAAGTCTCTACAGGGAATGATTACCATGTACTTTATATCAAAAGGAAAGACTAACATTCACTATTGGAATGCAGGAAATAAACTGAAACGATTTTTAAAAAAAAAGACTACCTATACAGAGAGAAAGAAGATTGGAATCAAGATAACAAATTATTTATTGGAAGAACACTTTCCCGAACAAATCACTTATTTCAAGGGCCATAAAAAGAAGGATGACCTGGCTGACTGCTTCTTACAGCTATTTGATTATTTAGGAAAGAATGAAAAAATAAAGGATGATTTTTTTATTAAAACAATCAATTTATATAATGCGATAGATTTAAAGTTATAGTATATATTTTTATTCATATATGGAAGAGATTACTCTAGAAACATACGATTTAAAGCCATCGTCCGACTTTGGTGGAGGAATTGAATTCCTTATGAATGATAAACAAGGACAACCTAAAAAGGATCCGTCCCTCTCTCTAGAAGAAGAATTGAAAGAGTTTGATTTTTTAGGCAAAGATTCAAAGCCTGTTCAAATGTCTTTTGAGAGAGAACCCATTTCTATTGGCCGAGACACAGCGTCCATGGATACCTTTAAACAGTCGTCGGATGGTTACAGACATATTAATGAAATCAATGTTGAATCTGAAATTAAGAATGTAGAAGTAAAAACAAAAGAGGAATTGTTAAAGGAAAAGTTTCAGATGTTACGGAAACTAGAAACCCTAGAAGCAAAGGGTGTATCCTTGTCAAAGCAATATACGATGGAATCGTCTTTAGATGAGATGAAGGGCGAGTACGAGCATCATTATTCCGAGAGAGAGCGCAAAAATAGTGTCCAGTTTCAAGGCAAAATTTTAAATACTCTTATCACGGGTATAGAATTTTTAAATAGTAAGTTTGATCCTTTTGACATAAAGTTGGATGGTTTAGCAGAACAAATCAATGAAAATATAGATGAATACGATGAGATTTTTAGCGAACTTGCAGAAAAGTATAGGAGCAAGGCGAAAATGGCGCCGGAGTTAAAGCTACTTTTCCAAGTAACTTCTTCCGCCATCATGGTTCACATGACAAACACCATGTTCAAGTCTTCTGTTCCTGGGATGGATGACATCATGAGACAAAACCCCGACCTAATGAAACAATTCACAACGGCTGCAGTCAAGTCTATGGAAAAAACGACGCCCGGAGTAAGCAACTTTATGAATGAGTTTACAAGCCATCCTACCCCAAAACAAATGCCGGTCCCGCCCAGAAGACCCGAAATGAACGGTCCTGAAAATATCAATAGTATTTTAACCGGTTTGAAAAAGAATATCAATATTGATAAAAATGATAGTATTATAAGTGCAGACGAGATAGAGCAACTAAGTTCTTCGGGTATTTCTACGCGAAAAGGACGGAGAAGAAATGATAAGAATCTAAGTGCAAACTCAATATCAATTGCAATCTAAAATAATATAAATATTAAGTATTTTAGATTATAATGAGTAAGATAACGGTTTTAAATGATAAGTTGTCTAATCTGGATAAAACATTGGAAGGTCTTGAAAAGATACGAAGGGAAAAAGAAAATGCGATTATGACGATTCAACAAAAGATCATGGAATTAAACACCATTCTTGAAAAAGAAAAAGGAACATTGGAAGATTCAATTAAAAAAATTAATTCTATCACAGAACTGAAAAAGGAGTCAGAGTCCTATTACAAACAAATAGAACAGGGTGTAGATACTTTATTAAATATTTTAGATTCTTCTACGATTTGAAACCCTTCTATTTCTATTTCTCTTTCTAGTACGTTTCTTACTACCACCTTTAAGCATTTTTAAAGGATTGTATACAGCAAAAGGATTGAATAATTCATATACTTCTCTTTTTATTGTTTGTCTCAGACGCTTACAATCAGAAGCCTTCTTTAAATTTTTAACATCTACATTATCCTTTGTAATATCCAAGATAACAATGGCTCTAACTTCATTTTTTTGTATTTTTTCCTTTACAAACTCGCAGTTTTTTAACGTGTGTAAATTACAATACTTTAACTCGGGTTCGTTGCTTTTGCTAAAGATCTTATTATTAAAATGATCCGTAATTTTTTTAACAACATTACCTCCAAATTTAACCTGAGTCTTATCTATTTCAAATTTTCCCTCTGAAAGTTTATCAATTGGAATATAATTATAAGAAACAATTTTATAATTTTTTCTTATATCCGTTTTGGTTTCCTTTGCACGAACACCGCCTCCAAAATAGATTAATTCGTTTGGTTGAAAGAGTATCTCCATAAGTTCCTTTTTGCATTTTTCTTTAAAGGCATCTTCTGAAATACCAAAGATAGTTTTTTTATAAATATGGGTTTTAAAAAGATTCGTATAAATATAGGACGTGTATTCCAATAGTTGTGTTCTATCCACATTCATTTTAAGAAATTCAAATGCTAATCTAGTGTTTGCATTATAGGTGCCTTTTGATTTTAAGAAATCTATTAACGATTTTTTATCAAAAAGAGTATCTTCATATATATTAATTTTTGTTTCGGCGGATAGAGCGCCATCCAAATCATTGAACTTAAACCATCTATATTTTTCATAAATATGTAGGTCTTTATAAAAAGATAAATACCCTTTGGCCTTTGTCTTACCTACGGTCATGACTTCTATGGTTCCATTTCTAAACTTGATATCCAACTGTATTTTAACGTACTTTTCTTCTGAGACAACTTCATCATCGTCTTCATCCTCTTTATCAACCAACTTAAACTCTTCAGTACCTTTACAAAATTCCTTTGTGTTAAGATTATGCATTTGAAACGTAAATCTTGATTTAAACCCAGGAACTGCGTTTAAAAACCCAATATATTCATTGCAATTATCAAGGCCCATTGATTTTAACTTTTTATCAAATGACGCTACTGACTCTACCGGTAAATTACTTAACTTGTATAAATATTCGTTTCCCGGTTTAATTTCATTGTAATTTATTTCTTTGTCCAAATTGACTCTATAAAAGATACGAAGAAAGGAGGCTTGTTCGTCAGAAGTTAATAGAGACACATACTTTTTATCCACTACCTTTTTATAGGCCTCATTTACTTGGGTAATTAATTCCGTTATTCGTTGCTCAAAATCTCTATCAACCGTTATACCTTTTTGAGTGTCAGGTTTGACAATCTTTTTCAATTCCGTCTTGAAATAACTAACCGTAACCCCTTTTACAGACTCTTGTTTTACACTAGCCCTTGTAATAGATTGCCTACCTATAGAACTTCTATCTGTAAATTCTTTAATTTTAGCATTTAAAACGTCCCTCTTTTCCTTTTTCAGTTCTTTATTATACATGGAAGTAAAAAAGGAGTTCTCCTTGTCGTTATTTAATATGATCACGATGTTTGTATAGGTCTTTGGTTTTGAACTTGATTCCCTTCTTTGAGCTTCTTCTATATTTTGTTTATCAATAATGCCTTGCTTTATTTGTACCATTGCAAGTTCAATCTTTTCTGAAAACTCTTCCTTTGTTTCAGTATAATCTGAAAATACCGGTATAAATGCAAAATAATCCCTATAATTATCTTTAACCTTAATCATAGTTTTGTCCGCACCAGTAGTTTCTTCAATAAGCGGGGTTTTATTAAAATAAAAATCGCCTGTAGGATCGCTATCCAAGGTTGGAAATAAAAAAAGCGGTCTTTTACCTTCAAGTAAATATTTTTTTAATAGATTGTTATAAGTATTTTCAAATAACTTTTCAAATAAAAATTTGATGACACGCTCGTCATTTGTTTTAGGCGCACTTAAATTACTTGAAATATCCGTACTTAAATAGGCCTTCTTATAATTGTTATAACAAGTCTCTTTATCTGAACATGATTCAAGAGGTATGGTACGTTTATCTTTGTTTTTTTCAGCTCCATCATGTTTAATAAAGTCAGTAAAATCAATCTCCATTTTTTCGGAATAATAAGAGGTAATAAACCTATCTACAACTATCGTCATTATATTATACGGTTTAAATAAAATTTTCTTTATATAACACTTGATCTATATCATCCTTTTCTTCTCTTTCACTTTTATTTTTTCGTGCTTGTTTTAGTACATTTATAGCATCATTCACCTCTTTTTGAGTCACCACTTCTCCGCCTGCAATATTCTGTATTTCTTTATATTTATCAGGTATAATACAGTATTTACTATTTTCATTGAAGATGTAGTCTACTAACAAAATAAAGATGGCAGTAAGAACGAGCGAAATAAAAATATCACGAGTTCCTATCCATAAAATAGAAAAAATAACAAGTTGTCTACCAAGCGAATATTTAACATAGTTTTCCTGGGTTTTACTAAGGTCTATCATGACGTATTTTGAACCAATATTCATGGTTAACATAATAATTCCCGCAAAGTATTTATTATCATTTAGAACATTTACGATATCAACAAAACTTTTAAACTTTTTGGACTTTTTTTGTTTAGACATATTATAGTTCAATTATAAAAAAAATATATTTGATTCTAATAAAGCGATGTCACTCGCATTATTTGCTTCACCCATTGATTACAAAGAGGATGGAATTGATCAAAAGATAAAGAACAAACTGAACCGCGATATGTTACAAAATAGTTTGCCTACTTCTAAACACGAGAATTATAATAAAATACAAGAGGTAGATAAAAGGAACCCATTAAAGAACGATTTTTCAAATAAATACGGAGATACAAGTATTTTAGAGATTCATAAAAATTTAAAGGAAGATAATGATACAGAACTATCCAATTTTTATAAATCCGAGATGAATAATGTAGTTTTGCCTGAAATCAAAACAAACCAGTACATGCTGATGGATGATAATAATGTTGAAAAATATAAAGCCGGAACGAATGATGAGCTTTTAAGCAAACTAGACCGTATGATGGAAATGTTTGAAGAACAAAAGGAAATTAAAACTACTCAAAAGAATGAAGAAATTGTTCTCTATAGTTTTTTAGGAGTTTTTACGATCTATATTTTAGACACATTTGTTTCTATAGGCAAATATACGCGATAAGTTAGATTGATTTCTTTTGCATGATAAGTACCGTAAAAGGAATGGACATTTTTAATGTTTCTTTTACATGTAGACCATATGGTTTGCATTTAGAAATAATGGTTTCTTCGGTGTAATCGTATAAGGTCTGAATATTTTTCCTGGTTTTGTAATTTGAATCTGTTATCTTTTCAATAAGACTATGGTTTGATATTTCAATTGAATAATTATATTTGCTTGAAAAACACGGAGATGGATTATGGTTTACCATTTTATAAAGAGGTAACGTATTTATGTCTGCAACACAAATGATAAATATGCCTGTATGTACAAGCCAATCCGAGACATTATTAAATAACTGATTAATATCTTTAATGGTATGAATGGTTAATAAGGGACAAAATACATGAGTAAATTTATTATCTTTAAAGGTATTCTTTTTTAAAACGGAACTCAATAGATAGTTATTTGTAGGATATTTGAATTTAGACATTTGTATCATAGATTTGGAATTATCAACGCCTATAGCGGGTGTTATTCCAGATAACATTTCAACGAAATGACCATTTCGGGATTTTATGCATAAGACAAGGCTATCTTGACAAAGATAATGTTTAGTCATTTTTATTAATTCTTCGTAGTAAGGAATCGTAACTATCATATCGTCATAATGATACGTATAAAAATTATCATAGATATTATCATCTAAATAAACCTTGTCAGTCATGATATATTGTGTATTTGTTGTAAATCCCTCTTTATTACTTAATAATAAATATACCGCAAGTAGAAATATTAATACATATAATATCATTTGTATAATATAGTATTTTTTTTTGTGAATAAGAGATATAATGGAAATAGAGGATTCGCGAAGAAATTTCAAAACAATTACAATTTCAAATTATAAAAAGACAAATGTGATAAAAGAGCTTGAAAAAAGCATATACTATCATAAAACCGAGGAGGCTTTCTTTTGGACAGGCCAGCTCTTATGTAGCGGTTTTATCATAGAACTATGGAACCTATATATATATTTTATTTGCAAGTATATTCATGTAAATAATCCCAAAATACCCCTTTATCTGTACAAAAAGTTTTCAGAATTTAAAGAATTGGCAAATAATAGTTCGGATGACTTTGAATTAAGAAACATAGATGAAATACGGGTTATCTTATTTAGTATTACTCAGATTTTATCGGAATGCAAAAAGGATACGACACTTGATACGATGAAGTTTGTTTTTAACTTTGAAGAAGTATTTCAAAATTTAAAGGCGCCTAACGTGGAATATATCAAACCCTATTTCAAGGACGGAGATCCAAAGGAGTTATTCATTTCATTAAACGAGTTTGTCTATCATTTAGTTGAGACAAAAAGTAAAATAGATATACTTTATTGGGTTGACTGGATTATTGGTTATGACGAGATGCTCCAAAAAAAGAAAAAGCCAATCTTCTGCGAATCCAGGGACTTTATTAAATCAAAACATTTGAATATTATTTGGATCTTGTTTGAAATCTTTTTTTCTTTTAAAGAGCCTGTCATTTTAACGAAAGTAATTGAATCGTTGTTTGAATTGTTTACTATAAAATATACTCCACAATCCAATAAAAAAAAGAAATATATTTTAAATTATTGCGTTATGCTTATCATAACAGATAACATAGACTTTAATAAACCCATCATAGAAAATACCGGAGTTTTTACACATTTAAAGGATAATATAGATCTTATATTTAGTCAGATTAAGAAATCAGAAGTAATTGAATAAATTATTTGTATAGTATAATTATGGCAAAGAATGTACTAAGAAGACAATTTTCAAACATGTATGGAAAAGACAAGCCTTTTCAAGAAAATTCTAACGTGAAGTTGTCTAATGCCTCCAACTTCACGGAGTCAAACAATCAAATGAAACGAGTGATAAAAAACGAATTCAAAAATGTCTACGGTGAAAATACAAACGCTAACGCAGAGAAAACTATGTTTCCTGAGATTAAACCTTCAAATATAACTGTTAGCGCAATTATATTTTTAACCGTGTTGATAATACTTGCCTCAATATTATATTATTATCGTAATAACATATTTGACTTCTTTAAAAAAGCAACTGTTATGAATACAACAGACGCAGTGTCTCAACTTGAAAGCAAGTATGACAGTCTATTTGATACTGTAAATAAATATATAGAAAAGGACGAAAAGGAAATGTCTGAAATAAAATCAAAACTCCAAGTAGACCAAATAGGTAGTATTGAAAAAGACGAGAAAAAGGAAAAGGAAACAAAGGCACAAATAGATTCAGGTGGCGTAGGTACTTTAACCTCAAAATTAGAAAAGAAATATAAAAATAATCAAATTGTCAAAGGAAATGGTTATTGTTATATAGGATTTGATAATCACATGCGAGAGTGTACGGATGTTTATGAAGGAGACATATGTATGAGTGGACAAATTTTTCCTACGCTAGATATATGTGTTAATCCTGAGTTTAGGCCATAGGTCTTACCTTTGGTTTAGGCCATAGGTCTTAAAGATAGTTTTTGAATTGAACTAGAGGAGACAAATAATAGCCAGCAAAATTCGGATCTCTAATCCCCGAATTGGAAGGCGGTGTTAATACGGTAGTGTTACAGGTTAAGTTTGAATTTTCCAAAGCAATTTGACGCAATTTTGCCGAACTATATGTTTTACGAGCCTGGTTACTTACTACGCTTGAAAATTCGTTTGTTTTAAACCCTGCATTATTAACTCCTCTATATTTTAAGTATTCAGCCTTTCTACGCATCTTAAAATCATCGTAAGTGCTAAACAAAAGAGCATTAGAGTCAAATTTTAAATTTCCTCCATATCCATTTGTTCTACCGTTTAGCGTAGTAATAGGAATAATTGGATTATATTTATTAGAACCAATGGTTCTTAATTGAATTAATCCTAAATAAGGGTAATTCACGGTACTATTTCGGGGATCAATCTTATCTGCATCATAACAAGCATTTGTAGTACTGGAAACCTCAATGATAGTTTTATTCATATTCTCAACTGGTGTTGGAACAACCGTTATATTTTGAGTTACAACATCCGTTATGGTAGATGATTTTGTAATAGTTAATTCAACTTCCGGTCTATGTATAACGCCGGATATATCTATAATTTCTGTTGTAGTGTAAGTTGTATTTCCTACTTTAATTACTGTTACGGTTGTATTACCATTTGTAGTTATAGTTGTATTACTCATTATAATATATTTTATTAAATTTTATCAATCTTTTTAGGTGGTTCAACTACCTCTAACTTATATAGTTCATTTATAACTGTGCATTCATGGTCCTCTGGTGCGTTATGTTTTATACAAAAAGACTGATTACATTTGCACGTAATCAAAATAATGTTACGTTTCTTACAAAAAAAACAAATCATTAAATATCATTTAGTTTATTTATTAAATCATTTACGCCATGATCAGTTGTACCCGTAATAATTGTATCCCCCTCAAACAGTTCCTTTTCAATCTCTTCTAAGGTTGCATTTACTCCGAGATTTTTCTCTTGGGTATTCATATTTTTAATAGAGACCAACTCGCCCTTCTCATTAATGGTTTGGGTAAGTTTGTTGTTAGTCTCTTGAGCCTTTTCCATATTTTCTTTAATTGCCTTTACCTTGGCTTCTTTTACCCTTTTATCAAACTGAAGTTTGGCATTGTCCTCGTTCTTCTTTTTCTCGTGCATCAATTCGTTCAGTTCCTTTTCAAGATACTGAACGTTTCCTGTTTTGTATGCCTCGGGGTGAAAGGGGATCCATAATCCAACGGGTCCCACATAGACATCATGATTCGGGTCTGCCTCGCGAATCATCTTGCACCTTAATTCGGCCTCTTGTTGGGTAGGAAATACTCCGCGAATCTTCAACCCTCTTACGGAAGTCTGCATGGAATGCTCATCCATGTATTTTTCCTCCAGTTGATTTTCTCTAATATCAACAAACGTTTTATAGTCTGCCTCTACACTTGTACTCAACGTCTCTTTTTCGGTTGAGACAAAATTCTTGAACTCGTCGTTCAATTCATCTGGTTTGATATTGTATTTATACGAGACATAATTTACAAATTGGGAGAACTTCTCCATTGACTTATTGAAATCATATTGTTTTACAAATTCTTCAAAGAAGAATCTTGATTTGTTCTTGATTTCATTTTCAGGCGAAATAAAAGACATACATACAAACTTTTGTTCTGCAATAGGCTTATCTTCGTCTAATAAATCAACCATCTTTGAAAAGCCTGCCATTATAAATAATAGATTACTTAATATTTATATTTTTTTCTTATTAATATATAATGAATTTTAGTTTGCAAGAAGTTACAAAAAGAGTTATAAAGTATTTAGTAGAAGGTTTAATGGTTGCGATTGCCTGTTTCGCCATACCCAAAAAATCATTAGATATTGAAGAAATTGCTCTTTTAGCATTAGTCGCGGCGGCCACGTTTAGTATTTTAGATACGTATATTCCTAGCATGGGAGAAAGCGCGAGAACCGGCGCCGGTTTTGGTATAGGCGCGAATCTTGTACATTTCCCAGGCGGATTTTAAATGGTGGGTATATAATCCCAATTTAAATCATTGCATATTTTTTTCCAAATCTCGTCTTGTTCTACCTTCTTTTGGTCTTTTAACATAGGATAAAATTCCAAATATTGATTCTCTCCGAGAAGTTCGCATAATTTATAAAGTGTATAATAATAATTCAAAAAATTAACTCTTGAATTTGGACAGTATTTTGCATAAGGGATCTGAATGTCCATAAACAAATTACATAGGGTATCTTCCAATTTAGGACTCATGACAGGTGGTTTTATACCAAGTTTGTCTTTTATAAATGGAATATGTTCATAATATTTATTGTATTTTAATTTTTTGAGTATTTCCTTCATCTTTTTATTGGTTAATTGCGATAGTTGTATACGCTCCTTTTTCACTTGGCTACTAATCTGTTCTATGATTTCCTTTGGAATATCGGTAGACTCTTTGGCTTGAAACTGAGACAAAATTTCTCTGAAATGATTAATTCGTTTATACGCATAAAATGAAACCTCTTTAGGAGGCTCCTTATAGGTTGGCTTATCATTGTCTACCAAATATTTATGATTTGTAAAACAATGATTACATACAATAATACCCTCATGATTTACCTTTATTAATTCTCCGATATTACAATTCTCGCATATAGACTTATTGTACGAATAATTATTTAAATTTACAATTTCAAAGTTATTTTTTTCCATGTATTCATTGATACAGTGATTTATATTTTCAGTCTTTACCACGTCATCTTTTAATTTAAAAAAATTACTTATCTTCTTTTTTGGGTTTATGTTTTTATCAATGTCCTGTTTTGATTCAAAGTATTCAAATAAATATTTAGAGTTTTCCAAATAGTATTTATTTTTCTCTTCTTTAAGAAGTCTTATTTTATTTTTTAAATTAATAATTTGCTGATTGATCTCATCTTTATTTTCGGGATTTCTTTTATTTTCAAGTTCTTCTATTTTTACATTTAATTTAGGAATAATTATATCAACCGTATTATGAAAATGTTTAAGTTTTTTAGTATAAAGGTTGTCTATCGTATCATCTCCTTTTATATTCATTATAGATTTATAAGAAATGATTTTATTTGTTTTTATTTTAATTAAGTAAATTCCAAATTTTTTTTCTTTTATTAATGTATAAAATGGGAGGTGGTCTGATGCAGTTAGTAGCTTATGGCGCACAAGATGTATATCTTACTGGAAATCCCCAGATTACTTACTGGAAGGTTACTTACCGCCGACACACAAACTTCGCGATGGAGTCCATTGAGCAGACTTTCAATGGCCAGAGCGACTTTGGACGCAGAGTAACCTGCACGATCTCCAGAAATGGTGATCTTGCCTACCGCACTTACCTCCAGGTAACTCTTCCTGAGATCAACCAGACCATGGGCGGTACTAACGGTATCCTCTATGCCAGATGGTTGGATTTCCCTGGCCATCAGCTCATTGATGGTGTTGAGGTAGAGATTGGTGGTCAGCGCATTGACAAGCAGTACGGTGACTGGATGCACATCTGGTCGCAGCTTACCATGGACAAGAATCAGGAGCGTGGCTACAACAAGATGGTCGGCCAGACCACCCAGCTCACTTTCTTGACTGATCCTAAGTTCGCGAACGTTGATGGTCCATGCGATTCCAGCGCACCTAGACAGGTATGCGCTCCTCGTAACGCTCTTCCTGAGACCACCCTCTACATTCCTCTTCAGTTCTGGTTCTGCAACAATCCTGGCCTTGCTCTTCCTCTTATTGCTCTCCAGTACCACGAGGTAAAGATCAACATTGAGCTTCGCGCGATTGATGAGTGCCTCTGGGCTGTAAAGGACACTCTTGCGACAGGCACTGGCGACCAGAAGGCATCCACCGCCTACGCCCAGTCCCTTGTCTCTGCCTCCTTGTACGTAGACTACATCTACCTTGACACGGACGAGCGCAGACGTATGGCACAAAACCCGCATGAGTACCTCATTGAGCAGCTCCAGTTCACTGGTGCTGAGTCGGTTGGTTCCTCGTCCAACAAGATTCGCCTTAACTTCAACCACCCGTGCAAGGAGCTTGTCTGGGTTGTACAGCCTGATGCGAACGTGGACTACTGCTCGTCCCTTGCGGCCGGCAATGTTCTCTTCAAGGCTCTTGGTGCTCAGCCATTCAACTACACTGATGCTATTGATGCTCTTCCTAACACCATCAAGGCGTTCGGCAGTGATGCCTCCACTGCGACCGTCATCAACGGTAGTGGTCTTTTTGAGAATGCGGGAGCTGATGGCCTCAGCTTCGGTGCTGCTGGCGCCACTGGTCTTGACGGCGGCTCTGCGTTTGCTTGGGAGGGCGCAGGCACTGCTGAGTCCGGTGTTTCGGATGCAGGCACCTTCGTTCTTGCTGAGACCTCCCTCAACATGCACTGCTGGGGTGAGAACCCAGTGGTCACTGCCAAGCTCCAGCTTAACGGCCAGGATCGCTTCTCTGAGCGCGAGGGAACCTACTTTGACCAGGTCCAGCCTTGGCAGCACCACACCCGCGCTCCTGATACTGGTATCAACGTGTACTCGTTCGCTCTCCAGCCTGAGCAGCACCAGCCTTCGGGAACCTGCAACTTCTCCAGAATTGATAACGCGACTCTTCAGCTTGTTCTTTCTAATGCTACGGTCTCCGGTGTCAACACTGCTAAGGTCCGTGTGTATGCACGAAATTACAACGTCCTGCGAATTATGTCAGGAATGGGCGGCCTTGCCTATTCAAATTGATGAAATACTTATGCGATTTTGTTACCTAAACCATAGCGAAAAATAAAAATATGTTTCTTACCTAAATTTTTATAAAATAAGATATTAAATTATTTTATTTTATCTTCTTCCTGTTTTCTACAATCTCTTTTACTCTCATTTTTTTATATTCTTCGTCGCTACACCTTTTAAGAAGTTCTTCACGTTGTTTTTCTTTTCGTATTTTAGTACCTTCTTGTATTTCTTCCTTAGTCTTCTTATTACTTTTTACCATTTTATGTTTTTCTTCATTTGTAATATCTTGAACATCTTTATCCTTATTATTCTCATAAATTAGTTTAAATTTATCTATTAAATCCTTATAAATATAATCTCTCTTAATAAAATTGCAATTACCGCAACAACTTTTTACATTATCTTCAGTATACCCTTTGTCATTATCAAAACGGTCAAGACCATTTTTATGAAGGTCGTCTGGCTTTTTACCACATAAATAACAAGGCTTATTTTTTTCTGTAATAAAATATTCTTTATCAATATTAAATTCATAACCTCTATTATTCGCACCTCTTATATAATCTGAATAAGTTGACCCTTTAAAATTAGCAAACGCATCTGGAAATAAAGAACCTTCCACAATCTTCAAATATGATAAAATATGTTCTACGCGCTGTATAAATACATTATGTCCTGTTGTTCCTTTCATCATATTGCACATTTCACAACAACTTCTACAATTATCCAAACTGTATCCAATCGTAGAATCAAGTCTGTCAATACCATTGAATCCCTTGGGTTGAATAATCCCGCAATAATAGCACGGTAAAGATACGATAACAATAAAATCTTCTTTCGTAAAAGGAAAATCATGTCTTCGTGATTCGGCGCTCAACCTATAATTTTTATAATGACAATTTATATTTTCACTGCTTTTCTTATTTATTTCTTTCACCTTTTCAGGATTAGCAACTCGCCAGTTCTTAGATTTTTCCGCTTGTTTTTTAAGATAACCCTCAATGTTTGCTTCAATTAACCTTGCACGAGCATCAATCCAATAAGTTGCAATTTTATCAAAATTATTATTATACCATTCCTTCTTTACTTCAATACGTTCGGGCTTCGCAGCATTTGCCCGAGCTAATTCATTGACATGGTCCTTGTCTCGTTTTTCATCTGCTCGTTTGTTTGCCTCGCGACACTCTAAACAAGTTACCGTATCTCCGCGAATACTTTTAAATTTATCAAAGGTAAGAATTTTAAAGCACGTGTTACATTTTCTGCCTTCATCTGTTACAATAACATCTTTGCGTTTCTCCTTATCTTTTACACGATCCTTCTCCAAACAAATCGCACATCTTGAAAATTTATAACTTGGATCGTTTTGAGTACGACAACCGCGCAAATAATTAGAACAGTGTTTTAGTCCAGCTTCCTGCGTCTGCTCTAGAAATAGGTCCGCTTGATGTTTCCCGCAATATTTATTCTCGCTCTGCTTATACTTGCATCCTTCTTTCACGCACAAAACAATGGTCTCTTTCGCCTTTACGCGCGCCTCTGCTCCGCGTATACGACAGCCTTCACACGTATCGTATTCTCCCATAAAACGCCACAAGAGACATGCAGAACATAACTTCACGGTGGCTTTCATTTCATCCGTATAATCCTCCATATAACTGTGAATCTTACAATAATGCACGATCGCAAAGTTGCGGCAGGGTTTGCTGTTTCGGTCCTTCGTTTGGCATTTCATTTTATAAAGTTGAATAAGGTAAACATTCTATTCAATTTTATAGCGATTAAATTACTTATCTTAATATAATGGCTCTTTGCCTGTTTGGGTTTTATAGAAATGCAGACGATTTTGTAATAAATACAGAGTTTAATGATGTATATATATTTTGTCCAACTATAAAAGCCGAAAATGATACTACCGAAATTACACATGATACATTCAGTAAATTTGGTAATCCAAAGGTTTGTTTATATAACTACAACAAACAAATACACATAGAAAAATCAAATAAATTGAATATACCAAGGTTTAATGAATTCTATCAACAAAGTTACCGTATTTTTTCATTCTTTTACCATATAAAAGGGGTTTTAGAAATGGTACGGCCTATGAACGAAAATGACATCATATTATTGTCTAGAATAGATATTGGTTTAAAAATAAATGGACTAGATTTTGAGGATGATATTATGGTTGGTTGCATGAATATGCATGCGGTAGACGATAAATGGTTTTTGTTTAGATATAAAAATATCCATGTATTTACGTCTCTCTATGATTCTTATGAAACTTATTTAACAACAGAAAGAGACTTGTTACCTAGTACACGCCCGGAAGATGTCTTTTATTATCATTTTAAGAAGTATCATATGAAGATCGGGGTTACAAATAAGATCACGTATGATTTTAACCATGTTTGTTCGGAATTTTGCGGACATAATGGAGAAAATACAAAAACATGACCTATTTAACAAATCTATTTAACAAATCTATTAAAATAACTTGTCAATACTCCTTGTAGCAAGGCAAATAGGCACATGACTACCACTATTTTTATAAAATCTTTTTTAGTGGGTAGTTCCAATCTTGTTTCTTTATTGCTAAATTTACCAATGTTATAGTGAATCATGTTCTCAAACAGATTGACGAATATGTACACGAAAAATGAGATAAATATGATATGGAAACTCGCACCCGAAAGAATATACATTATATACCATTTTTATTTTCTAAACTTGCGGGTTCCATATTTACAATGTTGTCTTTGAGAAAACCCCTTGGGTCTATTACAATTAATTCTTCTTTTGTAACTTGCGCTCCATTTTCTACCCTTTCTAGTCATTAATATAAAATTATATTATATATGTCCTATAAAGGAACGTCGTTAAACTCTACCACAGAAAACTTACAAAGGTCGGTAAAAGTTACCAAAAAGAAGCCACCTCCAAAAACCAAAGGTATATCTTTAAATACAATAGAAGAAACAAAAACAGGAACAAGAACAAAAAAGAAACCGCCTCCAAAAACTAAGAGACTATCTTTAAATACAGAAGAACCACAGTCGCAGTCTAGAACCAAAACAAGAAAAAAGAAGCCACCTCCAAAAACTAAGGGACTATCTTTAAATACAGAACCAGAAGAACCAGATAAATCATTAAGAAACGCATCAAAAAGGGTAGGAAGTTTTATGATAAAACATCGTTCCAAGATCCGTCTTAAGTTTTTAAATACGATATGTTCCGACTCTAATGTATGCATTGCGTTCGGAAAAGAAACTAAAATAATTCGTAAGTTTTTTAATGATTTTGATCTTAATTTAATATCTGAATCACCACAAATGGTTGGAGTTGATTCTGTAAATGGAACGGTTCAATTACTTACCTTTAAAAGGGATGAGTACGTGGCAAACGCCATATTCAAAACCTCAAACAAGGAATCGGCTGATAATTTAGCCTATGAAGCTATTGTAGGCGAATTTATAAATAAACAAAAACTTAGATTTCCATGCTTCTTAGAAACCTATGGACTATATTATAATGGTGAACCCAATAAATCTATCGCTGGATACCAAAAAATAAATATAAATAATATAAGTTTAATAAAATCTTGCGAAGAACCTTTATCCGTTGGAATAATGATAGAAAATATAAAAAAAGGATATACTCTGGATTCAGCTATAATGATACTTAGTAATTCACAATATCGTAAAGAATATGTTCAATTTATGAACAGTCATTTATTATATATTTTATATCAGATTTACGCGCCTTTATCTATATTATCCGAAGTTTTTACTCATTATGATTTACACGCTAATAATGTCATGTTGTATCCAATTCAAGTTGGTAAATATATAGAGTATAACTATCATTATCCTGACCATTGTGTAACCTTTAATTCTGCATATATAGTTAAATTGATTGATTACGGTAGATGTTTCTTTAAAGATGATGCAGGTTATAATCCTCAGGATGCCTATAAAGATTTATGTAGAAGTCAAAGTGCTCTTTGTCGTGATTGCGGAGAAGATAAAGGGTTTGGTTGGTTGGGACCCATGAGGATAGCTTACATTTCTTCACGAAAACGAAATATGTCTCATGATTTAAGATTATTAAAAATATTACAGACCTCTCTTCCCATCTATAATATGGATTTAATAAAACTCATTAATTCTGTGAGATATATAACAAATATTGGAACACCTGAACTAACAAGTGAAAATGATAATAGAATTTTAAATGTGAATGAAGCAAAAAGACACCTAGAAAGGCTTATGGAAAATGATTTTTTTAAAAAAATTAATGTTTACAGTCTTTCTAATAAATTGGGTGTAATGCACATCTATAGTGATGGCCGACCTATGGAATATATATCAGTATAATATAATGTCCGGAAGAACAAGGAAACCTTCAAAAAAAGTATCTTTAAACCCAATTGGAACCTCTTTAAATGCTACAATAGAGCCTTCAAAAAGAACAAAAAAGAAACCGCCTTCAAGAACTAAAAAGGTATCTTTAAATGTCGGATCAATATCTTTGAACGATACAGAAAGCGCCTATAGTGAAACCATGCGTAAAATATCAAATTTTAGAAGAAAAACCGCGTCAAGAAAAGTGGGTAGTTTTATGACAAAACATCGTAGTAAGATACGTCTCTTGTTTTTAAACACAGTATGTACCGACTCAAACGTATGTATTGCATTTGGAAAAGAAACTAAATTAATTCGCGATTTTTTTAATAATTTTGAACTTAGATTGATGTCTAGAGCACCAAGAGTTATTGGTGTGCCATCTGATAATGGTGTGATTAGATTACTTACCTTTGAAAAAGAGGGATACACGGCAAATGCAATCTTTAAAACCTCAAACCATCAAATTTCAGACAATTTAGCCTATGAAGCAATTGTGGGAAGATTTATAAATAAACAAAAGCTTAGATTTCCTTGTTTCTTGGAAACCTACGGCCTATATTATAACAGCCATGTAGATAAAAAAATAACTAGATTCAAAAAAATGGATATAAATAAGGAAAATTTAATAAGATCGTGTAAGTATCCTTTATCTGTCGGTATAATGATAGAAAATATAAAGGACAGTTATACGCTACATTATATTATAAGTTCATATATCAATTCTGATACAAACTATCTTAATTTTATGAACAATCATTTATTATATATCTTATATCAGATTTACGCGCCTTTATCTATGTTATCTGAAGTGTTTACTCATTATGATTTACATGGTAATAATGTGATGTTGTACACGGTTGAAAATAATAAATATATAAGGTATCATTATCATTATCCTGAAAAAACAATATCCTTTAATTCTGCATATATAGTTAAAATCATTGATTACGGTAGATGTTTCTTCAAAGACGATGTCTATAACCCAGAGGATATTTATAAAGATTTATGTGCAAGCGATAGTTGCGTGGCGTGCGGAAAATATAGCGGGTTTGATTGGTTGGGTCCAGACAAACATTATTCTTCTCAGGAACGTAATATGTCTGAGGATTTAAAATTATTAAAGTTTATTACTGAGTATAAACAAACTTATCATAAGGATTTATTAAAACTCATTAATTCTGTTGTATATTTATATGATGACGAAACTCCTGAATTAGTAGGTGAAAATGATAAGAAAATTTTTAATGTAAATGACGCAAGACGACATCTGGAAAAGGTTATGAAAAAGATGTTTTTCAAAAAAAATAATGATTACGACCAGGTTAATAAATTAGGAGAAATGCACATCTATAGTGATGGTAGACCTATGGAATATATATCAGTATAATATAATGTCCGGAAGAACAAGAAAAACAAAGAAAACGCGAAAAACCCTGTCACCTATTAAGGAAGAACTTCATACGATAAAAGAGGAAACCTCTGCGCAACTACGTTCAGCAAATAAATCGGCAGGTTCAGCATCTAGAAGAAAAACGGCATCAAAAAAGGTAGGAAGTTTTATGTCAAAGCATCGGTCCAAGATCCGTGTTAAGTTTTTAAATACGATATGTTCCGACTCTAATGTATGCATTGCGTTCGGAAAGGAAATTAAAGTGATTCGCGAATTTTTTAAAGATTTTAGTTTTGAATTATTTTCTGAAGAACCGGTTGTTGTCGGTACTTCTACAAATGGGACGGTTCAATTACTTACCTTTAAAAGGGACGGGTACGTGGCAAACGCCATATTCAAAACATCAAACATGGAATCCTCGGACAATTTAGCCTATGAAGCGGTCGTCGGTCGGTTTATAAATAGACAAAAGATTAGATTTCCATGTTTCTTGGAAACGTATGGACTCTTTCATAATGGAAATGCCTATAGAATAAGAGAGAGTAAGGAAATAAAACAGTACAAAAAAATAGAAATAAATAAGGAATCTTTAATACGTTCATGCGAAAACTCGTTAGCTGTAGGAATTATGATAGAAAACATAAAGAACAGTAAAACATTAAAGAATACCTTAGCGAATTTAACCTCGCAATATGCGCATTTTATGAACTTTGAATTAATATATATATTGTATCAGATATACGCGCCTTTATCCATGCTGTCAGATGTCTTTACTCATTATGATCTACATACCGATAATGTTATGTTATATGAACCCGTAAAAGGTAAACATATAGAGTATCACTATCATTACCCAGGCCGACATACAATGTTTAATTCAGGTTATCTGGTTAAAATAATTGATTACGGGCGATGCTTCTTTGAAGACGATAAGACAGGATATAACCCACGTGATATTTATAAGGATCTATGTGACGCGAAGGCAGCCGGAAAGGCTTGCTATGATTGCGGTGATAGTGACGGGTATACTTGGTTGGACCCCAATCCATCCTATCATATTTCTTCTCAAAAACGTAATATGTCTCACGATTTAAGATTAATACACATATTAAAAGATTTAAGCCCTACGTACAATGACAATATTTTACATCTTATACAAAACACTTTTTATTCAGAACAATATGGTACACCTGAAATTACGGGTCAAAATGATGTAAGAATTTGTAATGTAAGTGACGCAAAACGACACTTAGAAAAACTTATGAGGTTGACCTATTATCAATTGAATAATGATTATGACCCCTCTCTTAAATTGGGTGAAATGCATATTTATAGTGATGGGAGACCCATGACATATAAGGCGGTATAAAACCGTCGGTAACCTTTAGGTAAACCTTCGGTAACCTTTATGCAAAAAAAATTGAACGCAACTTTATAAGAATAAGTATTTTAACTTTATGCACCATGAACCTATTCATCTTATCCTTAATTCAGCGCGAGATCGCGGAATATATGATGGACAAGCATGTCGCGAAAATATTATTGGAAGCAGTCCAAATGTTATGTTCGGCCAAACGCGTCTTGGACCCAGAAGATAAAATAAACGATAAACTGTATAAGCTTGCTCATAAAAATCATCCTGTTACGATTTGGTGTCGCGCATCCAAAGAGAACTTCATTTGGGTTCTTGATCTAATTGACGAGCTTCATAAAGAATGGAAGTTTCGCTACGGACATCCTGAGACAAAGGTACATAAATCTTATTTGGTTGCTTTAATCCTTCGGGAGAATCTTCCAACTAAGTTTCCAGAGACCGGATTAACAATGTTTGCACTCGCCATGCCTGACGAGTATAAGGGAGAAGATGCGATTGAATCTTATCGTAAGTATTACATGTCGCCAGAAAAACAAAAAATCGCCACGTGGAAGAAAAAGCGCGAGAAACCGCAGTGGTACATTTACAATCTATAGATATAGACAGAACTTGAATGATTCCAAGACATGGGTATGTTAATAATCTCTAAAAACTCAATATTTATATCAGGACGGCTTGAACAACACACAATAGTTCCCTTAGGTAATTCAATGACAAGTTTTTTAAAGATATCATTTTTAGTAGACGGATTGAAGCATAAATTACTGAACCATACAATGACATGATTTGAACTATATTTTTTTAAATCTACATCAAGTATGCTTTTATTAATTAATTCCACTTTATTAAAGTTTACACTTCGCAGATCCGTTTTAAGTTCTACTGCGTCATCGTGTCGTTCTTTTACAAGTTCAACTCCCAATACACTATTTATTTTTGGCTGAGAACCCATATACATACACAACTTACCACGCCCAGAACCTATATCTATAAAACAGTCAATCTTTGAATTAATCTTTTTTACGTGATTATACAATTGTTGCATTCCTTCATATTCCATTTCTCCATAAGTTATTTTATCATTTTGATAAAGAGAACTATCCACGCTGTCGTGTTTGCAAAAAGGATATAACCTTTTTAATAAAGAAATATAAATTCGCCTGGTTACATTTTTATTCATCTTTCTTTGGGTTTTCATTTATAAAGATAGATTATAAAATAGTGTCTAAAATCGCCATTCTCATGTAGACTCCATTTTCAACTTGTTTAAAGTACACGGCGCGTGGGTCTGTATCCACTTCTACCGAAATTTCTTTTAATCTTGGTAAGGGGTGCATTAAAATCATACTTTCTTTTGCTTTATTCATCATGTCTGTATCAATACAATAATCCTCAATAGGTCCAGGATCTTCGTGTCTTTCTTTTTGGATACGAGTCACATAAAGAATATCGGTTACAAGAATCGCTTCTTCTAAGGGAAGTGATTGTCCATAATTAAATTCTTGGGGCATTTCAAGACCTCGCGGGGTTATATAAATAAAATGAATCTTTGGAAAAAGAACTAACAACTGAATAAGAGAATGAACGGTCCTGCTATGTTTTAAATCTCCTAAAAAGGTTACAGTGATAGGAGGTCTTGTCTCGGAAAATAAATCAATGCCTCTATGATAAAGTTCTTCGTAGATGGTAAATATATCTAGGAGAGCTTGCGTAGGATGCTCGCCATTTCCGTCGCCTGCATTGATGATAGGTATTTTTGAAACTTTTGCAGCCCTTTCTGAGGAGCCCTTTTCGGGATGTCTTAAAACAATTGCGTCTCCATAATAATTGATTGTTTTAATTGTATCTTCAAGAGATTCACCTTTTTCAACACTAGAATATTTATCTGTAATGGAAATTACGCTACATCCCATTTTTATTGCAGCAGCCTGGAAAGAGCACGAGGTGCGTGTAGAAGGTTCGTAAAATAAATTAATTATGGTTTTATTCAATAATCTATCCGGACCATTTCTTTTAAATCTTCCCGCCTTTTGAATATAATGAATTACTTGTTCGCGTGTAAATAGTAATACACTGACTATATTCATTATATTTTATTGAAATTTATTTTTATATTTATATTTACTTTTTACTTTTTAAATGTATGGATCTTTTGAAGATCCACCAGAAAAGGATAAAGAACCTATATAAGGACTAATTATTTGGAATAATGGCGCCATTAAATTCGTCAATATGAGTATAGGCATCCTCTATGGTATAGACAAACCTAAGTGGCTTTTTTGTGTTATAAAACCTCTTTACAATACTAAATAAAAATCCTAAAATAGAATTTTCAGTAGTATAAATGGAGGTTGCAACAAGATACTCTTCAAATAATGCACTAAAACTTTCAAGCATTTTAACAAACTCTTGTAGATTAGATATACTTAGCATTCCAAGTTTTCTAACATCCATAATAAAGGCAAACTTGACCTTTTCCTGCTTTCTTATTTCCAAGTTTTCACGCATCTCTTCAAGAGTAAAAATAAACTGTAATGGAGTTGGCAATGAGTCTTCAACCGTAATCATATAAATAAAAACACCGTTATGAACGGAATTGGTTGAAGTTATAAAAGGGGTCACACTCATTTAAAAAAAATATATTTAATATTTAAGTTATTTTATTACATAAACAATTTATTCATATTATCAGATTCCAATGTATTTCCTTTCATGAAAAGTCGCGGAATTAATTCGTTCTCTCGGAATCTAAAAGTGAATGTCTTATTTTGTTCCTTCCTACCGACACGTCCGATCGCCTGAATGATTTTCTCACGCGTCATTTTCAGTAAATCCTCTGCAATATACGCGTGGCTGAACTGATAGTTTGTACCGTAGATGTAGTCGCTCCCCGCAATAATAACTCCCAGTTTTTTTTGTTCGGAGAGTTCTTTCATGATATCATTATAATCTCCAGAGTTCGGGTTAAATATTCCGACTCCCAATAAGATGAGAATCTTGTAATTCATATCCACTTCCAATTTCATTATTTTTTTAACATACGAATCGTCTACGTCGCTAATAAACGGACAAATCTTATCGTATTCCATATCCGTAGTCCATTTTGAAAAGTGTTCGCGAGTATTCGGAATATAGACATGATTGAACTGAATCTTTTTGATAGAACGCTCAAGAGTATCTAATTCGCTGATAAGAGTCTTGGTCGCCGCGTCAAACCGCTGTTCCTTCATTTTATTTTCATTCTCCTCGTCTTTTGCCGTCTTGTCTTCAATGAGTTTTCTTACCTTTGACATTTTCTCTGCAACATCATTATTAAACTGAATCTTCTTTTCAATATCTACCATAGTACTTGCAAGGATTCCGCTGTTGGAAACAAAGTAGTCAATCCAAGTCGCAGGGTTCTCGCACAAATAGATCGTGGGTCCGTGAGTAAGCGTGTGACTAGATTCTGTCACAACCAAGTTTCCAACATTTAATTTTTTATTACGCGTTTTCATAAAACTCTTTACGTTTGTAAACCAATCCGGCAGAAGTTCATTCACTTTATAATAAAACAGCCTTATGCTCTGCGAAGTAATCGTTTTCAGATTAGGAAACTCAAGATGTAGTTCTTTCATGATAAAATCAAACTTGTTGGCGAAGAACATGATAAAGGTTGCGCACTCTTCTAAACTAAGAAACTTCATATGACTTTTTCCGTAATCAGTGATAAATTCATACATTCCACTTGCTTCCGTGAATACGGTATGAGGCATTACAATACCGCCATTACTATCTAACAAGGTAATGTTCGTTGTCTCGTCCAAGCTTTCAAGATAGTGAATGGCTCCGGAATGTTTGGCCTTGTATTTTTCAAATAGCGGCTGAAGTTCCGTTTCGTTGGGAAGAGTGGCGGATGAGAGAATGATCGTAGAAACCTTATTTATCTTCCAAATATGGGCAATGTCGTCATGTAGCAAATGCGTATCGTAATCCATAGAAATGGTTGGCTCGTCCCAGAAGAGAACGATCTTATCCATTTCAAAGAACGATTCCATATACAACATCGCAACCTCGTAGGATTTAATATCGCAAATCATTAATTCAACGTTTCGTCCGTCGCTATGCACCGGTCTCTTTTTCCCAAACTTTTCTGTGAATGTTCGTATAGAGGAGTAGTGCAGACGAACGTCATCCGAAGTTGTACAACCAAAAGAGAACCCGACCTTTACACCCACATTGACCGCGCTCTTAGCTAAACTTAAACCGATATGTCTTGATGCACAGATGAAGATCACTCGGAACTTTTTAGAAATACCAATGGGAGTTAATGTCTTACCGGAACTGGTTGGCGCGCGATAACAAATCAACTTAGGACCCTCTTCATTTATCCTGTGATAGATTTCCTTTTGATGAACGTAAAGACCAAGAGGCTTAAACCGAAAAATATCGTTGTTTTCAATATATTTATGAGTATTTGTAATAAACGTATTTATATTCATGGTAGATTCAAACATAGAAAGGAAGTCAACGACAAAGGATTGAATGATAGAATTCAACGTGTATATAGAAGAAAGGTACTGAACATTATAGTAATATAGTTCGCGAGACTTGGATGATTTTCCGAACTTGGTAATAAGGGTTAGAACAAGAGATTCAATAGATTCGTCGGCGTTTTTATGACCTGACTTGAGACGAATCTTGTCTGCGTTGTTAAGGGGCTTCTTGGGTGTAATATACTCAACCTTTTTATAGTTATATTTTTTTACAAGAGCATCAACCTCCGGTTTAAACATTGTCACATAAATGTGATAATCTTTATCGGGATGGTCCAATTTTAAAATTTGATGTATGGTTGAAAATAAACGGCAATCTATTTCTGTATTATCTATTCCATTATAAATCATTTTTAAAATTTCTATTTCTTTAGCATCAACCGCCTGTTCCATGCTTTCCCATTCGTAGCGAGTCAACTTAGTCTGAGTGAAATCCATTTTGATACATTTAAATACTTACTATTTTTCTAATTCAATTTTTATATTTAGTTATTTGCAAAGGGTCTTTTATTTGGCCATCTGTTTGAAAATTTGAAGAACCGTAAATGTCTTGCAACAAAGCCCATTCAAACAGGCCACCGAAATAAATAGAGACGTTTTTAAAGCCTAATTTTTTCAACTGGTTGTATTTTTTTATTACGGATATATCATAATGGTCTTTTCCATAAATAATAATTTCAACATTTTTATTTTTTTTTAATTGATCGTTCATGATACCTATTTCATACATGGCGTTCAGCGTTCCCTTAATCAAATATTTTTGGTCTTCAGACGATAGAGTATTTAATAAAATAATGGATGTACCAATCTTGCTTTGTAATTCCTCATAATTAATATGTGTGAAATTAGAGTAGACTTGCCCCATTATACTATCTATATTGGTTATTACATTAAACTATACGAATTTAATAACAATATCTATACTTTCCTTTTTGAGACATTTTCCTGCGGAGACGGATAACTCCTCGCGTCTCTTACGGGACGTCTTTATGTTTTCCAAAGAGTCGTTATGCTTTTTATTTTTTGAGACACTATTATTTAAATTCATATCTTGTTCAATGACGCTATAATTTTCTTCAATGTACCTTATAATCTTGTTTTCAATAGCCCATTTAAAAAAGTTAAGTTGGCCTATCGTTGTCTCAATACTGTATTCTTTATTTCCAAATGGCATCTTGATTCGGTCCCATCTACAAAAGGGATCAAAGCGTCGCTTTGAGTACGCCTTTAACTTCAACTTGTAATCGTTATAAACCTTGAATCTAGCACATGATTCGGTGTCATAGGTAGTGACATTCTTTTTCGCATAATTAGTAGAAAACCAATCTACAATTCTGAGAGAGATACGAGACTCTCCATTTATAATTTTTAACATTTTCTCCAAATTGTTTTCTTTGTTGTAAAACTCCGTTAATTTATGGAGTAATAGATCATTTTGCGAATCCATTTTTTATTATTGAACTTATATTTTTAAATACTTTACACTTACTCTTTTATTAAAATTAACTGTTTACCCTTTTTATAATATTCATGATTATCGGTTCTTCTGCCAAGGTTACACCCGAGACATGCAATACATGTATTATCTTTATAATGTCCTATGTTATTATTGAAACGCTCCAAAGACCATTGTTGCTTTTCTCTTTTTTTATTGTACAAAAGTAACATATCCTTTTTGCAATAATAACATTTTAATTCGCATTCCAGTATTTTTTCAATTAGTTCTTCAAAGGTAATGTGTTTTTCCTTATCAAATTTATGTTTTATCTTGTCTTGACCTTTGTAAGAGAGGTATTTCTTTTTTATTTCGCGCAGAACAAGGGGGGTGTTTTCATCCTCAGTTTTTAAAGATTGTAGATGGTCAAAATCCGTATTCAAAATATTTTTTTTATTATTATCAGAGATTACAATTTTTTTCATTATAAAATATATTACAAAATAAGTATAGACATAAAACTTTAAATAGTATAATGTCAAATGAATGTAAGGAATACAACAGTTTGAAATATCGGACTTTAATCTTAACCGGAAATAACATTGACAGTAATAAGCAAGAAACGTCAGAGGAATCACTAGATATTTTTTTGAACAATGACATGGAAGAAAATAGAAAGGCGGTTTGGTCCAAATTATCAAAAACTGAGAAGCATAAGAAGATCCGAGACTTTATAGATAAGAATTTGACTCCACAGTATGGTTTAGACGATACAGAAAAAGCAACCACCTTTAGATTTTTTATTACGCTTTTAGAAACAAAAAGGCTTAGTAAAAACAACGATATTACTTATAATAGAGAGGAAAGAACGATTGAAAAGATTTCGGGGCTAATCTTTAACCCATCCACGCGTAAGTTTGTCATTTCTGTAGATAAGCAAAATAAAACCGTTAAGAAAAACAAGAAGGAACCAGAGCCTAAAAAAATTATAATTGAATAAGGATATAATAATAATATCTAATACTAAATAATGGACACCAATGTCTCAGAACTTATCCTATCTCTTGTCCCTAAACATATAACGGAGCCTAAATACAAGGAACTTATTTTATTAGATGTCAAAAAAACCGTTCCTCTTATTACGATGGAAGAAATAGATTCAGTACTTAGACCTAAGTTAAGAAGCGAGGAATCCTATTTATACACGTCAGAACCGAATGAAAAAATAAATGCCCTGTTGAGTGTCTATCAGCCAGCACAACGTACCGAAGAATGGTACCAGTTTCGCAATGAACATATTACGGCAAGTAACGCATGGAAAGCGCTCGGTACACAATCCACTCAGAACCAATTGATCTTTGAAAAATGTCAGCCCCTAAACCGCGAAAAATATTCATCATCGTTGAACGAAACCCCGATGAGCTGGGGACACAAGTATGAGCCTTTAACGGCAAGACTATACGAGGAGCGTAACAATACTCAAATAAGCGATTTTGGATGCATTCCTCATCCTACCTACCCCTTTTTGGCTGCGTCTCCTGACGGCATTGTAACAGGTAATAATAACTACGGAAGAATGATTGAAATTAAAAATGTTGTCTCAAGAGAAATTACAGGTATACCTAAAAAGGATTATTATATTCAAATGCAGATTCAAATGGAGGTATGTGATCTAGACGAGTGCGATTTCATTGAGACAAAATTTACAGAGTATGAAACGGAACATGAGTATTTTAATGATATAAGCGAAACAGTCAGAGGAATTATTATTGTATTTATAAAGGAGAACGAATTCTTTTATAAATATATGCCATTTAATCTACACGGAGAAAGCGACGAACTTAAAAATGAATGGATTGAAAATGCAATGTTAGACGAATCACTTGTTTGGGTCAAAAATATATACTGGAAATTGGATGTTTATTCTTGTATCTTGGTGAAAAGACAGCGTGAATGGTTTCAGCAATCTATTCCTCAACTAGAACAAATATGGAAAACCATTCTAGAAGAACGTGTCTCGGGTGAGTATGTAAAGCGAGCGCCCCGAAAAAGGACTCATGATAAAAAAGAAAAAGAATGTCATGTTATTTTATAAGGGTTCCTTCAAACGAAAGGATATCCAATGTTTGTCTTTCAAATACTCACAAGATTTCCAAATATTTGCCGGCGTTTTTTTCCCGAGACTTTCGCAGTGCGAGGATACAAACTGCTTCAAAGTGAAAATACAATTATTATAATAAATCCCGTCGTACTCTTTGTTATATTCTGCAGACCATTCATGATCTAATATGACATGCCGAATCATTTGTCCATTTTCAAAATAATCCGACAGTTTCTTTCTCTTCCTGATTTGAGATTGGATACGTTTAAAATCATCCTCTTTGATAATGTTATTGACCGTAGCAACTTCATCAAATAAATCAAACAACGTTTCTATTTTATCAACCTCAATCTCGTAATAATGACCGTGTTTAAAGGGGGTCAAAAGATTGGTAAGCATCTGCTCCTTTTTTTTATAATCAAATACATTTTTAGATAGTTCTAAAATGAATGGTTCTTCAGAGTCTAGATTAAGTTCAATTAATAATTCTTGAGGAGAAACACTAGACGAACCGACTTTAAGTCCTAAGGATTTGTTTGAAAAACAATAAACGTAGCCTTCCATTTGCATGCCTTTTAACTAATATTTTTGAATTCAATTATTAGCAAAGTCCTTTTTCAACTAAAGGTAAATAAAATAATATGTATCCCAACATATAGAATCCAATACTATTTACAATCCAACACCACATAGATGAAGAAGTACTGTATTCTTTATAGACAAAGATACTCATGGTTAAAAATCCAAATATTAGATAAGACCAATTACGTTCATAGAAAAAACTGAACAACAAAAAGAATGCATATATAAAATATATTAATTTATTGTATTCTTTACCTTTATAAATGAATTTATAGTTATTCCATACTAAATGACCATTAGAAACGGTAGAATTAATCGTGTTTGTCTTTATAATATTTGATAAATAAGGAATACCAATGATCGCATAAGGTATTAGCAATGCATTTCTAATCGTTAAATTACTTAACAACATTAATGATGCAATAGGCTGTAAATAAATGGTAACAAATAGTAGTTTTGTAAAAAAGGAATTATAATTATTTTTTAGATTTTTCCAGATGAAATATTCAAATAGTTGAATTAAAAATACTAAAAATAAAAAGATATATAACCATTTATTTTTGAATTCGCTTAATTTATATTGCGTGTATTCGTTGTTGTAATAAACAAAGGCTAAGGTAAAACATGTAAAAACAAATGTATTTAACGACACTTCTGCATTCCAGCACATATATTATATATTATATTAATTGATGTTTCATAATTAATTTAAATGGTAACACAAATATATATTAGAATGGACATCTCTATGTTTGTGTTGAAACGCAATGGCGAGCCTGAGGTTTTATCATACAATAAAATTGTCCAGCGAATCAAACAAGTTGGTTCGGATGATCTCTCTATCGCCTATAGTGATTTGGTCATGAAAATTATGGATCAGCTCTATAACAATATTCCAACCAGTAAGATTGACGAACTTATTTGCGAACAGTGTGCTTCTCTCGGGGTACATCATTATGATTATTCAACTCTTGCAAGCAGACTGATTATTTCAAACCATCAAAAGGAGGTGGATGAATCCTTTTCAAAGTACATGAATACTATTTATTTAACACCAAACTACATCTCTGAAAACTATTATAGAATTGCAATGAAACACATTGATTTTTTTGAAAGTATTCTTGTTCATTCAAGAGATTATTTGATTGACTATTTCGGGTTTAAAACATTGGAACGAGCCTATTTGATTCGTTCTAATAATAAAGTGGTGGAGAGAATCCAGCATATGTGGCTAAGGGTTGCGATCCAAATTCACGGCGAAGACCTAGAACAGGTAAAGATGACCTATGACAGTCTCAGTCTAAAAGAATATATACATGCAACGCCGACGCTATTTAACTCAGGCATTTCAAGACCGCAACTGAGCTCTTGCTTTCTCTTGGCCATGGAAGATGATAGCATTGATGGTATTTTTAACACGCTAAAAGAGTGTGCTAATATTTCTAAATGGGCAGGAGGAATCGGGCTTCATATTCATAACATTCGCGCAGAAGGAAGTGATATTAATGGTACAAATGGCAAATCAAATGGAATCGTTCCAATGTTAAGGGTTTTTAATAATACGGCGCGATACGTAGACCAAGGCGGCGGAAAACGAAACGGTAGTTTTGCCATCTATTTGGAGCCGTGGCACGGAGACATTGAGTCCTTTTTGGATATGAAAAAGAATCAAGGAGATGAAGAACTCAGGGCGCGTGACTTGTTTTATGCTCTATGGATTCCGGATCTATTTATGGAAAAGGTAGAAAATAATCAAGAGTGGTATTTAATGTGTCCGAATATTTCAAAGGGACTATCTGATGTATATGGCGATGAGTTTCGCGCTTTATATGAAGAGTATGTTAAAAAGAAAATGTATATTAAAAAGGTAAATGCTCGCGAGCTATGGTTTCGTATCTTGGACAGTCAGATGGAAACGGGTACGCCGTATATGCTTTATAAAGATGCATGTAACAAAAAATCAAATCAAAAAAATCTGGGGACCATTAAATCCTCTAATCTATGCTGTGAAATTGTAGAGTATAGCGACCCCAATGAAACCGCCGTTTGTAACTTGGCAAGTGTCTCGCTTTCTTCCATGGTAAAAGACAAGGCCTTTGATTTTGATAAACTACATCGGGTTGTAAAACAAGTTACGGTTAATTTAAATAATTTGATTGATATTAATTTTTATCCAAGCGATAAAACTCGGGTAAGTAATTTCAGAAATAGACCCATTGGTATTGGCGTGCAAGGATTGGCGGATGCCTTTGCTCTCATGGATATTCCTTTTGAATCAGACGAGGCAAGGACTTTAAATCAACACATATTTGAGACCATGTATCATGCTTCTATGGAACAGAGCATGGAACTTGCTTGTATAAAAGGTCCCTATGAAACCTTTGCTGGTTCGCCCTTATCTCGTGGCGAGTTTCAGTTTGATCTATGGAATGTAACACCCAATCGGTATGACTGGTCTAGTTTGCGAGACAAAATTATGACGCACGGTGTTAAAAACTCCTTGTGTATTGCACCCATGCCAACTGCATCTACAAGCCAAATTCTTGGAAATAATGAATGTTTTGAGCCTTTTACAAGTAATATTTATACTCGTAGAACTCTCGCGGGTGAATTTATGGTAATCAATAAGTATTTAATGAAAGAACTCATTGATCTAAACATCTGGAATGTTAAAATAAAAGATAGGATTATTGAACATAAAGGTTCCGTACAACACATTCCAGAGATTCCTGAACACATTAAAAGAAAGTATAAAATTGTATGGGAAATTCCCATGAAACATATCATTGACATGGCCAAGGAACGCGGAGCCTTTATTTGTCAGAGTCAGTCTATGAATCTTTGGATAGAAGAACCCAATTATAAGATTCTAACTTCTATGCATATTTATTCATGGAAATGCGGACTTAAAACGGGGATGTATTATTTGCGCAGAAAAGCAAAGCATCAGGCACAACAGTTTACCATTATTCCAGAAAAAAATGATTGTGTGATGTGTTCGGCCTAGAGATCCTCTTTATGTTCATCATAGGGTTCTTCTGACTCAGGTGGTTGTTCAGCCATAGGCTCTTGAAGAGATTGTTCAGGTTCAGACATAGGCTCTTGAACAGGTTCTTGAATAGATTCTTGAACAGGCTCTGCCATAGGCTCAGGCTCTGCCATAGGTTCAGCCATAGGCTCGGGTTCAGAAAAATTTTTGCTTAAAAAAGGGTTGTATGAATTACTTATCGTTGATTCGTTTGAAATAACAGGTTTCATATTCTTGTTTGTATTTCTACGCATTGACATATTTAAATTAACAGGTTTATTCATTGGAATACTTTCATCCATGACAGGTTTCATATTCTTGTTTGTATTTCTTGTGTTTCTTGTGTTTCTACGCATTGACATATTCATATTCACAGGTTTATTCATTGGAATACTTGCATTAATGACAGGTTTTGATTCAAGGTAGGATTTTACCTTTCGTGTACCCTTCTTTGTATTTTTTTTGCTTCTAAATAAGGGTTTATCAAATATAATGACACCATTCTTTATAGAACCAACAGGTGTTTCATTTTTTTCATTAAATACTCCATTTTTGAATACAAAGTATTTTTTTTTATTAATTGTAAAATAATTATTTTTGTTTTCAGAATCTACTTCCTTTAATAATTTAATCGCAGTTTTTATTTTATGAGTATCCTTCATTTAATTATGTATATATTAAATAATTTCTCATTTGATATAAATGAATGACATGCTTATTATTGTGATATGTATCTTTTTAATGTTAATCCTATGGAGTTTTTATTTTAAAAACCTAAAGGAGGGTGTGGACAATATAGACAATTATGTAATGCCTATTTCTTTCTCTGATAATAGATCAACGGATCCAAGCCGCGATGAAAGCAAAACGATAAATGTTCCAGGTCAAATTAATTCAACGGGTGATATAACATTAATGAAAAACACAAACGTAGAAGGCGCTTTAAATGTAAAAAATAATCTAGATATTAGAGGTATTACAAATTTGAATAGAGAAATAAAAATTCCAAAGAATGTTCAGATGAATTTTGGAGCGGAAGTACCTAAAGATTATTGGGCAGGAAAAATTTATTATGAAACGTGGGGCAATAACGACACCTTAGCTATCGTAGGAGGTGGATATGGTCCTAGAAGGATTAGGTTATGGGATGACGTATCCGTCGCTAGTAATTTAAGAGTAGATGGTAACACGGATACAAATACTTTAAATGCAGGTAATGCTGCTGTGAATAGTTTATATGTAAGCGGTAAAACGGATACGAAGAGTTTAAAGGTAGGCGGTATAGATGTAGATATTGAAAAGTTATTTGTAATTCAAAATTCAGGTATTAGATCTATACAGGTTGGATTAAGGGGGCGTAACGGAGCAAATGGAAGACAATACTTTCCAAAAAAGTTTCCAACTAATAATGTCTTTGTATTTACAAGCGTTATTGGTAATGATCCCGATATACAAACAACCATTAGAGTTTATGATGTAAATTATGAAAAGTTTGAATTTCAACAAAAGAGCGCGAATGAAGGTGGAAGAGTTCCAAGAACAGGTTGGACTTATAATCAATTTTGGTCCGATTATCCATTTGCGTGGATTGCATTTTGTATTTAATATATTTTATCATTTTATATAAATGAAAAATATAACTAAAGTATTCGTTGTATTATTAGTGATATCTATTGTTTTTGTAACGTATAAATCCTTTTATTTAGAAGGATTTGACCAAGTTCCGAGTTGCGGGGGAGATACTGGTGCACCGGCGTGTTACGCAACGGTGAGAGACGATTATAGCGGTTTTGCAGATATAGATAAAAGCGACTATATTTTAAAAACTCAAATCGTAACTCCGGTCTGTCCTAATAGCCCCTATACGGAATTGGATGAAGACTTGCCTACCGATAAAGGATTTAAATATGAAAAAGACGAAAAGGACGAAAAAGATAAAAAGGTAAAGGATGGGTCCAGAAATAACTTCTTCCCCTTAGGACATTTTGGTGACCTTTCATCCAATATCCCAGAGCCAGACTCAAAGCCTTCAACGCAAGCCGAGTACAAAGAAAATGAACCTTTATTAAATAACCAACCTATACCTGATTATAATTTATCTATACCCAAGATAAATACTCCTGCGGAGCCTGCTTCATCAAATGATAAAAAGTCGCAACCTTCAAATGCAGATCATTCTAATGATTCGTGTCCTCCTTGCCCCGCATGTAAAAGATGCCCTGAACCTGTCGTTGAATGTAAAAAGGTTGTAAACTATAAAAGAGCTGGTTCGGAAAACTTGCCGGTTCCAATGATAACGGACTTTAGCAAGTTTTAACGAGTCTTTACAAGACAAGTTTTAACAAGACAAGTTTTAACGATTGATAACTCTGATCTTTTTGCAACTTTTATTCATTTGAAATGTTTCACATTTATGTTCTTGAGGAACAATTTTTATGACACATTTTGACTTTTTCCCGTATAAAGATTCGGTACATCCCTTTTCTACCTTGGTAATCGTTTGCACGCATCTAGCTCTAAAATGTTCATATCTTTCACGTACCTCTTCATAGGATAGACCAGACTTTTTCCCAAGAACCGTATTAATATGCTCGTGTAACTCATAAACGAATCTTGAAAACGTGTCTCGGGATTTCATAACACCATAGGTAAGGGGAACCTTTTTAAGATTATCTTTGAAATTTATTCTGCAATATTTGCACGGTAATACATGCTCCAAAGAAAGTATAAAGTCGCGGTATTGTTTTTTCTGTAGAACCGTAGGATGTATAGGATAATTAAAGCTCATGGTATGTAAAAAATGCCACATCGCAGGCCCCCAAACGGTAGTCAACATTCCTTCCCCTGAATGATAATCGTTAAGTGTATAGGTTTTCAGTTTTCTTGTTTTCATATATAATAATAAAATATAATTATATATGATTACCGTATTACAAAATAGTTTATTTATTTTAGACATCCTTATTATTTTAGCGAATACTCTTTATAATAGTAAAATAATACGCGCGATAAGTATTTTATTTTTAGGTTATTATATTAGTATTGTAATTATACAGCCTCTAGATGCGAAAATGGTTGCATTTATAGCAAGTTTATTTTTATTGTTTACTTATTTGATTTATAAATTATTTCATTAGGGCTATTTCATTAGGGCTTTAATCTTTAAAAGAGGTGATTCTTGTTCAAATACTTTATTAAACTTGATACGAATGACTTCTTCATAAAAATTCTTTTTGTATGTAAATTTATTTATATCAATAAAAACATATGAATTTGTATTGTGTTTTTTGATCAACATTTAAATTAAGTAAAACTAACGGTTTATTTTGTTTTATTTATATAATGATTCTTTATGTTGTTCTATTCCTTGTTATTTTAGGTTCTCTCATTTACTATTTATATAACAAATTCATTAAAAAGGATAAAAAACTATTTATACCTAATAATGAATTTATAGAAGATAAAATAAGTGGCGAATTAATCTTATTTTATACGACATGGTGTCCGCATTGTAAAAATACAATTGACAAATGGAATCTTTATAAAGAAAAATACAAGTTAGAACATAAAATAGGTTTTCGGCAGGTTGATTGTGATGCAAATCCAACAGAAGCATCCATCTATAAGATAGAATCTTATCCCACCATTATTTTAAGGGTAAATGATAAAAAATATGAATACGACTCTGACTTTTCTAATGAAACGATGGACAAGTTTATAAATACAATCATGTCAACCCAATAATTTTCTTTTTAACTATTAATGGAAGAACCGCGAATAAATATAGATGAATTATTTGAAACAAAGAAAAAGAGTGATTTAAACAGATTGTCTATTTATTCAAAGCTATTATCTAGGATACATCATAAAATAAAAATGACCTCAAAACAAAGGGATAATTCGCAGTTTTGTTCTTTTATTATGCCCGAAGTTTTATTAGGTTATCCGAATTATGATTTTTCCGAATGCCTGACCTTTATTATAGACCGACTGAATAATGATGGATTTGTAACTAGATACATACATCCAAACCTAATATTTATATGCTGGAGTCATTGGGTTCCGGGATACGTAAGAGACGAATTTAAGAAAAAAACAAATACAGAGGTTAATTCATTTGGCGAATCTAAGCCCGATAAAACCGTAGTTAGGTTTGAGAAAACCGAGACAAAGCCCGTGTCAAATTATAAACCATCCGGGATGTTTGTATACGACGAAGAACTTATAAAGAGTATGAAGATTTAGATCTGTTTAGCATTTGTTGGTTTAACAGTCTCATTTATTACAGGTTCGCTTTGTATAGGTGCTGGCTCTTGTTTAGGAGATAAGGTAAAGTTTTTTAGTTTTGTCCAAAGACTGGGATTTTCTTCAGTTGGTTCAACCGAAGGTTTCGGAGTTGTCTCAACCGAAGGAACAGATGGCTCAACCGAAGACTGAATAGCTGGTGTTGAAGCTGGTTCAACCGGAGGAACAGATGGAGCCGAAGCCTCAGGAGGCTGAATAGCTGGGGTTGAAGTTGGTTCAAGCGAAGGTTCAGAAGGAGTCATATTTGGCGTAGCAGAAGGTTCTACCGAAGGTGCAGAAGAGGGCATATTTGGCGGAGCAGATGGTTCAACCGAAGGAGCAGTTGGTTCAACCGAAGGAGCAGTTGGTTCAACCAAAGGTTCAGTTGGTTTCATATTAGTTGGCTCAGAAGAGGGCTCAACCGAAGATGGCATATTAGTTGGCTCAGAAGAGGGCTCAACCGAAGGTACAGATGGTTCTACCGAAGGAGCAGATGGAGGCATATTAGTTGGTTCAGTAGATGGTTCAGTAGAGGGCTCAGAAGGTGGCATATTAGTTGGCATTGTAGATGGTTCAGTAGAGGGTTCAACCGAAGGTACCGTTGGTTCAACCGAAGGTACCGTTGGTTCAACCGAAGGTGCCGTTGGCTCAACCGAAGGTCTAAAATTTGGTAACGACGGCATGACAGAATTAGGCATAGACTCAGGTTTGTAATTTGAAGATGTAACATTCATCGTTTCCTTAAATAAGGGTTCCTTGTTATAGCTTGGTGGTACAGGCGTTTTATCAAAATTAGAAAAGGATCCAGTATTTAGTCCGGTTCCTACAATACCCTGTTCTATATTATTATATCTATATTGCTGAGAATCTCTTGATTTGATATCATAAATTTCTTCAAAAATAAGAAGAGCCTTTATAAAATTACGTTCACAGTTTGTGTATAAATTTATGATAGTATCACGCGTATCTTGTTCTAGTTTCAAAATTTGAGGCATGGTTAGAGTAGGATTAATGCCATAGGTCTGTTCATCTTCTACTATTTTTATTAAAAATATTTCCTTCAGAATATCGGTTAGTTTTGTACGATAAACCTTTACTTCTTCTTCAATAATATTAATTTGTTTGATATAATTCTTTATCAAGCTATCATTTTTTGACACAGTAAAGTCTTCTTTAAACAATGGATCATTGCAGTATTCAATATTTTTAAAATCAAGTAATTCAATATCCTTAAAGGATTTTATTTCGCTTGGCATATCTTCTTTTCCCGTAAATATCTGATAAAAAAGAAGAAGGTCCTTTTTATACTTTTCCTCCATTTCACGGCTTCTTTTTTTCCATGATTTATTAGAATAATCAAAAATATCATAATACAGAAGATCTAATTCTTTAATACCGACTTCATCTGTTAGTTTAGATGCACTATCCAAGGAACATAGTTTATCTCCAGGGTTTAAAATAATAAAATCGTCTTCATTTGTCTCAAGTTTATTTTTAAGAATAGTGATTCGCTTTCTGCAAAGATTCATGGGGTTTGTAAGTTGATGTAAGACTGGGTTTGAGTCCTTGGGAAGTTTTTTAAGGTAGGCGAGGTCTTTCAAATAAAAAAACTGCCTTTGTCCTTGTTCATCTTCATACGAATATTGCGGGTCTATGGTTGCAACAATCGCACTATAAATCATCATTAATTTTATATAAAATTTTGATATATTGCTTATCATTTTATTCTTAATATTGTCTGTAGCAGGTAATAAACTGAAAACAGCATCTTGTATTGTCTCGTTTATTCTTCCGCTTAATGCTCCAACTTCAAGATTGGTTAACCTTGTATCAAATACTTTACCAATTAAAACAATAAGATTATCGTAATACTCTTTATCAGTTAGTCTTAGAAGATCAATTACATTTTGTTTCAGTATATAATGAATTGCAATATCGTCAATTGTCTGAGATAACGATTTTATATTTTTTGGCTCAGTTTGATTAGATATACTGTTTCCCATTTAGTATAAATAAACAAAATAAAAATTGATTCATATCTTATTTAATTAAAGTAAATAAAATGAAGACTCAAAAAAATCATTCCACTCACGTAAAAAAGGTTACCGACATATGGAAATTATACGATAAAGATGAGGAAAGAGACGAGATTGATTGTATTTATAATACCGAAAACGGTTGTAGTTCGTGCGGTGAAATGCTTTTTATATCAGACGAAGGGTTTAACTGTTGTTCTAATAAGAGTTGCGGTAAAATCTATAAGGATATTTTAGATTTTGGAGCAGAATGGAGATTTTACGGTGCAGACGATACAAATAATACAGATCCTACGCGTTGCGGTATGCCTATTAATCCGTTGTTGAAGGAATCATCGTTTGGATGCAAAATTGTGTGCAATTTTAGCTCTAGTTATGAGATGCGAAAGATCAGGCGTTATACCGAATGGCAGTCTATGCCATACAAAGAAAAGTCTAAGTATGATGATTTTCAAGTCATCAGCGTACTCGCGAGCAACGCAGGAATCCCGAAAATTATCATTGATGATGCGATTAGATATTATAATAAAATTTCCGAAGTAAAGACCTATCGCGGTATCAATCGTGATGGCATTCTTGCCTCGTCCATCTATATTTCATGTAGCATCAACCAACACCCGCGAACCTCTAAAGAGATTGCATCCATCTTCAAGCTAGACAACACAAGTGCTACACGTGGATGTAAAAACGCATTAAGCATTTTAAATGATATTGAATGTGAAGAAGAAAATAAAACCGTACTGCATAACACAACACCCTCCTCTTTTATCAATAGATATTGTAGCAAACTATCTATTAATCAAGAACTTACCAAGCTGTGCCTATTTATCGCCAATATCGTGGAATCTCAAAAATTAATCCCTGAAAATACTCCGCATTCTATTTCGGCTGGGATTGTTTATTTTGTATGTCAGAAATGCAATCTTAATATATCAAAGAAGGCGATCACTCTAATTAGCAAGATAAGCGAGGTTACGATAAATAAATGCTATAAAAAGCTTGAGGTTCATGAAACGATTTTACTTCCGTCTGTTATTATAAAAAAATATAATGAATCTTCATAATGAAGTATATTTTTATTATTCCATATAGAGATAGAGAAAAACAAAAACATTTCTTTGATAATTATATAAAATATCTACTGGAGGATTACGACCCAGATAGTTATGAGATTATTTTTGCACATCAAAAGAACAATCTTCCTTTTAATCGTGGTGGAATGAAAAATTGTGGATTTTTATATGCAAAAAATAAATACCCCGACACGTACAAGGATCTTATCTTTATTTTTAATGATATTGATACTTTACCTTATAAGAAAAATTTATTAAACTATGATTTAGAACCCAACGAGATTAAACACTTTTATGGATTTGATTTTTGTCTCGGCGGGATAACGGCGATAAGAGGGTCGGACTTTGAGAAGATAAACGGCTTCCCATCCTTGTGGTATTGGGGATGGGAGGACACGGTACTCTACGAGAGAGCCAAGGCCTCTTATATAAAAATAAACCGAGACAACTTTTATAGATTTGGCGACTCACACATTCTCCATTTAATGGATGGTGTTCAAAAAAATTATTCTGATATTATGTATCAAAAATATAAAAACAAGACCATTCTAGATGGATTATCTAACATAAAAAATTTAAATTATACCATGAATGAACTTCTTGATATAGGTCATTTTGAATGTAGTTATAGCCCGATTGACAATTCAATTAAAACCCTTACTCTACAAAATTCACAAGTTCCAGTTCCAGCTCAAAAGAAGACAAATAAAATAACCATGAAATTTCTATAAAAAATTACGTATACTTTTAAATATTCCTTGATTAGTAGAAACTGGCGGATCAACCTTTTTTGTAATACCTAGATAGTCCTTTATCACTTCCTCTACTGTACCGTGCAGTTTAAGTAATTCTACCGACTTCTCCCTTGTATAACAGGTTTGTCTAATAATAATATTTATCTCTTCTTCTTGAGGTTCCATTATAAAATAAAAATAATGATATATTTAAATATTAACTTTTATATATGATTATTGAAAAGTTATGCCCACCTGCTATTGTTTTTATTGTATTCGCATTGATCCACATTATTATGGAATTGTATGATTATAAATATTCAAGAGCTTTGTTAAAGGCTATCATGTCCATTTTAGTCATCTGTTTATTGCAAGCGCTATGTATTACAGGTATGCAGGTTGTTTCTTGGGTAATTGTATTTATGCCTCTGATCATCTATTCCTACATGACTCTAGTCATTTACTTTGTTTTTGGAACGAATCCAGAAGAAAAAATGAAAAGATATGAAGTTACAAATACATAGAGGTAAAAGACAATATAAAAAAATATTATAATATATATTATGGACTTAGATTCTGTAAATGAATATAACTTGGCGAATAAATGGAGCCTTTATATTCATTTACAGAACACCGATGACTGGTCTTATGAAAGTTATCATAACATTTTAGAAATAAAAAGCGTTGGTGATGCGGTAAGTATTATTCAAGAACTTAATTTTGAGTTAATCAAAAAAACAATAATCTTTATTATGAAAGACAATATCAAACCTATGTGGGAAGATGAAAACAATAAAAAAGGAGGCGGGTTTTCTTTTAAAATTCATAATAAAAATGTTGAGTATGTTTGGAAAAGATTATTTTATGCATTAGTAGGAGGTACAATTACTACAAACAAAAAGGTATATGATAACATTACAGGTATAAGTCTCTCGCCTAAAAAGTCCTTTTGTATTATTAAAATATGGATGCGAAATTGCGAAAATCTAAATCATAATGTGTTTATTGATATTGAATATTTAGATAAAAAAGGATGTTTATTTAAGAAACATGAAACCGAATAATATAGCATATCTATATATGAGTTATAAATATACTAGGGATAATGAGCGTAAAATATTTACAGAAAACGGAAGTAAATATGCAGATGAATTTATAAGTTTTGTAAGAGAAATAGATTGGGGATGGAGATACGAAGGAGAAAATACTTTTTTAAGAGGAACATATAACGATGATACTGAGAATGTTGATTTTGATTTTGTAAAATTACAATGCACAGCAAGTCTTCCAGCCGTGCCTTGTTTTGTATTTGGAGGTTATGTTTATGAATTACTTAATAAAGAATTGGGAGGATTAAAAAAATTCTTGGATCCTACCGGAGACGTGGACGTGAGAATAAATACGCCAGTTGTAAAATTAGATGAAAGGCATAAATATGAAGAAGTCTATAATTTTTGGTATGAAGATGCAGAGTGTACTAAATTAAACGAAATCATGGATAATTATTCAAACCATCTTTTTAGATTAGTTTTATCCAAAGTGTCGCAAATGAATTTTGAAAATACAGTTGATTTTGATATAAAAGATGATCCAGAAGGGGGCGAAGATTTTGTAAAAGTAGGAAATGTTTACGTTTCAAGGATATGTAATCCTTCTAATGTAAAAATACAGATTGTATGTAAATTTTCTGGTATGACATCATCAGACCATCTTTTTGAAATGGTATGGGTTGTTAAAAAGGATGACATCGGAGAAGAGGTGGGACAATTAACTTATTATAGAGAAAAAAATCCTAAAATACAAGGAGTTTTCGTTCAAGATTTAAAATCTTTAATTTTAGATAATGTTGGGTCTGCAAATGATAGAATATCTCTTTATGGTTCTGTAAAACAACATAAATGGTTTAATCATATTCAGCGGTTAAAATACTTAAACTCTATATTTAAAGATATTATTGTAATGTATACAGATAAACACGAAAAATTTATAATCGGAACCCTTTTATGTTATATGTTTTTATTTCTTTTGAAAACGGAAGGTATTCATGTATTTTCTTTAGGCGACCGAGTTGCTAAGACAGATGTTATTTTTAATCAACTTACTTCAAACTTTCTAGATTATGTTATTCAAATGAAGGATATTATAGACAGTCAATACAAATTAATTTATAAAGGACAACGAGTTACCTTTTCAGACGAACTACAAAATAAATATTTCAAAAATAAAAATATTGAGTTCATTATTGCAGATATTCAAGCAAAATGTAAAGATAGAAGTGTGCCAGCCTTATTAAGGCCTCGTATAACCGCAACTAAAGTCAAAACCCCTTATAGTCAAAGACGAGCGACTCTTAAAACCCAAGATAATTTTAAAGTCGGATTAAAGCCACGCAAATCTAGGTCTTTGAGACGCACTAAATCAATGAGCTGAGGGCAAAGGCGCAAGACCTAATTTAATTTCGCCGAGAGAAGCCACGTTATATTTAATGATTAGAGGAAGATCATTTTCCATATAAATTTGGATTTGATTACATAGATTTGTACATTTAATAAAATAATTCAGATTTTTCAAAGAAAATTCGCCTTGAATTACTTTATTATTCTTTTGAATAAACCCCATGCCATCCGACTCGCTTCTAATAATTTCCGCGCTTGCATATGCGCCGTAACATTTAAAGATGAGCTGGTTTTTAATGGACTTTATTTCAAGCTTATCTGAAATAGAGTTTAAATCGCGAATAATCTTTTGAAAATCGTTAGATGGTAAATTAATAATAGATGAAAACTTTACGTCAGGAATATCAAGCTCTTCTTGCTCAGGCTCAATTAACTTTAGTTTTTGAATTTTGCATTGTTCCTTTTGCTTATTTTCAAATTTTAAAACTAAATGTTCTACGATACCATCATTATAATCATCCTTTTCAATGTAAATGGAAAGCGTATCATCGGTATCAATCGTACTAATTAGTTTAAAAAGATGGAACATGTTTACACCTACAATGATCTTCTCTTTGTTGCATTCATAATATTCAAAATTATCACTAAGCAAATGTAAATGAACTAAAATAGTGTGTGACTTATCCATGTTAATAATCCGCATTCCATCCTTCTGAAAGGTTATATTTGTCTCAATCAAAATATCCTTTAGAGCAGTCATTAATGTTCTAAAAGGCGCAATTTGTACGGTCTTAATAAGTAATATGTGCTGATCCACATTTTCGCTCATTCTATTTTTTTAAACTTTAAGTTTTATATAATTTATTTAATTAATTATAATGAAAAGGACCGATTCAAATATCGCATTACAAATAGTTTTAGGATTAATTATTGCCGATATTCTTTGCGGATTTCTTCATTGGATTGAAGATAATTATATAGATTATTGTACAGATATACCTATTTTGAAAGAAATTGCAAGACATAATGAATTACATCATTATTATCCAAGGTCTATGTTTGCTTACAATTATGCAGAAAACATTAGATATACGCTTCCCATGTCAATAGGATTTATTCTATTTTTATATATAGTTAATAGGTCATTATTCGTAAAATATCCTTATTTTCTATTATCGTTATTCTTTTTTCTAGCCATAAGTAATTTAATACATAGAAACGTTCATAAAAGAGATTGTGAAAATAATTGGTTTATTCTAACTTTGCAAAAAATAGGACTATTATGTTCACATGATCATCATTCTATTCATCACACAATAGGTAAACAAAAATATTGCGTCATGTTACCTATAAATAATTATATATTAGATGGAATTTCATTTTGGAACGGGTTAGAATCTTTTATTTATTTAACAACAAATAAAAAAGGTAGCAAAAAATTAAATTATGAAGAATATTCAATCATACATAATCATATGCATGAAAATTCAAAAATAGATTGTCCTGACAAACCAACAAAGGAAGATATGAAAGAATTATTTAAAAATTTAGATAACTATAAAAGATGTTAGATGTTATTCAAACATACCATCAAATACGGCTCCTCCAGCAGATGATAAAAATCCAAAGAAAAAATATTGAATAAAAGGTAAGCATGCTAAAACGCACAATACGATTCCTACATATTGCATAGGCTGTATCTCCTTAAAATATTTCGTACCCTTTTTATTATACTTTACAATAAGATACCAACCCGTTCCAAACAACACGACGCAAATAAGACCAATTAATATTATTACTGCAAATCCGCCTGCAACGCCTTCAAACACTGCTCTAAATATAGATGGTTGTAAAAGATTTTTCGCCATTAAAAATATATTATATTATTTAATGAGTTATGATATCGCTATCATAGGCGGTGGAATTGCCGGTCTTTATTGCGCGCTAAAATTGTCTCATTTAAAAGTGATCCTCTTTGAAGAGAACGACTACTTTGGTGGTAGATTAAAAACAAACGACTCGCCTCATTTTGAAATAGGCGGTGGAAGATTTAATGAAGATGATAAACTGTTATGCAAGTTATTACATGAATTTAATATGACCTTTATACCTCTTTCACCGAACATTGATTATATAGATAAAGAGGACGGTCTTATACCCCATGCTCAGGAATACTATCAACATCTTTTAAAACAAGTTACCGCTCATAATTCAGAAAAAATGAGAGAGATTACTTTTTATCAACATTGCATTAATATACTTGGAAAAGAAAGAGCTGATCATATTATAAATATTCATGGCTACATAGACGATATGAAACCGTTCAATGCATATGATGCGATTCATATGTATAAAAAGGAGGGACGATACTTTGTCTTAAAAGAGGGGTTTGGCGAACTATGTAAAAGAATGATATCGCAAATGAAGATAACCAAAGTATTGAATCACAAGGTTTCAATGATAAAACGTATAGGCGATCATTTTCAAGTAGACGACGTTCTTGCAAAGAAAGTAATCTTTGCGGTACCGCCTAAGCATTTGAAATTCCCGATATTAAAACCATTTTTTCCTTTATTTGATTCTGTGAAGTCTTCGCCCCTTTTAAGAATATATGCTCAATATCCTGAACCGTATTGGTTTAATGGTTTTAATAGTATGGTAACGGATGATGTCTCAAGACATATCATACCTATTCGCGACGGTCTTATCATGATCGCCTATGCAGACGGAGAATATATTAAACCATTTATGAAAAATGGCAAACTAAAGAAGACGAATGAATTAAAAAAGATTATTTCGGATGAATTAAATAATCTATTTCCAAATCTAGATATTCCAGAACCTACTTATTTTAAAACCTTTTTATGGGATGTAGGCTATCACGCATGGAAAAGTAAGTACAACTCTCATCAAATAATAAAGGGTCTCTCTAGTATGGACGGAATATATGTTTGCGGAGAAGCCTTTTCTTTAAAGCAGGGCTGGATAGAAGGTGCCTTATTAAGTGCAGAGAAAACGGTTAAATCTATTTTATAACAGTTAAACCATAAATCAAATTCTCTCTTGCATTTATCATCTGCATGATGTAACTTTTTCATGCATCTTAAAAAATTAAATTCTAAATTCTCGCAATCCATTAAATAATAATTAGAAATTTAATACCTCATCAAAAGCGCAATCTTTTCCGGATTTTTCTGAAAGAGCGTATTCTGAAACCCGAGATTCAAAGAAGTTCGTTTTTTGTTCTAAACTGATCATCTCCATAAAATCAAAGGGATTAATCACTTTATAAACGGGTTCCGAACCAAGCTGAATGAAGAGACGGTCTGCAACAAACTCTATATATTGATTCATTAAAACTGCATTCATTCCAATTAACCGGCATGGAAGGGCATCATTAATAAATTCTTTCTCAATTGAAACGGCGTCTGTAATAATATTCTGGAGTTCTTCCTTTGATAATTTATTTATTAATTTGCTATATAAATAAACGGCAAACTCGGTATGCAAGGCTTCATCTCTAGAAATGAGCTCATTTGAAAAGGTTAGACCGGGCATTAAACCACGCTTCTTTAACCAATAAATAGAACAAAATGCGCCTGAAAAGAATATACCTTCTACACATGCAAACGCGACAATTCTTTTTGCAAAACTGTTTTCTGGGTTCATCCATTTCAAAGCCCAGTTTCCTTTTTTTGAGATACATGGAAAATTTTCCAAAGCATTAAAGAGTTTATCTTTTTCTGTTTCATCCTTAATATACGTATCAATTAATAAACTGTAGGTCTCAGAATGAATATTTTCCATTGCAATCTGGAACCCATAAAAGGCGCGGGCTTCAGGTAATTGTACTTCTGTCATAAATCGGGCTCCTAAATTTTCCAAAACAATTCCGTCGCTTGCCGCAAAAAAAGCCAGAATCATTTTAATAAAATATTGCTCGTCTGAAGTAAGAGAATTCCAATTATCCTTGGCCGTATCAATTTCTTCAGGTCTCCAGAAACACTCCACTTGTTTTTTGTACATTTTCCATATGTTTTGGTCACTAACCGGAAACATAACAAACCTGCTTTGGTCTTCTTTCAAAAGCGGTTCTTCAACAAGAGTAGTCATCTTATTAACCTATAAATATATTTTTATATACTGTCAAATTTATATATTTTTATGTCAAACATAATTAATGGAAACCGTTGAATTGTCTTATTTATTAGAAGAGGAAAAGAAAAAATGTGTTGAAAAAATGAAAGAATATTATAATAAATATGGAGACAAAAATTTGCAAAAATTAGTTGATTATTTAAACCATCATATAGATAACTGTACGGACGAAGAAATTAAAAAACAATTACAAGATGATCTGAAGATTTTGAACGTATATTTATAATTGCCTGTGCAACTTGATCCATCGCCTTTTAAACAGATTCAGCTTATAGGTATGAAGAATACACAAATACCTTCCGTTTTCCATGACAATTTGAACCAAGTTTAGTTTTATAATCTTGTTTAAACGAATCAGTTCTTTATAATTACGCAGTAGATCGTGGTCCAAATATAGGCCAGCAACCCGCCTTTTTGTATGCTTTACAACCGTCTTTATTTCATCTTGCCATTCATTATCATAAAACTCCTGAAGAGTATAACTATAAACAACCATAAATTGGGGTAGACTTTGGTCTCCTCCATGAAGTCCGTAAAAGTAGGGTTCGCTAATAGCCAGTTCCATTTTTTATAATAAAATTCAAATACTTTTTTGAATTCAATTTTATTATATTAAAATAATATATAATGAAAAAAACCAATTCACTATTGAATAATAAATATATTCTGTATCTTTTATTTATATTGACGTTGATTAATATCGCATACTTCATTTATTTAAAAGATAATTACAGCATTTTGATATTTTGTTTAATTGTAATACTTATTTATTTATTTACAAAAAACATGATTATAATATTGGGTCTGACTATTTTTATTATAAATATTTTAGTACTTGCCAGAGATTCGCGTGAAGGATTTACGGACCCATCAAATAACGAATGTTCCGATTTTAAAAATAAGGTATACAAAAATCTATATTCCACAGATATATCAGGTATGCACCAATTGAAGGATTTTAAGGATATTATAAAGCCATTTATTCAGGATGCTATTGACGGGAATGATACAGATAAAGGGTTTTATACCAAATACAAAAATGAGATTGAATCTCTTGATACTAAGAGCCAAAAATGGTTGAAGAATAACGTAGTTGATCTAGATAAGTATGAGGAATGTTATAAAACGAAAACGAACTCCTCAAAGATCATAGAACCTTTGGAAAATGAGATAGGATATACACTTAAAGATGTTAGGGCCGAAGATAAAAAGTTAAAAACTGTTATGGATGATGTAAAAAATAATGATCCTGATATTGAATCAGCCATAAATTTGTTAAGCGGTGTTGATATGAATGAATTAAATAAATTAATTAATAAATTGAATACATTTACAGAAAAATTTTCTTAATATTTCGGAACTATTAATGAGATTCCCTTTTTTATTTTTTTTTTCAGTTGATCTATGGTAATGCCGCCTCCTACAAAAACTTTTGAAACAATTCCATTAGATTCTCTAAAGAACATTGTTTTCAATAGTTTTATTAATCTATCATGTTCATAATCTTCTCTGTCATACTCATTCATACCACTCATTCGTCGGCTTTCAATTAATTCATGAGAAGGATTAATAAAGTTCTTTATAGGAACCAAATGAGTATCTCCAAAAAATAAATGTAAATTATCTAAAAATAAGGTCTTTATTCTGGTATTTTGTTTGGGTTCTGGATTAACTGGATTATCCGGTTTAACGCCTACTTTGGTTGCAGTTGCTAGAACAGCTACGGCTACCATTTCGGCTCCTGTGGTTGCTGGTCCTCCTGGTCCTGCTACTTCTGATCCTGCTCCTCCTGCTCCTGGTCCTGCTACTGTTGGTCCTGCTACTGCTGATCCTGCGACTGCTGGTCCTGCTACTGGTCCTGCTACTGCTGATCCTGCTGCTGGTCCTGCTACTGGTCCTGCTACTGCTGGTCCTGCTACTGGTCCTGCTACTTCTGATCCTGCTACTGGTCCTGCTACTTCTGATCCTGCTACTGTTGGTCCTGCTACTGCTGATCCTGCGACTGCTGGTCCTGCTACTGGTCCTGCTACTGCTGATCCTGCTACTGATCCTGCTACTGGTCCTGCTACTTCTGATCCTGCTACTGGTCCTGCTACTGGTCCTGCTACTGCTGGTCCTGCTACTGGTCCTGCTACTGGTCCTGCTACTGGTCCTGCTACTGCTGGTCCTGCTACTGGTCCTGCGACTGCTGGTCCTGCTACTGGTCCTGCTACTTCTGATCCTGCTACTGGTCCTGCTACTTCTGAACCTGGTCCTCCTGGTCCTGCTACTGCTGATCCTGTTGGTCCTGTTGCTGGTACTGTTAGTCCTGCTGGATCTGCTACTGGTGCTGGTACTGTTGCTTGTCCTGCTGGAACTCTTGATGGTGCTGGTACTGTTGCTTGTCCTGCTGGAACTCTTGATGGTCCTGATTGATTTGATTCTGATTTTTGCATTCTTTTAATTTGTATATTTATTTTATTATATATTTATAATTATGTCAGTTTGTCCATTTGATTTTACAAATACCATTGAACAAAATATTGATATGCTTTCATTAAGTTATTCATTTGATATCACAAGCTCTATTACTACCGTGAATACAACAAATCCTTTGAATGAAGGTGTATCTATGAATCAATCACCTAAAGTACCGGCTATTATACTAAATTTGGGAGGAAGAACATCAAAAGCGGTATTGAGTATAGGTATTAACGGAAAACTAACTACCTTCAATCTGTATGATGCTTATATTACAAAAGTCTTTCCTAAAATAAAAAAAGGCAGTTCATATAATTTTGTAATAGAAGGAATCGCTACAAAAAATGTTAATGGCGAAAAAATACTTATCTATATTCCACTTAATCCAAAATTAGGTACGAGTACAGTAGGAACTACAGGAAATCCATTTTATCCAATTGAAACTGCATTAACAAGCGACTCAAATACTCTAACTGATATAGCATCTGAATTAAATGTTGATTTTAATAAACTTATACCAATGAATAAATATTATTATCATACTTATACCGATACATCTAAAACATTATATAATATTATAACATTTGACGAGTCAAACCTAACTTATGGTACAATATTCGGAAAAATAATATCAGCCTCTCTAGACAAAAAAACCACTGATTATTTTTCAGCCATTAAAGAAAAAAATAATGCAACCATTTCTTATCCACTTTTCATGTCTATCACAAATCCTATAAATCAAGATATTGTTACAAATTCGTTGGACGATAACATTTATATTGACTGTCAACCAACGGATTTGTTAAATAATGAAGGCGGTAACTATTTGCAAACATCCGTAAAAGAGATGGTAACTTTAGTAGCTTATCTTGAAAGAGCCTTTCCATATATAATAATTATTGTATTTTTAACATTGCTTATCATTTTTACATTAAGCTTATCCTCCTTTTTTAAGAAACACTTTGGTTCAGTAACTGAAGATCCTCTTACTAAACCCTATTTAACGGTTACTGGAGTTTTAACTAGGATGACTTCTATATTCAGGTCTAAACCCAAGATAGAACCCCCTAAACAACCATAGAGCATGTTTTTGATACAACGGGTTTTACTCCCGTATCTCTATCCATGTTCTGATTCTTTATTCTGGTATATTCTGATTCTCTGATAAGAATTTCTTCTAATTGGAGTTCTTTTGGAGAGTTTAATTTCTCCATCGTTTCTTGCTTAGTAGGTTTAAGATAGCTTGGCGAATGTCTCATGATCTCATATAAATAAATTAGTGCAAGTAATCCTACAATAGGATGTAATGTAACAAACAAAATAACTACTAAAACTAAGGAGAGGATGACTCCTACCGAACTATTTAATAAGTCCGAATCTTCAGGTTTAGGTCTAATTTGAAAAATAATAAGTATTGCTAATATAAGCCCCAGCAAATTATCTATTGTTACCAAAGAACTTTTTTTAGTTTTAGGTTTCATTATTATATAAATAGAAAATATAAAGATAGTAGCTTAATAATAATATGTCGTATATAGGTAAAAAGGGGTATACACTTTTTAAGGATGATATTAATTCATCACAAATTAAAAAAATTCGTGATGAATTGACAGTAAAACCATTTTCAACCCGCGGTCAAGAAGTTTCTTATCCCATTTTCAGAGAATCCGAAAGTAAACTTTATGTACCGCGATACTATGGTATAGAAAATTTTGGACAGACTGAAAATAAATTGTCAAAGGGCGAGACAATTAATTTAACTTTTAAAGGAGAACTATTTGATTTTCAAAAGGAAATTGTTCTTAAATATATTACCTCTGTCGGAGAAAGCGGTGGTGGTCTTTTAGATGTTGAACCAGGAAAAGGTAAAACGGTTATGGCTCTTAATATTATTAGTAAAATAAAGAAAAAGACGCTTGTTGTTGTACACAAGTCTTTTTTAATGAATCAATGGATAGAACGAATAGAGGCGTTTTTACCCGATGCAAAGGTAGGCAGAATACAAGCCGAGACAATAGACGTGGAAGGAAAAGATATTGTATTAGGCATGATCCAGTCCTTATCTAATAAAGATTACCCCAAGGAATTGTGGGACCAGTTTGGTTTATGTGTCTTTGACGAATGTCATCATTTAAGTGCCGAGGTCTTTTCTAACGTAATGATAAATATTGTTACCTCTTATAACCTTGGATTAAGCGGCACGATGACACGCAAAGACGGATTAACTAAGGTCTTTAAGTATTTTATTGGCCCTATTATTCATAAAGAAAAGACTGACCTAACAACCGAAGTCTTTGTAAAGGCAATACGCATTCAGAATGAAGACACGTTTGAAAATGTGAAAACAGATCATAGGGGTCAGCCTCTCTATTCTTGCATGATTTCAAAGTTGGATTATCCCGAAAGAAATCTATACATTTCAAACGTGGTTAAAAAGGAGCTAAAGGATAATGAAAATCAACAGATTATGATTTTGGCGCACACCAAATCTATTGTACAAGATTTATTCAAACATATTTCTACCTTTGAGGCGAGTATAGGTTATTATCTTGGAGGAATGAAAGAAGAACATTTAAAGGCATCAGAGTCTAAAAAGATTATCTTGGCTACTTATGCAATGGCCTCTGAAGGCCTTGACATAAAGACCTTAACCACTCTTATCTTGGCCACTCCAAAATCAGACATTTGTCAAAGCGTTGGGCGGATCTTACGGAGCAAACATTCTACCCCGCTTGTGATTGATTTGATAGACGAACATCCTTTATTTGATACACAATACAACAAGCGACTAACCTATTATTCTAGTAAGAATTTTAAGATTCATGAATACGATAATTATAGAGCCTACGAAACAAATACACATGTCTTAAAAAAGAAGACTAAAAAATCTAAGGCCGAGTCAAAAGAAAAGGTAGTTTGCCTTATTCCGGGATTAGGTTAATAAAAATTCTTGGTTGAGACATAGTCAATAAAATATTGCTTACTAACGGTGTGAGTGTTTTTATAATACTCCGTGTATAAATTGTATAGTACATTAATATCCGGACACGTGTTTTTCTCTAAGAATTCATCAATATGCTTTTTTTTATTCCACAAAACGCAACCAATTCTATAAATATTTTTTTCGTCCATGCTTGTAGAGGGATAGTAATACTTTATTAGATCCTTCACGATTTCTTCATTAATTTCATACTTACATTTTGTATTTTCCATGAAAAGTTTAAGAAACTCGCCTATTTCAAACTCGGAATTATCTTCAAAAATATACTTTCCCCAAAATGATTTGAACTGTTCAACGTAAGGCAGAAAAAGACTATTCACATTCATATAATAGGGATAGTTATAGGTTAGAATGTTTGCAATTTGTTCGCGTATCTCATTTTTCTGAAAAAAATTAAAGATTCGGTTTTGTTTTATATACAATTTCCACAAAAATAACATGTCCTTTTCATTGATGTTTGTTCCATATTTAATATAAATGTATTCGTTGATAAAGGAATGAACTATATCTTGTTTGGTGTGATGATTCATCCAAAGAACATCATATTTTAAAGACCTGTTTGTTATATCTTCTAAAAATACATCGCCCGAGGTAAACCTATTGGAGTAATGAAAGGAAACGCATATTAAATTAATAAAAAAATCCTCCGATTGTTTCAAATACTCAAGGTTAAAATTACTTGTCTTAATGATCCTGGATTTCTCAACGGGGTGACCACAGTATTTAAACTTGTAATGATTCCCTAAATTAATGGAATGAAAATATAGAGTAACATATTTATTAATGGTCTTTATAAACGGCTTCATGGACGGTTCAATAAAATAAAATAAATCCGTCTTTTTCATAATAATATCTCCTAATGTAATTATGAAATATTTAGCATAGGATTTACTTGAAAACAGATTCGGATGTAAATAAGAAAATATATTTTGAAGTGTCAATGAATTAGGAATGTTTTTATAAATGGTATTATTCTTTATTTTTTTATGTATTTTATTTTTTATTTGTTGCTTGATGTTGGTTTGTAGTTCATAACTATAGATGTTTTGTAGGATGAGGGAAAGAGTGTCATTTTCAGTTAAAATAGTATAGGTGTTATCTTTGTACTGAACATATAATTCGGAAGTTGAAACATAGTAAATGGTATTATTAGTAAAAAATGTATTTAAAACATAATGAAATAAACGGGACTTTTCAGGATTATAATGTTCAAAATCACATAATTTATTAAACAACTCCTCCTTTATGTAGACATTTGAACTTTGTAATATAGAATTAACCTTGTCGCTAATCAATAAATCATAATCCATTAACCTATTATAATACTCTTTTTTATATAAAAACACAAAATATACTTATATATATGGATTCAATTAATACAGATATATCAACGTATACGATAGACGAACTTTTTTCATTGTTAGATATCAAAGTGGATGAAAATAGCACAACCGAAAATATTAAAAAACTTATTGAAGAAAGAGCCAATTTATATATTAAAACTTTTACTGAATCGGGTCGCGTAAATTTAGTAAACTTTTTTGAAAGCATAAAAAAGGAGTTAATCGGTAATAATGTTAAACTTACTATAGCAGAAGAAGAATTACTGCATTATGAAAATAAATACAACCCCAATAATAAAGACGGAAAAAAGACAGGCGATGACATGTTTAACAGTAATAACGGGTCTGGAAATCCAATCCATCGTAAAACCGTTTCAAAGTTATTAAATGTTGATAGTAAATTTAGATCCGGTTATTTAAATACAACATCCAGCGATTTTATATTGGATTTACCTTACCCCATTAATAATGTGATTGAAATAAAGTTTAGTGATTTAGAACTTCCTATCAGTTATTATCCATTTACAACAGCCAATCAAAATAATTATTTTTGGTTTGCAACCTATACTCAAACCCAATTGATTTCTAATACACCCTATATTTATTATTTTTTTATGCCCGATGGAAACTATTCTTTTGATAACTTAATAAAATATATAAATACCAGTTTTGCGACCATTAGTACACTGGATATAAGTTCGGTTCGTATTCCTATAAAAGTTACCCATGATTTGAGTTTCAATAGTTTAAACATCGTAAATGGAACCGGTAAATTGACTTTTGCTATTGATGCCAGTTTAAATGAATTAAATATCAACCCGATTGTTAAGGCTGAATTAAATTTTAATTCTCCTGCATTAGCAAATATTACTTATTGTACAAAGGTGACAGAAGAGTTTAATAAAAATATATACTACTCGCCCACCAACATACCCATATTTCAAAGAATGGGATGGATGTTAGGGTTTAGAGATAAAAATTATAGTTTTACAACTTCGCTTATAACAGAGTCCGTTTTAAACATAACAGGACCGAGGTATTTGTACATTATCCTAGAGGATTTCAATAAAAGTAGTAACGTTAACTTTTTATCCTCTTCAAAATACGGGTTGTTACCGGATAATATTCTTGCGCGCGTATCTTTAATAAGTAGCGCTTTTAATGTTTTAAAACAAAACGATTTCAGTGTATATGCCGAGCCTAGATATTATTATGGCCCCGTAAATATTAGTAAATTGCGTATAAGAATCGTGGACGAGTTTTCTAGAACATTGGATCTGAATAGCGATGACTTCTCTTTTACCTTGAGAATGACTACGGTTTATTCTGCAACCTAGCAAATATTTTTTTATAACTAAAGTCATTATTACATATATCATAAAGGTCGCATAACATATCTTCCGTCTCATAATACACGCGAAAATTTATATCTTTTCTTTTCATATCGGTTTTATCCCACGGAAGAAATCCGTATTTTAAATCAAATAACATATAAATCAAAGAAATTACATCATCTTTATACTCATAAATATATTCATTTTCAAAACAGGTATAGCTTGCGTATCGCCGGTTTCCTACAAACGATTTTATAATACGCGTTGTCATTTTACAAGACAATCCTAGATCAATAAGATAAATTTTGCCATTTCCAAGAATAAAATTATCGGGTTTTATGTCTCGGTGAACGATTTTCTTTTTGTGTAAATGAAACAAAATCGTAAATAGATATTCCAAATTAGGTGTATCTTTATCAATGGTCTTATCCAATAGTTCCAAAACAATATACATGTTTCCTTCATGTATACCGGACCCCTTTATTTTAGGGATTTGAACACCCGAATCTTTCAATAATAAATACATGGATAATTCGTGTTTTAAAAGCTGAGGATTTTTTAAACACTGCTTTAAAATAACCCTTGTTTTCTTTAAAATATGTTCGCATTCATAAACAACAGATAACTCCGTGTTTGTGATGACTCTACAAATCCGATACTTGTCTCCGATTATAGTATCGGTATCCATATAAAGATATATAACCTATTATAGTAAGATGATTTTAAGTGAGTTTCAAAAAAATGCGATTGAAGCCATTGAAGCCGGGCATCATGTTTTAATAACCGCTCACACGGGTTCGGGTAAGACTTTGCCAGCTGAACATGCGATTAAATATTTTACATCAAAAGGCAAAAATGTTATTTATACATCGCCTATTAAGGCATTAAGTAATCAAAAGTTTAATGAATTTACGAATAAGTTTCCCTCTTTAAGTGTGGGCATTTTTACTGGCGATAATAAACACAATCCAAAGGCGAATGTTCTTATTATGACAACAGAAATCCTACAGAATAAACTATTAAATCCTTCAGCAAGTCATTTAGATTTTGATTTAAATGACTTGGGATGCGTCATTTTTGACGAGGTTCATTACATTGATGATGAAGAGCGCGGAACCGTTTGGGAACAAAGTATCATTCTTTTACCCAAAGAGGTACAGATTGTGATGCTGTCTGCGACGATCGGAGACAAAGAGCAGTTTGCTGGCTGGATAGAACGTATCAAAGAAAAAAGGGTCGTTATTTGTAGTACAAATAATCGTGTGGTTCCTCTTGTCTATTATCAGTATTTTGCAACTCATCAAAAGGCGATTGAATTGGCAAAACCACCCTTCAAGGCTTTACTTGAAAGTAAAAATGATACTTTGGTTAATTTAACAGACCATAATATAGAACAAAATAAAAAGTGTCTTACTTATTTAACCAATCAAAACATTCGGGTTTCTAGAAAACAAGTTCTAAACCAGTTATGTTTTACTTTAAGAGAGAAGGAAATGTTCCCGTGTCTCTGCTTTGTATTTTCACGTAAACAAGTGGAAGAAATGGCGAAAGAAATCACAACTCCTTTGTTTGAGACAGGTGAGAAGGATTATGAGATTGAACCTATCTGTCGCCAACTACTTGTCTCGCGCGTAAAGAACTGGAAAGAATATGTCATGTTACCAGAATATAATTTTTATTTGGATCTTTTGCATAAAGGGATTGGAGTACATCACGCGGGTATGTTGCCTATTTTCCGAGAGATGATTGAGATTCTTTATGATAAAAAATATATCCAGCTCTTATTTGCAACGGAGACCTTTGCGATTGGCTTAAACATGCCTACAAAAACCGTATGCTTTTCAAGCTTATATAAACACGACGGGTACTCGCAGAGGCTTTTGCATCCACACGAGTTCATTCAAATGTCCGGACGCGCCGGGCGAAGGAATATAGACACCATAGGACATGTCATTCTATTGACGAATCTATTTGACCCACCCGAGACAAGTGCCTATAACAAGTTGTTAAATTCGGGGCCAAAAATTCTAAAGTCAAAGTTTAAGATTAGTTATTCTTTGCTTCTTCATAATACAAATAAAGAAGAGTTAATTGAGTTTGCAAACAAAAGTCTAATGTCTAAAGATATTATTAATCAAATTACCTGTTCCGAAAATAGAATAAGGGAATGTGAAAAAGAAATAGAAATGGAAATGGAAACATCTATCAATAAAGAGGTTTGTATCGCGTATAAATCCTACAAGGATCAGCTACCTTTTTTAAAAAATAGTAAAAAGTCGCAAATTTACGGATTGGTAAAGAAGATAGAAATGGATGTACCTAACATCCAAACCCAAATGGTTTCCTTTGAACGGATTCTAAATTTGGAAAAGGAAGTGGAGACAAATCGGGAAAATAAAGAGTACGCAGAACAATATATTTCAACCCAAATCAATAACATTCACCAAATATTAAATGAAAATGGATTCTTTGAAGAAAAGAATATCGCAAAAAGTATTAATGAGATTCACCCGCTAGTATTTACCGATCTTTTAACCCATTTGGATTGGTTTGATAAATATTCAACGGGCGAGTTATTCTCTATTCTTAGTTGCTTTTATGATGTAAAGGTTCAGGATGATTATAAGTTATTTAAACCCGTGTTACTGAAAGAAGAAATCAAATATATAAATGACCGAATTTATTATTATATGGATAAAGAAAACCAATACGGGTTGTCTAGTTATACTCAAGAATGTATTCAGTATGACATGATGGAATATATTCAAGGATGGATGAATTGCGCCGACGAGTCAAGCAGTCTTTCTTTATTAGAAAGGCTAAAAAAAGAGAAGAATATATTTTCAGGAGATTTTATTAAGTGTTGTCTCAAGCTTGTAAACGTGGCGAGAGAGATTGACTCCTTCTCCGACATGCATCTAGGACTCCGACAGAAGTTGAGAGAAGGTTCCGACCTTTTATTGAAATTCATTTGTACAAACGAATCTCTTTATCTATAATATATATGTGTTGGAATCCAGATATTTCAATCAATACATTTATATTTTCATGTTTGACTCTTTTATTTATTTATATTACAAATACTTATACGAAATATAAAACACCTTTGTTTGATAATCCTATCTTTTATTTATTATTTTTGGCAGTCGTTTCCATTCAGTTAATAGAGTTCTTTTTATGGAGAAATTTAAAAAATAAATTTATAAATGAATACCTTTCTAAGTTGGCTTCCTTTGTTATTATATTACAACAGTTATTTCTTATTCTATTAATACCAATTACACGATTTAGGAACGTATTGTTATATTGTTACCTTCTTTTTATGTCGGGGTATTTAATTTATAAAAAAATATATAGTCCGATAAATTTTCATACGTCGGTGGGAACAAATGGTCATTTATCATGGGAATGGATCAATTACAAAGGTTATGAAAATATTTTTCTTTTTGTATTTTTATTTTTTTATATTGTATCTGCATCATTAATAAATAGTCCGATCCCTTTGATTTTTGTATTAGTTACGTTAGCCTTTTCTCTGCCCTTTTATTTTAAACACAATACCTTTGGTACAATGTGGTGTTGGATAAGTAATTTATGTTTATTATACTTTCTCGTAAACATCCTTTTAATCCAACCTTACTATGAGTATAATGGGCTATGTTAATTGTGTAATTGGAATCTAATCTTTCTCTTGAGTCTTTTTTCATCTTGAAACACGTATATTTTTACTTCTTTTTCGGTATAATTATCATAATCTTTATCCGTTTTAAGCGTACTTGTTAACTTTAATTCGGGAATGTAAATTTTATAGTTGAATAACTTATCCGTTTCGGACTTTTCAAACAATATCGCATTAAAAGTGTTGGACTGTTCCCGGGTCGCAACATCTAACATTTTGCATTGATTCTGTGTTTTTCTAATACGTCTCATGTCCGTGTTCAACCGATCTATTTCATTGTACCATTTATCACAAGGAGAATCAAAGGATAATAGGTTTTGTTCAATACATAAATGATACATATTAATAATATCAACCAATCTTCGTATAGGAGAGGTAATTTGTAAATAGTCTCCTTTGTAATCATATTGAGAATATTGTTTGTAATAAATTGGTAATAGATAATGAGGGAGTTCGTCGGGTTTAACCGTAACCGTAAATATACCTTTTTTTATAAGTGACGCGCAATACGTATTAAATTTTATCATATAGGTCTGAACAAGATCGTGACTATTTTCGCAACCAGAAATAGCCAAGAGGGTTTTATAGTCGGCATATTCGGCTAGACTTGTCTCGTCATAGGAGAAGTTCCTAGCGACCTTTACTCGGCACACTGAGATGGAGGTCTGTCCGCTAAAATAAAAGTCAAGGGCGAGACACGCGCGCTCTTCTTTTTCATTTAAAGAGCAAAGTCTAGAGAGTACATTCGGTAGCATGGTATGACGTCTGTCAGGTAAATAAATATTAGAAATTCTTGTTGTAAAAGAATCCCACAAGGAAAGTTTATCTATTACATACGGTACCAGACTAATATAGACACTTACCTTTTCAGAATCAACACTTAACCCATCATCCAAGTCAATACTTTCAGTGCCATCTATCGTGAACACGTTGGCCTTTCTTAAAGGAAGATCGCATGAATAACCCTTTACCCTTTTTGTTGCATCATTCGTAAACTTTTTAATAGAACAATTTAATCCATTACAATATAAACTGTATTCGTAATAATGTGCCGGGTCCTCAATAGATCCAAGGTTCTGTGTTATATTACCCACTGGTAATTCTAGGTCCCAGTGTTTAAAAGAAAAGGTAATGTAAAGACTAATCCTTTTCTTTTCAAAATTAGGAGGTATTTCATAGGGAATATAAAAGTAAGGCATTTTTTTATCATCTGGCTCGCACAAATACAAAAACTTATTCTTTTCTTTTCCAAACGTTCTCTGGGTGTTTAGTATACCAGGAATATACATATTTTCTTTTAGTCCATTCAGAGTTTCCATCGTATTCATTTCTATATAAATAAAATTGACTTCAATTTAAATGAGTTAGAATACTTAACAAAAATGATTAAACGGGTGCAAAGATACGCAGAAGATTTCAAATATGTTAAGCTTGATGAATTTTATCAATTACCCAATAAACGCGATGAAATAGTGCGTTTAAATTTTAAAGTTGAATCGCCACGCTGTTTACGATTCTTTCTCTATTATGAAAAGGCAAGCCTGTGCCCGCAGTTTGATTTGCCTGAAGAATTAATGGATCATATAAAGGGATATCTACCTGAAATTGTTCAGATAGAAATGACAGTTACTTTTCCTGAAAATAATTACCCCTTTAACCCTCACATTTGGGAAATTGTACGAGCAACAAGTAATAAATTTAAGGTTGAAACCTACTATAATATTATAAAGGGACATAACGCTTATAACATTGCAGATTGGTCGCCGGCAATTACCATTCAAGCAGATATATTATGTGTAATAGAAAAATTATATGACTATCTATACGACAGTGAAAACAAATACGTTATTAATTACGTATTTAATAACGTAATTAATTTAAAAACTATAAAGATGTTAGGGTATAATGAAAATAATATTTAATAACTTTTTTTATGACCAAGACCTTTCACCTTTTCTTTATTTATTTAAATTAGTATTCAATGAACCCATTGAGATTGGTCAACTAGAAGATAGCGATGTTTTGATTGAAAGTATATTTGGTAATAATACCTTTTTGTATAAAAAGAAATGGAAGTACTCCTTTTGTTTTATAGGCGAATCTGACCGACGAATACCTATTTTTACACAAAATCTTATCCTTAAAGATTACTCGTGTGTGTTAAAGGGCGAAATAAACAATAAGAATATCGTAAACTTTCCTCTGTTCGTTTTTTATAACTATTGCTATAAATTTGTTTATGAATATAAAAACAAACCACGAATCGTAACAATCCCTACAAAGGAAGTTTGTGTTCTTATATCTAATAACGATTCTGAAGGAAGGAATGTCTTTTTGAGTCATCTAGAGCAAAGAGTAAAAATAGACTATGCAGGCATTTATAAAAATAATGTAAAAAAGCTTGAAGCACCGCACTGTTCAAAAGAATTTATACAATTTGTCTCGCAATACAAAATTATTATCTCCATGGAAAACTCCAAGAATAAAGATTATATAACCGAAAAGATATTGCATGGCTTTTCCGCCAACACGATTCCGGTTTATTGGGGGTCAGATAATATTTCAACCTATTTTAACGAAGAAAGGTTTGTGAATGTGAAAAGTTTCAATATAAAAGACATGGTAGAAGCAATTGAAAAAATAGTAGCTCTTATAAATAATCCTGTCTTGTACTTGGAGACGGTTAACAAACCCATTTATAAAGACGATCATGTCCCTTTAACTCTCACACACATTTCGCATCATATTCAAAATTTATTACAAATAAAAAACGCGCAACATAAAAGATTTATTACCTTTGGAAACGAGCTCTATTACAATAGTGTTAGACGAATATGTAAGGAGGCTCAGAACCTTAAGTTTTTTAATGAAATATACGGATTTTCAGATAAATATTTGAAGAAGGAAGAGGACTTCTGGTTAAAACATGGCCATTTTTTGGAGAGTAATAAAAGAGGATATGGTTATTGGCTATGGAAACCCTATTTGATAAAAACGGAGCTAGATAAAATAAAGGAAAATGACATCCTTGTCTATTGTGATTCGGGATGCCAAGTGAACGAACAGGGCAAAAGAAGATTACATGAATATGTAGACATGTTGAATACGTCTGAACACGGTATTCTATCTTTTCAACTAGAATTTCTGGAGCCCTTATATACAAAAAATCAAGTATTTGAAACACTTGAATTTAAGAAGAACGTTTTGCAGTGCATGGCCACGGTTATTATTCTAAAAAAGAACGCAAGCTCAAGTTCTATTATAAATGAATGGTATGAACACTGTGAAAATTATGACCTAATTAATGACGAGAAAGGCAAAGAAGATCCTCGGTTTATTGACCATAGACACGACCAATCTATTTTATCTGTTTTGGTTAACAAAAGAGGGTCTTTAAAAATAACGGATGAAACCTATTTTTCTAACTGGAATGACGGAGCAAACTATCCATTCTTGGCAAAAAGATTGCGCTAAATAGTAACTAATAAATGAAAGACATTTACTTCATTATGAAATTCTCCCACATTAGATACTTTATAACCACATGTTGTTAATCCGTTTGTATTTATATCATTTCTTTTAGCCAACATCATATTTCTGTCGTTATTTGATGTATCTGTAACACGTTTATCATCATTATTTTCTAGAATAAATCCTGAGTTGGTTAATCCTTTAGGATAAAAGATAGGTACATTTGACCGTACAAGCCTATTATAGATTGCCCAATCATCGCCACCCCAACCAAGTAAATCATTTGGAAATCCGTTTATTTTAATATAGGATTCTGGATCAAAAACACATGCAGCGCCTAATACATCATAAGGAGGTCTATGTAAATCTATCACTCCTTTATTTAAATTTAAAATTTCTTGTGGAACCTCTCTGTTCAAATCAAATTTATAGTCTGTATTCATATGAAAATATTTTTTTGGAAAATTAAATATTTTTTCACTTGCTAAAAAGGCGATGTTTAATAACTTACCCCGATTAAAACGGTTGCTATCATTTTGTTCGCATATCATAATCTTATATTCAATGTTATTCTTAGTAAAATAAACATTAATATTTTCAATTAATTCTCGCAGTTGTTCTCTTCTAAAAGACTGATTATCCCTCGCCCTATATGCAACCAAAAAAATAAACATATATATTAACTTATAACAGGTTTTTAATTCGTAATCTTAATTGATTATTAAAATAAGATTATTATAATGAAATATTTAGTTACTGGAGGTGCAGGGTTTATAGGTAGTCATTTAGTAGATGAATTAATAAAAAATGGACATCATGTTATCATAATAGATAATTTACTATCAGGCTGCATGCAAAATATAAACAAGGATGCAACCTTTATTAACAGTGATATACGCAAGTTGGAAAATATTATAGACCATTTTTCAGGAGTAGACGGGGTATTTCATTTAGCAGCAATCGCAAGAACTCCGTGGTGTATTGAGAATCCAATCCTAGCATATGAGACAAATGTAATGGGTACATTAAATGTTCTGGAGGCATCCCGATTAAAAAATATTAAAAGGGTTGTGATGACCTCTTCCAATGTAGTATATGCTTTTCACACTCCTTATCGTTCAAGTAAAGAATCATTAGAAGGACTTGGAAAAGTATATACAGATATGTATGATTTGTCTGTTGTATGTTTAAGGAATTCAAATGTATATGGATCTAGACAATCAGAGCTTGGACCGTCTCCAAATGTTTTTTCTGCTCTAAGAAAATCTAAAAAGGAAAAGAATATACTAGAAATTACTGGTGATGGAACTCAAAGTCGCGACTTTACACACGTATCCGATATTGTCTCTGGTCATATTTGCGCAATGAATTCTACAGAAACCGGAGTATTTGATTTATGTACGGGTATTAATCATACCTTAAACGAAGTAGCAAACTTTTTTGAAACCGATATTGTGTATACTCCAGAAAGACCCGGAGATGTTAAGCATATTTTTCAAGATCCTTTACCCGCGTTTGAAAAGCTTGGATGGAAAGCAAAGGTTTCCTTGAAAGAAGGAATGGTTGATTTTTTTTCAGATAATAACTATAGTTGTTAACCTTCCCATATCGCATCTGCTAGACCATACTCAATAGATTCATCTGCATTGAGCCATAGATCATGCTTTAACAACTTCTTCAAAGCGTCTGCGGGAATAGTTGAATTTTCCTTGTAAATATTTTTGATTCGTGTCATAAACCCCTTCAGGTTCTTATATTCATCTTCAATCTCGCTCATCTTTCCCCAACAACCCGAGGAGAGCTGATGAATTAGCATATAAGCACTTGGCCGAATGTATCGCTTCTTTCCAAAGACACTAATCAAGGTTCCGGCAGATGCAGTGGATCCCTCAATAATCGTATAGATGGGTACAGTGCATGCCTTAATATAGTCAATCGCATTAAACGCTGAAAAGATGCAGCCACCAAAAGAATTAATATGTAGATAAATGGGAACCTTCTTAAGGTTTAGTCGGCGCTTTAACTGGATGCAATAAATTTCAGTCTCGCGAATAATTTCAATCAACTCGCGCACAGATTCACGGTCCACTTCAGTGTAAAAATAGATATGATTCTTTTCTGCTTTTACAGAACTAGGTGGCTTACACAAACCACTGTCAAGAATATTTGCAAGTGCATCGGTCATTACAAGGAATAAAAAATAATCTTTATATTAATCTACTTCATTTATAAATTTGAGTCTCCGCTCCATCTCTATTAGACTGGTCTTTAACATGGAGATTTCATTCTTTAATTGCCCGTTTTCACGTGTAAGAAGCTCAAATTTGATTTGATTTTGTTTTATAATATTAATGTATTCTGATGACTCTTTTACTCGTTCTAAATAGTGATCAATAAAATCCTTGTGTGATTTATTCTTACGATGAATGTTAAATTCCGATAAAGATGTAAATTTAGTTCCTGCGTTTGTACATTTACATCTGTACATAAACCCTTTCGCGCGAGGCGGGATGGGACAGTGGTCCTCATACTTTTGCGTATCAATATTGAATTCAGGGATATACGTTTGTTCTCCGACGATAGACATTTTTATAATACTTTTATTTATTATTTAACATTCAATTTTTTTTAAACATATATTATAATGACAAGTACAAGCCATTGTTTTGAGAAGTTTGATTTAAATCCTGAAAGATGTACTTTTGTAAAAAAGTGTCCTGAAGGGACGAGAAGAAATAAAAACTTTAGATGCGTAAAAGCAATTAGTAATACTAATGTTGTAAAAAAAATTGTAGAAAAAAGGAAGTCTGGTGTAGAAAAAAGATTAAGAGACCGAACAGAAATTTTACGTAGTAGAACAGATAAGTTTTTTAATAATGGTAACATGACAGAAAATTCAAACTCTAATATAAAAGATGCACTCATGCGTTTAAGAAAGCAAACCAAAGAGAAGGATATGATTGATTTAACTGAAGATCTTACAGGTATGATAGATCGCATTAAAGAATTTAGAAAATCTAAGAGGTCAACTAAGACTAGAACCCCGCGAAAGAAAAAAGTAGTTATTAATACAGGTCTTAATGAATTCAATAGTTTTGAGGAAGACCTAAGAAGCGCCTCGCCTAAGTCGGCATCTAAGTCTCCGTCTAAGTCTCCTGAAGCCGTAGAGGTTGACTTGAATGCGGTTAATTCTCAAGCGGTTAATTCTCCAGATTCACCCAGGGAAATGACTGAAGAACAAAAACAAAAAATAGTAAATGCATATGCAAATCAAGTATCCAAAATGAGGTCTATGTTAAACTTTGGTAAACTTGAACAAATGACAAAACGAACCAGAAAGCCAAAGGCCACTTTAAAATCGCGTAAGAATGCTTCTAACAAACCAAGCAGAAGAAAAAAGATTGGTACATCTCTTAACGGTCCTAAGCCAAGACGTAAAAAGACTTCAAAGGCTTCACCAACAGGTTCGGTTGAACTTTAATATATTTTTAATATAATGAATAAATGTTTTGATAAATTTGATTTAAATCCTAAGACATGTACTTTTGTAAAAAAGTGTCCTGAAGGTAAGGTAAGAGATGAAAACTTTAGATGTGTAAATAAAAATACAAATACATTAAAAAAAAGGGTTCAAAAGAACAAGGTTGACGAGGAAGAGAATCTAAGAAAAAGAATGAATGATTTAAGAGAATTGTTTAAAAGCAAAACAAATACATGGGAAGAATTAGATAATGATCTAAGAAAAAAAGTCGTTCGTATAAGAAATCAAACGGTAAAAAGAGGGTTTGATGATTTGACCCGTAATGTAACAAATTTATTAAAAAAGGTTGACCTCTATACAGGTAAAACCCAAAACTTAAATAATCCAAAGAATTTATTTGATAATTCCTATTCAAAGAAGAATTCAAAAGTTAGACCTAGACGCAAAACCAATGTTTCACTTTAATATATACAAAACTGCAAGTAGATTAATAACGGATGATATAAAGTATCCTGATTGTAACCATGTTACATCCTTTTTACCGGTATATTTAAAAAGGTAAAACATAAAACTAAAGGCATACATTAGCAAAACCGAATAGGCAATGAGCTTCCATCCTGAAAAGGTATCAAGACAAATCATGTTATAGCTCCAGACACCTCTGAGACAATAATTAATATAAACACATAGTAAGGCTGTTATTATAAATACAAGACAGTTTGTAGTTTCTCTAAAGGTATATTCTTTTATATACATCAATTCTCCAAATACTAAAAAGATGATCATGAAATGTGAAAAAAAGTTTGAAAAGGATAATTGATGTATTTTTAATTTTTGTTTTGGATATAAAAAGTAAAAGTAAAGCACGCTGATGGTTAATGCAAGCGGTGCTATTATTTTAAAAAACTTAACGGATCTAATATTCAAAAGAGCCATGAAAAAATAGGTAAACATAAGAAATAAAGTATGATGTGTTAGTTGTGAAAAATACCAACATAATTTATCTACAAAAGAGTCGTCTATAATAAATTTACCTTTATAGTAGCCTCCTTCTGGAAAGAAATCAGGACCATTTGTTTTTATATGAAAAGTACTAATAAGGCTTAGTACGATCGTTGTTAATAAAAAGATGGTTCCTATTAAATAAAAAGGTGTTCTTTCATTTAAAAAACTTACACTCATTTATTATTACATACTCTATTTCTTTATACAATATAACGAAATAGAGGAAAAGTATTTTAAAGTATACTTTCAGGGTTGACTAAAAAGGTAAAAAAAGTAGTAGCCAATTATTTATAGAAGAAAATATACTTTTGTTACGTGAATAGTTTCTTACCTTTTTTACCTTTTTTATACTTTCAGGGTTGACTAAAAAGGTAAAAAAAGTAGTAGCGGATTATTTATAAAAGAAAATATACTTTTGTTACGAAGATAGTCACTTACCTTTTTTACCTTTTTTATACTTTCAGGGTTGACTAAAAAGGTAAAAAAGTAGTAGCCAATTATTTATAGAAGAAAATATACTTTTGTTACGAAGATAGTCACTTACCTTTTTTACCTTTTTTTATACTTTCAGGGTTGACTAAAAAGGTAAAAAAAGTAGTAGCGGATTATTTATAGAAGAAAATATACTTTTGTTACGAAGATGGTCACTTACCTTTTTTTACCTTTTTTTATACTTTCAGGGTTGACTAAAAAGGTAAAAAAAGTAGTAGCGGATTAATGATAAAAGAAAATATACTTTTGTTACTTGAATAGGTTCTTACCTTTTTTACCTTTTTAGTCAACCCAAAAAGTATGATCCGGAAAGAACGGAGAGAAATCCATGAAAAAAATTTTTATTTTTTTTATCTTTTTGAAAAGGAAAAAAAATTTTAAAAAGTCATCTCTCTCCCGCACATTTACCCTTTTGAGTCAACCCTACTAAAAAAGTAGTAGCCAAATTTACCCAAAAAAGTATAAAATTTGTTACGTTATTAATATTTAAATATACTTTTTTAGTATAATAAAGGTAAAAATGGTAGTATACAATTGCGAAGCGTGCATTTTTAGCACTGAAATAAAGCAACATTATAAAAGACACCTGACTACTAATAAACACTTACTTACCCAAAAAGTCAACCCAAAGTCAACATTAGGTAAACCCGAAGTCAACCCAAAAGGTAAAAAAGGTAAAGATATAACTACCGAAACTTCTGACGTAATTACAGTACAAACTAAACATGTTTGTAAATATTGTGGAAACCTATTTTCTTGTAAACAGTCCATGTACCGACATATTAAGTATACTTGTCATAAAAATAAGGATGAAGATCTCAAAGAGCTAGTTAGGCTTTTAAATATTAAACTAGAGAGACAAGGGAAACAGATAGAGTCACAGGCGAGACAAATAGAAAAGTTAATGGGTAAGTTAGAAATAAATGGTTCCTTTAATACAACTAATATACAAAACATAACACTACTTTCTTATAAAGATACTGATACTTCTCACATTAAAGATATTGATTATATCAATTGTATTAAAAAGGTATGTCTTTGTGTTATAAAGTTAATTGAAAAGATTCATTTCAATCCTGACAAACCAGAGAACAAAAATATTTATATTTCTAACATGAAAGATAAATATTTACTTGTTTATGAAAAAGATAGTTGGGTTCTTAAGAATAAAAATAGAGAGATTGATAAATTATACGAAGAAAAGGAACTTATGATAGAAGAATGGCTGGAAGAACATAAGGATCCAGAGCTACAGGCTTTCTTTGATAAGTATTTAAACAATAAAAAGAATACAGAAACCATTGATATGATTAACGAGGAACTACGACTTATGATGTATAATAAAAGAAACAAAGATATTAATCCCGTTTGATTTCAAAATTACCAAAATTTTTCTTTTCATAATCAATCGTTTTTAAATATACATCCTCTGCATATTTATAGTTTGTGGTTGTATTATTTCTGTATGTATTCATTCGTTTGAAAAAGAAGTTATCAAAATATTTGTTTGGAATAATTGCAGCATGATCATCATAGGCGTAGTTACTTGACCCCATACATAAGGTTACTTTTGTAGAACTATATTTATCAATAGTTTCACAATCCTTTGTAAAAAATAAATCGGGGCGAACATAAACAAACGTATCAAAAATAATATTATTTTTCTTTTGATATTCTATTATTTTTTTACCGCATGCCTCAAAATTATAGTGACATTGTAATGCTCTAATAAGATTTTCATCTTTATCAAAAAAATCTATATATTTACTTCTATCTTTTACTTGTGACAAAATATCCATATCTTTTATTTCGTTATCATCAAGTATTATACTTTCAATATGAATTCCATACTTTTTTAATTCATTTATTTTATTATTAATAGCGTTTCTATTAATATCATTAAAACTGTCAAATCCTGGATGTTTTGGATCATTTAATTTTAAATATAAAAGGATTGTAATGTTTGTATTTGTATATTGAAATAGTTTAGTTATGATATGATCGTAACAACTATCTATACAATCTATAAATGAACGTGCATTTCCGGATAATACAAATATTGCATTTTTATTTTCAAATGGCTCTATCTTTTTAAAAAATAATAGAATAAAAAATAGAATGAATGCTATAAATAAAAGGATCATATATATTATTTTATAATTTTTATTCCGTGATAAAAGATAGCCAATACCCCTAGAAATTCAATAATATCATACACGAACAAAGGAGTATTTCTTTCATGATAGCCTATATATATCAAAAGAGGACCAAATAAAAGAACATGCAAGTAATTCATATAGGCGATCCTAGGTAACTTTTTAATAGACTTGAATAAATGCAAGAGAACAATACCTATACCTAAGTAGTATAAAAACTGATAAAAAGGATGAGACAAGTACTTTTGTATTCCAACGTAAATGAGGAGAGGTGCTACTATAAAAATATGAAAGAGACTAATCAACATATATACTTTTTATATAAAAAGTTCACTTGGTTTAGAATCGTAGAGTATTGTATCTTTTCAAGGGACGCATCCTTGGTCAAGGGCTCTATATAAACAAACCAATAGTTAGGTATAAACAAAACACTATCAGGGTGTACTTCTAAATGGATCATTTGAGTATGTTCCTTTATAAATTTTGAATCATGTTTTTCTGTAAAGTGTTCCTTATACTTTGGATGTATACAAGTCATATGAAACTTGCCTGTATGTACTCTATAAAAGGTACGGCACTCTAAATTTGTCTCAAGTATAGATTTCCCCGGCTTACCGAACTTGTAAAAGTGGGAGACCGGAAAGAACCTGACGGTCGGCTCCAGCAGGGGCGACGGCTGATAGGTTGAGACAAATATGTCATAATGTTTATGAGATATCTTATTCTTTGACAGCTCTGGCTCTTTTCGTAGAGTCATTCCATTAAATAAAAAGGGTTGTTTTTTATAAATAGTAGAAGTTAGTTCCGTCTTACATACATCACTTACATTAAGTAATTCATTTTCGGAATTAATGCAGAAATGAATGTAAATATGAAAATAAAGAACGATTATAATAAAAACGACTGGAATCCATAACATAAAATGTATTTATTTTATATTATAGTAGTTTTAACGATTTTATTCTGTAATTTTGGGAGCAAGAAAGAAGTTAATATTCACGTCACTTTTAAAGGTAATTCTCATGGGCGACTGATCGTCCATAAACAAATGAACCTGTTGATAGACAAGAGCCAATTTTGAGACAAGTAGTAAATATCTTAGAGGATAAGACGCCGTAAATACAAAGTCCTCTACTACATTAAATTCTTCTAGATTGTCTCCTTCTATTTCAATCTGAATCTTACCGTCATCATTAGCAGAATGTAGGAATATCTTCTCATCCTTACTTTCAATTTTAATATCTTCTCCGAATAAAAGAATCTCCTGCAGATATTTATCAAACACCTTACTTTTTATAGAAAAATCCATGAGCGAATCCGTAATAGAGGGCGATAATAGGTCCTGATCAATGTCTAACAATGGAATTTCAAAGTGTTTATTTTGTACAACATTTAGTAAATGAATCTCTAATTTATCTTCGGTAGAAGCGATCTCAATCATCGTATCCGTTGTATATAAACTGAAAATCTTTACTAAAACGGCACTTGAACAACTAATGACCTCGTCTATAGATTCATACTCTTGAAACCATGAGCTAGGAAACTTTATTTCTACGAGACAAACATGGGAACTATCCATCATCTGGATATATAGTTCATCCTTTTTAGCCATAAAAGTAATATGTTTATTGATATTTTTAATAAATTTAAAAATTTCAATCCATTCGGATACTTTTTGAATGTTATTAAGTTTGAACTTCATATAGATAAATTATTCGGCAGGTTTTATATCATTTTCCTTTTCCTTTTCAGCCACTTCCGCTTTTGCGTCGTTTTTTACCAACCTTTTAAGGTTTAACAACTCAATATTCATTTCCATAGAAAAGGTTTGTACCTTTATAATAATTTTCTTAAGCTCTTGTATTTCTTCCACGAGAGCGTTGTACTGCGCTTTAAAATGTCCAATGTCTTCTGTACTCATTGGTGCGGGCTTTTCTATCTTTATATTATTTAGTCTACTTTCTAAATCTGTAATTTGCCGGTCATGTTTAATAAGAACGTTTAGCGGATTTGTGGGGGTTGGAGCAACTTGAATAGGAACGGTAGACTCATTAGATGGTTTTGAATTTGAATCAGGAACCGCACGTCGTCTTTTTGCAGCAGCTAAGGCAGATGCTCCACTCATTCTATTTTATTAATACTTATGTTTAAGTTATTTATAGTTGATAATTTAACTATTTAATTTCTTTCGTATTTATATTATGAGTGATATTGATCCCGAGTTTGAAGAGATGCCTGTAATGAAAGGAGGTGGAAACACTTCCTTTTTCAGTTATATGTTTAGCCTTTCTTCTACAGAAAAAAACGAGATTATAAATGCGATGCAATATATCTTAATAGTAATCATACCCATTGTTATTTTATTGAAGTTAATGAAAAATTATATACCTTTAGAAAATCCAGATAAAGGTACTATAGAAATTACAGTTGAGGTTATTTTGCAGTTATTTATTATTTTTATTGCCTTTTTGTTTATACACAAGTTTGCAGTCTTTATTCCTACCTATAGCACAGTACCTTACGGTAAGATGAACTTGATACACATTATCATACCCGTTTTATTTTTATTGTTATGCATGAAGAGTTCTATTTCAGAAAAGATGTCTATTTTATTAGATAGATTCATGGGGATCTCAGGACTCGCTCCAAAAGAAAATATGGAAGAGAAAAAGAATCCAACGGAGAATCAGCAAAACCAAATACAATTCCCGCCTCCGCCACAATCTACTATGATTGTGAAAGAGCCAGGCTTCCAGGGCGGATATCAACAAGGAGGATATCAACAGGGCAATCAAAACCAGAGAGAACAGAATTTTGGGCCACCAGAACCAATGCCTGCAAATGAAATGTTCGGTATAAATGCATATTAAAATAACTATTAATAAATAACTATTAATATAGTATAATGGAATTAGAAATCAATAAAATAATAGACGACATTGATAAGTATAAATTATCGGATCTAAATACCGAAATTATTAAAAATAGAAAGAATGAAATCCTAAAACAAATATTAGATGACGATGAGTTTAAAAAATATAAACCCCTATTGAATGACTATCGTTATGTGGACGAGGTAGACGAACTGCGTATAGGAAGTTATATAAGATATTTTGTTTTGAAAGACAATGATGATGATCTAAAATTAGCGCGTGGCGGATTTATCATGGACATTCAAGCTTCAAAAGAAGATATTATAATTTTATGTAAAAATAATGGTAAATTTTGGAAAATAAAAATAAACAATTGTGTTATTTTCCAAAAAAATACGAAACAAGAAGAGGTTCTTATTAAAATATTAGACCATCTGAAGGAATAATTTATTTTTTCTAGATAGATTGCGATATTTATAGTTACGACTGTTTAAAATACACGAGTAAATAGGTTTATAAATTTTATTATAGTTGCATATTTTATTAATAAAAAGACTGATGGCTTTTTCTCTTAATTTTTTTATACTGTTCAAAGGTTTTATATGATAGTAACTTAGTATGTTTTTAGAGTCTTGTATTGTCAATGTCTTAAACATTAAAATACTTTTATAATATACAATTATTTTTAATGTCAGAAAAAATAATAGTTTTTGATTTAGATAATACAATAGGATTTTTTGAACAGTTTATTTATATATTAAATTGTATATCAAGTCCCGATATTTCCTATAACTATCTATTTGATTTATTTCCAGAATGTTTTCGTCCTAATATCTTTGAAATATTCACCTATTTACTGCAACAAAAGAAAAATGATAAAATAAAGGGTGTACTACTTTATAGTAATAACAACAATGATGCGTTTGTTAAAAAAGTAATTGAATATATACATTATAAATTAAATGAACCGCTTTTTGATTGCATTATTACAAAAGAACATCCGTACAGAAAGGTAAAAGTAAAGCATATGGACGACTTAATAGATTGCAGTAACGGCGTCATAACCTTTTTATCTAAAATATGTTTTATTGATGATAAACATCATGCTTCTATGATAACCGAACAAGTATTTTATATTAGATGTGAAAATTATACCTTTTATGTATCAAGCAAAGAAATACATAAAAGACTAAACATCGTTTTACCGTCTTATAAAAAGAAGTTGTGTCTCAACCTAAATAATTACAAACGAATCAGTATCTTTATCTATAACAAGATACTTCAGTTTATTAGTAAATAGAAAGTGTTCGTGCACTTGCATCGGTCGCCTTGATATAACGCGGCATCCAAAAATAGGGGATAATAGTCCCGCAATCCTTATAGTGATATTCAAACTCGGAACGATAACATTTTTGTTCATTTGTTTTTGGACTGTTATGAAGATATAAAGTTTCGTTTGACTCCTCGTACTTTACATTTTCTTGTATGATTTGATACCATGACTTTTTAAGTCCGCTCACTCCATCGCTAAAGGCCTCCTTCTTCCTATATAGAATGTCGTCGGGAAGAAGAAACGGATCATAATTTTTTATAATATCTCGGATAATATACTTTTCCTGTTTTTCGTTTATTGAATGACACCGCTCTGTCTCGGCAAGACTTAGATAGGCCTCTACAAACTTCCGATCTAAATAAGGGGTTCTTCCTTCTAGTCCGTGGCTAGAAATGGACTTGTCGCTTCTCAGTACATCAAAGTAATGGATATTATCCAATAACCTGACACATTCTTTATCAAACTCGGTAGAGTCGGGGCATTTATGAAAATACAAGTACCCGCCCATGAGTTCATCTGCGCCGTCTCCGTTTAGAATCACCTTTGCATCGCTGTGTTCCTTTATATATTTAGCGACATTCCAATTGCCTACGCTGGCTCTTACAGTAGTTGTATCATAACTTTCAATATCAACAATTACATTTGGAATAGAGGTTAAAAACTCTTCTTCTGAGCAAATAATTTGGGTATGTTTGCTTCCAATATGGTCAGCCACCATTTTTGAATACTTTAGGTCTTCGGAATCCTCTAGACCGATACTAAATGTCTCAATATCTTTTCCGGTCATAAGCTTGTAGTATCGGGCGGCAATGGCCGAGACAATACTGCTGTCAAGTCCGCCAGAGAGGAGACACGCAACCGGTCTATCTGAAATTTCAATCCTTTTTACAACGGCGTCAACCAGCGCAGTATAGACGGCCGAGTGACATACGGATTCGGTAAAATAAAAGGGCTTATGACATTGGAAATATTGTGTCATGTATACCTGATTATAGAAACCATTGATCACCTTGTATTTAGAATAATGTCCGGGAGTAAATTGTATTAAATTATTAAGAGGCAAACACTTCATAGGTTCAATATCAGAACAAAAACAAATGTTTTTATTTACATGATTTACATACAAAGGCCTTACTCCAAATGGGTCTCTTGCAATAAAAATGCTATCTTCTTCTTTATCATAAATAACAAAGGAAAACTCGCCGTCAAGTTCTTGTACGCATTTTTCCTTTAAAAGATCATAGAGAAGAAGAATAACCTCACAGTCGCTTTTAGTGCTAACCTTAAGGTTATACTTTTCAATCAGAGTCTTATAGTTGAAGATTTCGCCGTTACAAACAAGAATATAGTCTTTATAATGCATGGGCTGACCCGAGGCATTATCAGTACCATTAATAGCAAGTCTATGAAACCCCAAATAATTATAATTTACAACCTCTAGAATAGACCCTTCGGGTCCTCGTTTTTGCCCCCTTTTAAAATAGGTATATACATTAGCATTTATTCTAGGTCCAAATAAGGCAAAAATACCACACATGAAAAGATATAAATGTATATCTTTAATTTATTATAATATATAAATGAAAAGAATATTTATTTTCATTCTACTTCTCATCATTGTCTTTTTTTCAATTAGAAATTCGCAAATAACAACCTAAACAAATTTATAGATATAGGATATAATGGATTATGAAAATGAACTAAATAAACGTTTAGAATCAAGATACATTCCTTCTGCTCAATTACAACCTTTATTTGACGTGAGGTCTGTTGCAACAAGATATACCCATTTTAAAACACACGAGACACCTATAAAACCTGAATTACATAATTATGCGGATTATTCGCAACAGACCGTTTTCAATCCTGGTAGCAGAGCACCAGTTGATTATTTTTTTAAATCTGTAGATGTAGAATCAACGTTGCGTTCACAGTTTATGGCTCTCCAAAAATCAAACCAGGCCGTATACGTACCCGAGACATCAAGCGATCTTTATAATTATAACTCGTATGATAATAGAGATTTATTTGCCGAAGTAACGCTTCCATCTAGGAAAACAATCCCCGAAAAAAATCTATTCAACAACATGACTCGTTTGGATATTAGAAAATAATACATCCTATATTTTAATGTATTATAGCACAATTTGTAAAACTTCCAAAAAGGAGTATACGAAAGAAGATATCACTTATAATAAAAAGGATATCATTTTTATTTTTAATAAAATGATCGCGGACGATGCCGAGACAAAATATCCAGATTACGATACCTATAAGAATATTTTTCAAACGTTTGCATTTGATATTATAGAAAAAAATAATATTTTAAATTACAAATTTCAAGAACACGTATCTCAACCCTTTATAGAAAATGACAAAAAACTACTGTTAAGACCTAAAAACAAAACAATAATGGATATGTTTTGTAAGGTTGAAAAAATATAATATTATTATAATGAAAACGTTTAAAAAACTTAATTGTCATCCAAGAAAAACCAAGAAACGCGACACTTGTTATGATGACAATGAATTGGTCATGTTAAAAGAAGATTGGAATAAACAAAAACCGAAACATCAAATTGTTGCAGTAAACCCAAAAGATATTTGGAGCGAATTAAAACATAAATTGGCGGATTGTCCGCAGGAATTATGCTGGGTAGATAAAATAGTAAAGGATAAATCTTTAAAGCATAAGTTATATAATAATTTTGCACCAAAGACACAAGAATCATGGAATACAAATAGTAATGAATGGCTAGATAGTAATGACATCAAAAATGTCTTACAACAGTATAAAGAACATTATAAACACTTTACCTATTTAGGTCCTTCGCCCATGGATTTTGATAAAAAAATAAGGGGTGTTTGTGTTTGGCCTGAAATATGCAAGTTTTCTGTGAAGGAACAATTGAAAAAGGGTGTGACAAAAATAGGCGTCGCATTAAATATAGATAAACATACTGAAGACGGATCCCATTGGGTCGGTATGTTTATTGATTTAAAAGAAAAGTATGTGTTTTATTTTGATTCAAGCGACGGACCTATACCTAAAGAAGTGACCGCATTTACGAATAAAATAGTAGAACAAGCCAAGGCTTTAAAAATAAGATTAAAAAAATACAACAACAAAGGAATGCAACACCAAGAAGGATTGTCTGAATGTGGAATGTACGTACTGTATTTTATTATCAATTTATTAGAAAACACTAAAAAGGTAGATGATTTTAGAAAAACTAGAATACCTGATGAAGAAATTGCAGCATTTAGGACAATCTATTTTAATAAAATATAAACATTTACTTTTTATTTATTAAATGAACACCACACAAAATAAGGCATCTCTTTGGAAATCTTGTGTTGAACAAGGTATATTTGATAATATTCCTTCTTCCTATCAACCTCAAATTCAGGGATTATTTGAATCAATGATTAGACAGTTTAATAATGACGGTCTTGAACTATCTAAAGCAAATCAAATATTTTTAAGGGATTTTAAAATAGAATTAACGAAGTTAACAAACACTCCTATTCCTACAAAAACATTTGAAGAAACAAATAACGAATATAATAAATTATTTCAGCCAGATAAGCCTGAAAAGATAGACTTTAATAAAGAAATGGACACGCCTTTGAAGGATATTGAGAAATTGTTGAAGGAAAAAGCCGATCAACGATTACTAGAAAGCCAAACCTATTTCAAGGACGTGAGAACCGAGACAATTGTAGAGCCCGAACCTTCCAATGTAATTCCACAAAGTATCCAGATTCCGATACAAAGTATTTCTATTCCACAAAGTATCCAGATTCCACATATCCCAATTCCACATATTCATGATAAGACAGATGAATTATTTAAAATGATGAAACAACAGCAAAAAATATTATCAGGTATTTTAGAATCACAAATTAAGATTATTGAACTATTACAGAAAAAATAAGGTACTTTATATATGAAGAATTATATCTTAATTGGTTGTATATTACTTTTAATCATTTCATTATTCTTTTCCGTGAAAGAAGGAGTAGATAATCCAAAGGAACAGGTTCCACAGAATTTAAGAGGTTTAGAGGAGGTTTACAGGAAAAAAATTTATGATGTAGTTAGTGAAATTGTTAATACAGGTATTAATGAAGAAAATATTAAAAATCCTGCGTGTAGATCGGAATGCGTTATAGATCAGGAAAAAATCAGACGTTCTCTCTCTTTTATAGATCAAGCGCATGTTGTATTTATAGTGGGTTTCATTAATAACATATTTAATGACGATGCAACCTTAAAATTTATTACTGAAATTCTAGGACCAAATTCTCCACTATTAAATAGACCTCCTCTAAATATCACAAAGGAAGAATTAAGAATTCTTATGATCATTATCAATAACTTAAAAAGAAATAAAAATTTTATGAGTCTTTTAAATAAAGTAAATCTTTTAGTTAAAACCTAATAATTTAAAAGTCTACAAATTCAGGCCCTTTATAATTAAAAACACGTAAAAAGTCTAATTCATTTAGTGTAAAATATGTGAATTAATTTAATAACAATAAAAAAAAATGAATTGATAAATATATATGAAAGAAAATACAATATTATTTATCATTATTGGAATTTTTTTATTGACACTTATTTTTAATTATAAAGAAGGATTTACAGTTCCTTCTACAGGTCAAGTAGTACAAGCAGTACAATCAGCGCAAACAGGAGTAACAGGTACAGGACTAACAGGAGTAACAGGTACAGGAGTAACAGCGCAAACAAATCAAACAGCGCAAACGAATCAAACAAATCAAACAGCACAAACAGCGCAAACAAATCAAACAAATCAAACAGGCCTACTAGATTCTGAAGAGAATCTATTTCAAGAAGATTCTGAAGATACTCTACAGCCAACAGATTCAAACGGTAATTTATTTACTAAAATCATTCCTACCATTAAAGAAAAACCCACATTTGATCAAGGGATTGAGTATGTGAAAAATATGGTTTCTTACGGTAAAGGCTCTATTCAACTCGCAATAGATACTGCTAAATCCGATAGTAATGTAAATGTTGATACAATTATTCTTAATTCCAAATCAAGACTAGAAGATGCCTTTAACGCTGCCAAAAATGTTGCTGATAACTCGTCTGGGTCTGATGCTACACAAGCAAATTCCTTAATGAACACTATTAAAACTTCACTTGATTATCTTAAAAAAACAAACCTTACTACAAGTGATCTTACATCCGCGCTTAATTCACTTTCATTGATAAACGATGCACCCCCTTCTTCAATGCCTAAGCCTTTTGGCGATGAATGCACAGAGACAAAAGTAGGTTGTCAGTGGAATAATGACATGAATGATATAAGTATTTGGTGGACAGAGCATAGAGAAAATAGCGACCCAAAAATTAACGGGGTTCAATGGAATTATCACTCTTTAGAATTGGGAGATTATGTAAAGTATCCTTGGGTATATCGCGATCCAAAGGTTAAGGATAACGGACCCGTACAATTTGAAAAATATTTAAAGGATAAAGAGAAAGAATTGAAGGACTTAAGAGCAAAAATGAGTGGTTACGACATTTCATTTTCTTCGTATCAAAGTAAATTGAAAAACAATGAATTGCTTATAGACTCTATAAATGCAGAGAAAGAGAGAATGAAAAGAGACATTTCAGGTAATTTTCAGAGACCCATACAACCTCTAGATGATATAGAGGGAGCAACATGTCCATCTCTAAAGTGTATAGCCGATTTTGGAACAAATATAGGAGATGATCTTTGCTGTGGACAAACAGGTGTTTTACAAAACACTGAATATGTATGTCCCTCCGTTAAACCAACTTGTCAAAACTTCAAATGTGGAAGTAAATTCGGGACATGTGTTTAGTATTTTAAGTATAAATAATATATATGAAGATACGTAATATCGTATTATTATTTATACTTTTATTAATAGGAATATTTTTTTATAAAATAAAAGAGGGATTAACTCTGCAAGAGGCTGAGAGTGATCTGAAGTCTTTAAATCAAGAATTAGGTAATGCAGTAAGAGAAAAAAATTTGGCTCAGATTAAAATTTTACAAAAAAAAGTATTATTAGCGCAACAGGCATATGTTAAAACGGTACAAAAAAACACGGCAGATTCAAACAATGTCACTCCAATGCAGGAACTTAATTTAAAAGAACAACTTGAATTAGAGAAAAAAAGAGGAATGGAGTCGGTAAGACTTGCAATAAACAATCAAAAGATTGCAGATAAGAATAATTATGATAATTATATTAAAGAAAATCAAGGATTTTTTGAAAGTCTTACAAATAAAGCTAAAAAAATTCTTAGTGACCAGTTAAACACAATTTCACAGTTAAAACAGCAAGCAATAGATAACAACTTTATAATAAATGATGTTCCTATAAAACCAGTACTTAATAAAACGCAGGATAGATATTCGGATCCTGATTGCGCTAATGATGAGTATATCTATTGTTCAGGCGATAAAATAACTTGTGAAGATATATTTGGTAATCCACTAAACCAAATGGTTGAAAAGAAAAATGGAAAAGGAATAACGTATAGCGGTTGCGGGAGTAGCATCAATAGTAAATCTTACTCGCAATTTTTAGATGATATGACTTCAGGTTTAACCGTAGAAGGAACTCAAACTGTGTTTCACGATATTTCTTCATGTCCTCCTGATAAACCATGGAGGGTTGATATACCTGCAGGAGATTTATCCTTTAATGTTGGTTACAATGATACTTCTAGTGAAGTAACATTACTGAACAGCGAATTTTATAAAAAATTTGACGTTGTTTATGTAGATGGTGAATATTTATATAATAAATACAAGACAGATCCCTCTTTTAATGTGATAGAAAAATACAAGATTTTTATGAATAAAAAGGTCTACTATAAAGGAATAATAAAAGAGGATTTAACAACAAAACCAAATGAAAAGTATGACGTATACATACCAGATTATAAAAAAAGTGTCTTTGTTGATATAGAGAATGAGTATTTGTATAAATTAATTGAAAAAAATGTCTTATCGGGCGTATATATAAGAGATGATTTTCAATGTTATAAAAGCGCGGTTGTTGCATCGGGTATAAGTAAGTTTAATGATAAAAAATCCCAAAATTTATATATTAATTCTGTTGTTTACGTGGACGGAGACTATTTATACGATAAGTACAATAAAGAGACGGCCTTTAGATTAATTAGAGCTCAAACCAAAATATGGGTAAACAATAAGGCATGCTATAAAGGTGTTATCAAAAATATAAGAGAAAATAATAATTTTGACGTATCTATACCAGACGACAGCGGACAAGTATTTTACGACATAAGCAAAAAGTATTTGTATACAATCAACTTGGACTATACAAATAGTCTAAATGCAACCTTGACCGACTTAAAGGTTGGATCTTTACCTAGACCTGTTTGTAAAAATGGAAATTTTACAAAAAAATGTAGTAAAACCCCTCCAAAAGATATAGAGTTTCTTCAAACGCCAGATAATACCGCGTATAGCGCAGATGCCTTTCCTTTATTAATGAGCGAAGGAAACGAACAAACATGTTCTAATAAATTAAATTTTAGTCCTTATTAGTCTATGATGTCTCTGCCTTTGGCTTCTCTACCTTAGGTTTTACAGGCTTTTCTGTTTTTTCTACCTTTGGTTTCTCTACCTTAGGTTTTACAGGCTTTTCTGCCTTCTCTGCCTTTGGTTTTTCTACCTTGGGTTTCTCTACCTTTGGCTCAGCTTCGCCCTCCTTAGAAAAGTCCCACTTTTCCTTTGTTTTACCTTCATATTTATTTGCAAGTCCTTCAGAAATAAGATATTCATGAATTTTTACACCGGTTTCGGGTACGGTGATCTCAACCAACAATCGTCCGTATTTATCAAACTTGGAACAGTTCAACAAAACAATCTTATCAAGAATGAGAGCACACAACTTTTCTTTACACTCGTAACCGCGTTTCTTTTCTTCTAGGTCCTTTGTGCGTAGTTCAGGCGTGTCTACATGAAGGATACGACAATTCCATTTGTAATATTTATCAAACATTTTGAATACGGCGTGAACTGTGTCTCCGTCGTATACTTTTACAATCTTAGCTTTAGTCTCATAACCATCAAGCGAAAAGTAGGTAATATCGTTTGTCTGATCTTCAAGAGCCATTACTAAGAATGGTACGAACTCTTTATATTCTAATCTAATATAAGACCATCGGTTTTTGAATATGTACCTACTTGAGTTTTTCTTCCATCGCGAGTAAATTCTTCAAGATCGTATAGAATATTCGGTGTAGCATCTACATCTACCGCATAAGATACTGATTTTCCATTTGATTTGATAGTCATCTTTTTAAGAGTATGTTTCACAACAACCGTTTGCCCCTTTGTCTCAAAGGTCGGCGCCTCTTTATAATCATCCTCTGTAATTAAATACTCATTCGGACCCTTTTTACCCTTTGGTATTTGTAATGGATAGTTAAAACATTTTCCTTTATCTTCATGGTTTACCATACAGTCAATAGAAACCTCTTTCAATGTATCTAAAAACATCTGAGACAAGTCGCGCTTTCTTTCCATAATACCATAAAGAGATTCGTCGGTTGTTTTAGAATTATCTAGGGTTTTGATTTCAAGATATTCATCCGTTTCTATTTCTTTACCAATCTTAGAAATATATAAAAACACCTTGACTGTTTGTAACTCTTCCGGTAAATCCTTATGACTGCAAATACGTCTTGCACGTCCAATGACTTGATTTATTCTAACATGGTGCCAATAAGGCTCCATTACATGAACAAACCTAGTATTTTTTAAATCAATACCTTCTGCACCAGATGCAGTAATCATTAAAACCTGTATTAATTCGCCCAATATATTGGTAGGATTTTTATCGGATTTAGGACCCCGTTTAGCCTTGTACATTTTTGTAAGCGTTGCCTTTACTTTATTGGGTAATTTTGTAAAGTTATTATTATAAATGTTTCGTATAATCTCCTTTTGTTCTACGGTCTCACTACCCGTATATAATGAAAAATATCGGTCTTCAAGATAGTCAGACTCTTTATAAGGAGAGCCCTTCAAAGAGACCACTTCAATATCATAGTCATTTGCCTTTTTAACGATTCTTAGCTCTCTATATCCATGATACATTAAAACAAGTCGGAATATTCCAATCCCCTCTAGAGTACGAAAGGTTGAATAGATCAAATGACATCCATTATTGTCTCGGTCCAAAACATTTTTAATCATTGACTTGAACTTTGGACTATAGATGCTAAGAACATCTGGATGGTCTGACTTGTTTTTCGTAAGTTTTTCAATAGACAAGTCATTTGTCTCAAAATAAAGATGCGGGTTTGTTTCAAACTCTCTCAGAGCCTTTTCAATCTCTAATTTATAGGTGTTAAGAGAAGTATCCTTTTTAGTTGCTTCTGCATCATCTAAATCAAGTGTACCTGTTGACTCTCCTATCAATTCATTTTCACTAATCAAGTCCATGGTGTTTTCATTAATCATGTTCTTTTTTTCAAGCTCGGATATGTTTACAGGCATTGGACGTGGCAAACCCTCTGGAAATACAAAATTACACGCGGCTCTTGAAAAGAAACGATACGATGCAGAGATACTATCTTCTTCGTCCTTCTTTTTAAAAGAATCCTGCTTTCTTTCCTCCTTTCTTACGTGTGAATAGTATTTTAATTGAGGCTTGCTCATAATAACATTTTCAATAAAAATATCCTCGTCTTTATCCGTTTTTATGATCGTAGGCATTAATTCCTTTTTGTCTCCAAGATAAGAAACTAAACCTACGATTCGTGTCTGGAAAAATGTTTTTTGCTTTATTTCATTTTTTTCCGTTACAAAGTAGTTGTCAAATTCCTTTTTGATATCAGGCAACCTCTTAATGATGGGTCTAATTGGTGGCAAAAAGGCAAAGTCCTTGCTACGTGTCTTCAATAACGCGGTAACCTTATTTTCAAAATCGCTAAAATAAACCATTCCTGACTCGTCATGTTTTACGGATCCGTCTTTCAATTTTATAAACCCATAAGGATTTTTGTAGATACATAACCGCTTTTTGGATTCCTCGTATTTTACAATATCAATTGTATCCATAGACTCAAATAATTTTTTGAAGTAATCCTCCTCCAAAGGTTTGGTGGGTTTAATCGTAATAAAAAGCGCCTTTGTATATCCAGCGATTAAATTGAAAAGCACGCCTAATTCACACGGATTATTTATATAGGGGGTACCGGTTAATAGTATGACACGGCAGTTTTCGGCCTGCATAATTTCATTATACATTATGGTTGAAATAGAGGTCTTGTTTGTGTTTATTTTATTAATAATTCTGCTGACAAAGTTGTGAGCCTCATCTATAATGACTACGCTATTATCAAATACATTTCCATCCTTTTTATAATTTTTGTTCCAACTGCTTGTAGAGATACCGTTATAATTAATAAAGTTATACTTGCACAGTATCATAATATCAATTTGTTTTCCGATTTGGTCTCTTTCTGCAATAGATAAATCCTTGTAATTGGATGGCCTTTCTTCTGTTAACCATATTCCATTGTGTTCTTCTATAAATTTATTTAATGTTTTATGGTCTTCGTTTATTTTAAGTAATTTATAAACGGAACGGCGTTTTTCTCTCGTATCAATCTCTTCAAATTTCCAATATTGATTGACACGAAACAATTGGTCGCCACAAAACTTCATTTGGGTACGGTAGTTTGCTTGTAAAGATGCAGGCGTCATTACGAATATTTTTTTGGAATTAGCCATGCCTTCTATTAAGGAAATAGAAGTACATGTTTTACCTGAACCGAGACCATGAAACAAAAGCAAACCCCTATAAGGGGTATAAGAGTTTATATAACGGCTTACAATTTCTTGATGCATCAACTTCTCAAATTCCTTTTCTTTATCACTGCACGAAGCGGAAGTATTTGAAATATGAATACCCGCTAATTTCTTTTGGATTTCCTTCAAAAAACCGTACCGATTGTTCAAAAATACGTTTTCTATTTTTATGGTTTTTCCTTTTAGATAATAACTGTACTTACGTAACAATTCTTCGTCCGAATCGCTTTGTATAAATGAATTGACAGAGGGTATCTTTGAACCTCTTGCCGGACCCTTGACCCTCTCTTTTTTAATCGTCACTTCTAATTCCAGAGTAACTTGTTTATTTAATTTTTTTGCAACACCTACAATCGTGTGTGAAGGATTTAAAAATAAAAAATATCTGCTTTTTAATTCTGGTTGAATCATAGTATTTATTTTAAAGTCAAAAGAAATGGGAAATTCTTCAAAGGGTAATACTTTAAATAAATCTGATGTTAGCATTAGATTAATAAAAGAAATTAAACTGTCATATTTCTTTTATTTCCTTCGTATTTTTCTATTTTATTTAATGCGTCTAAACACGCCATTTGCTCAGCCTTTTTTTTGATTTTGTGAGTCCCTTCGCCTATAAAGATAAAATTGTGATTATATTTTCTAATATTTTCAAATGTTTTAATCTTATCAAAATCAATAGCGGTTGTATGATCTAGCGTATGAATATTATCACTGAGACACAAATAAACACCCATGTTGTATCGTAATTCATCGTCTTGTTTCAAAATAATATATTCGGGTGTTTTTTTGAATTCCTTCTGTATTTTTACTTGCAGTATGTTTTTAAAATTATCATCGGTTTCTAAAATCTCATTCCAATCTACTAAATTTTCATATATATATTCTATGAAAATTTGACAATACTGAAACCCGGCGCCTACATTAAAATAGGATTTAAATAAAGGGTCGTCTATGCTTACATGATTTGCATCTAAAAATAATGCACCTAAAAAGGATTCAAATAAACAACCCAATTTTTTATAGTTGATACGTATCTTTTTCTCTTCTGCATTTTTTGATATAATAAACCATTTTTGTAAACCTATTTTGTATGCGAGTTTTCCGATATGTTCATTCTTAACAAGACATATTTTTTTCTCTGTCATAAAACCTTCATCTGCATCTGGAAATCTCTTATACAAATATAACTTGGTGATTGCTTCTAAAATACCGTCCCCTAAAAATTCTAGACGCTCGTTAGATGAATGTTTTAACTCTATACAATCATAGGGCCTTTGTAACTGTTTTACGTCTGTCTGAATCATGTAAGAACGATGCACAAACGACCTTTTAAAAAGATCAATGTTATTAATTTTATAATAAACCTGATGACTTTCTAATAAATTATTTATATCTGTTTCAGTAATTTCAACATTTTTATTATTATAAGGATTGATTCTATCTTCCATACTACATAAATAACAAACTTATATTTATATTCTTATTCTTATTGACGTCTTGAAATATGTTTATAATGCTTATTATTTTACCTTATATTTATAATGGCCAGAATACAAATAAGAGATATCCCTAATTTACAGGATAGTATAAATTCAATTACAAAGGTAGTTCAAGATATTAAGCAGGGGCCTTTTGAAATTTCTTATGGTTCCATAAAATCTACTCTTGTGGTTGGTTATCAATCCTTAAATCAGCTCAATGGTTACACGTTTGATGTAAATGGAAGTACAAGAATTAATGGAAGTACTCTATTTAATGCAAATGTATCAATTAAGGGGTTTTTAGATGTTACGAAAGATGTAACATTTAATTCCGATTTATATGTTATAGGCAATATAACATCTTATTCTGATAAAAATCTTAAATATAATATAACTAGACTTGAATCATGTTTAGAGAATATAGAACGTATAAATGGATATCGTTATAACCGAACCGATTTGTCCGGACAATCACAACTTGGATTAATTGCACAGGAAGTAGAGATTAATTATCCAGAGTTAGTTTTTGAAAAAAATGACATTAAAAGTATAAATTATTCGTCTTTTATAGCCGTTTTACTTGAATGTATAAAAGAATTAAACACCAAAATAGAAATTTTAGAAAATAAAATATTAATATAATTTATATGCCTTACATAAAAAGAATCTCGTCAAGGATCGCAGGTGCCGATAATGGAAGTGGAGGAAGTAAAAAGGCCGGGCTTGTGTATGGCTCAGACTGGAGACGTATCCCTAGAAGTGTTTTAATGTCTGGAACCACAAATACTATTTTGGATTGCATGTTGCATAACTGCAGAAAAGTTCGTACATCCACAGGAGCACTAGAAACTATTTACATGCCTTTTACCACGACCTATGTGAATAGACGCGCTAGAAATAATACTGTTAAATAGAGACTTAAATAGATCTTATATATTATAATGAATGAACATACAAATTGATTATAGAGAGAAGGACTTATTAAAAGAATGTCAAGATCTTTTAACAGAATATCCAGATAAAACTTTAGAATCATTAAACCTTTTAATCGGTGATATTAGAATAGAAGATATTCTAATTGAACGTAAGACGCTTCAGGATTTAGAAGCAAGTATAAAAGATGGACGTTACACGGAACAATCCTTTCGTTTAACAAACGCTTTGAATGAAGGTTATAAAATTTATTATTTTCTAGAGGGAAATTTAGAAAATTATAAAGGAAGCTTACCTAAAACAACACTTATTAGTACCATTTATAGTTTAACGGCAAAACAATTCTTTGTCATACAAACAAGAAATATCAAGGAAACTGCGTTGTTTATCATGCAGTTTTCCGAAAAAATAAATAAGCCAACCGTGTCTAAAACCTATGAAGAGTCCAGTGTAACAAAACAAAAAAATAAAAACATAACACGAGACAATATTAGCCTATATATGCTTTGTCAGATACCAAGTATTAGTATAAATACGGCTACTATTATTATGGAAAAATATGGACATATCAATAATTTAATTGCTGCTCTAAAAACAAACCCCAACGAGATCCAGGAATTTTCTTATTTAAAGGACGATAAGCCTAAGAAACTTAATAAAACAGTTTGTAAAAATATAACGGATTATCTATCGTAACGCCTCGTTATCTATCGTAGATTGTCATCGCAAGATTGTCATCGCAAGATTATCTATTGAAAAGAGTCATCACGCCAGGGTTTCCTTGCGTTTGATTCTCTTTATCAAAGGCCACATATTGATTTTGATTATAAGGTGGATGACTTAAGCTTGCGTCTCCATTGCAATTGGACGCTTCATGCATGACTCCTCCTTCAGGTTGTTCTAAAAAATTCTGTCTTATTTCATACATTTCTGTACCTTGCGTTGTATATACTTTTTCTAAATGTAAAATGGGACATTTTAAATTACTTGCCCTCTGCCATTCAATATACTCCTTGTATTCTTCAAGGCTCTTCATTTGTATAGGATTTACGCCCGGAACCTTTGCCTTTGTAGGATCATAAAGTAAAATGTGTTTACCGTCTTTAATTAATGTAGTAGGGCAATTACCGCTTACAAAACCCTCTTTTTGGTTTAGTAAAAAAACAATCCCCCAAATATACATTAGAATGATGATAATTAACATAATTTTATTCATTTTTATTATAGTGATATAATATAATGCCCAAAGTAGAAAAAATAGATCCCGGTTCCTATCATTCTTGTGAGAAGAAAACGCGTAATTTAACAGGAGTCGTTTTAATGTTTCACCCACAATGCGGTCATTGCGTTCAAATGCGTCCGGCATGGGAAACGATGAAAAAAAAAGTTCCTTCCAGCACCGTAATTGTTGAAATTGATGGGTCCGAAATGTCTGGAAGCCCGAGTTTGTCTCGTAGTGCCGTAGGACAACAGACCGAGGGCTTCCCTACCATTATGCGTTTAGACAAAGGTGAGGTGGTAGAAAAATTTTCGGGCGAGAGAACCCCTGAAAAGCTTGCGGAGTTTGTATCTAAATCCGCATCTAGGTCCGGGTCTAAAACCGGTAAAAAGAGAAAGCGTTCGGGAATCTCAAATCGTCCAAAGGTAAGAAGAACTAAAAAGACTCGCAAAAATAGAAAAAATAAGAAATAAGAAATAAAATTGATATGAAAGTAATAGTCTTTATTTTTATAACAAAATGACTGAGTGCAAACTTATAGATTTCAATGTGTCTGACAAAGAGGAGTTCGTTATCCAAATGTTTGGTATAGACGAATCTCGCAAAACCTATTCTATTAGTATATATGATTATACCCCATTCATATATATTCGTGTTGGTAATGATTGGACTTCAAAAACGTGTGATGATTTTATAGATCATTTAAAAAATCATGAGAATGGTGCAATCAGATATAGTTTTAAAACAATTGTTAGTTACGAGATGGTTTCTAAAAAAACACTTTACGGATTTGACGGCGGCAAGTTTCATAAGTTTATCTACATTAGAAGTAAAAATATGAAATTTATCCATGCGATTAAACAGTTGTATTATATAAAAGAAACACAGAAGGTCAAGCCGTACCCCTTTAACGGAGTCAATACTTCTATTTATGAATGCATGGTTCCGCCTTTGCTTCGTTTCTTTCATATTCAAGAAATCAGTCCTTCGGGATGGGTTAAGCTGACTAAATTTGACAAGGTAAAGGTGAAAAAGACGCGTTGTGATTATGAATTATGTTGTAAGTATAAGAATATTATCTCCTTGGATAAAGACACGATGGTTCCGTATAAAATATGTAGTTTTGATATTGAAGCCAGCAGTAGTCATGGCGACTTCCCCGAGTCCATTAAAGATTATAAAAAGGTCGCGTACGATATTGTTTATCGTCTTGAAAAGGCTTCAAAGGACGACTACGGAATGCTTCTCAAAGAGCTACTATTAAATGTATTTAGTCTTAAAAAAAGTATGGATATTGATATTTGTTTTCCAAAAGAACCCGTGTCAGAGTCTATGGTTCTGGAAACCGTAAAAGGTATGTTGAAAATGAAAATAGAAAAGAAGACCGAGCTAGAGGATAAGATACAAAAGTATTTTAAAAGCGAGCCTGAAGGAGAAGGAGAGGATACGGAAGAGCCTGTCTCGGAAGAATATTATACAGAGCGTAAGGTTGTTTATAACTCTCTTAAATCGCAGTCTGATTTGGTTGATATGTTGGCATCTAACGAGATTGATACTCCTGTGAAAATTGTCTACTTGATGGATTTACTAGACTCTTCGTTTCCACCCTTGGAAGGAGACCAAGTCACCTTTATCGGTTCTACCTTTGTGAATTACGGCGAAGAAGTACCTTACTTGCAACACTGCGTCTGTGTAAATAAATCCGATACAATTGTGCCGTCTCATACATTAGAGTGTTATCCAACCGAAAAAGAGGCGATTCTTGCTTGGTCTGAATTGATTAAAAAGGAAGACCCTGATATCGTGATCGGATACAACATTTTCGGTTTTGATTACAAATTCATGTTTGAAAGAGCGTCGGAATTAGATTGTGTGGAAAAGTTTATGGATTTAGGTAGAACACTAGAGTATTGTATTGAGCCAGAGGAATCTAAGATTGTTTTAGCTTCTGGGCCGTATGATTTAACAAGGCTTCACATGTCCGGTAGATTACAGATTGATATGTATACTTATATGAGGAAAGAATTCAATCTATCCTCTTATAAATTAGACTATGTTGCAGGTTATTTGTTGAGTGATTCGGTAAAAGGATTTGAAAATAGGGAGGACACCTGTAAAATTATTACAAAAAATACAAAAGGACTTGAACAAGGTTCGTATGTACATTTTGAAATTATAAATAATTCATGCGACCTCTATGAAGATGGTAAGAAGTTCCAGGTCACCGAGATTTTGAAGGACGGCTTTATCATAGATGGAGTACTTGAGACAAGTGAAAAAATAAAGTGGGGTATGGCAAAAGACGACGTGTCTCCGCAACAAATCTTTGAAATGACCAAAAAAGGTCCAGCTGAAAAAGGAGTGATTGCGAAATACTGTATTCAGGATTGTAACTTGGTACATCATATCTTCCAAAAGGTAGATGTGTTGACAACCTTTATTGAAATGAGTAAGCTCTGCAGTGTACCGATTGACTTTCTTGTGATGCGCGGTCAAGGAATCAAAGGAACTAGTTATGTTGCTAAAAAATGCCGAGAGAATGACGTGCTTATGCCTCTTATTTCTAAAGGTAATATGAATGACGCATATGAGGGTGCGATTGTTCTTGAACCCAAATGCAATCTTTATTTAGAAGACCCCGTCGCTTGCGTGGATTATGGTTCGCTTTATCCGTCTTCTATCATCAGCGAGAATTTATCGCATGATAGTAAGGTATGGACGAAGGAATATGATTTGTCAGGCGAAATTAAAAAAGACTATAACGGAAAGGACATGATTACGGGGTCTAGAAATATAAGAGGTGAATTTATTTATGATAATTTAGAAGAATATAAGTATGTGGATGTAAAATACGACACGTTTGCCTATAGAAAAACCGGAAGTAGTGCAGCGGTAAAGGTTTTAACGGGTTATAAAGTGTGCCGGTTCGCTCAATATCCAGATGGTAAAAAGGCGATCTTGCCTTCTATTTTGCAGGAGCTTTTGTTAGCGCGAAAGACAACTAAAAAACAAATGGAAAAGGAAACGGACCCCTTTAAAAAGAATATCTTAGATAAGAGGCAATTAAGTATCAAGGTAACTGCAAATAGTTTATACGGTCAGTGTGGTGCAAAAACAAGTACCTTTTATGAGATGGATGTGGCTGCGTCCACTACCGCAGTAGGCCGGAAACTCCTCATCTATGGTAAAGAAGTCATTGAAAATGTGTATGGCGATGCAACGGTAGATACCAAATACGGACCGATGAAGACGGCAGCAGAATATATTTACGGAGATACAGACTCTATCTTCTTTACCTTTAACCTTACTCAAGACGGCGTAAAATTGGAACCTCAAAAGGCGCTGGAGGTTACGATTGAACTCGCACAAGAAGCCGGTCAATTGGCGACCATGTTTCTGAAAAAGCCTCACGACTTAGAGTACGAGAAAACATTCCTGCCCTTTTGTCTTTTATCAAAGAAGAGATACGTGGGAATGTTATATGAGTATGACCCGACGCAGTGCAAGCGCAAGTCCATGGGTATCGTTTTGAAAAGGCGAGACAACGCGCCTATTGTAAAGGATGTTTATGGAGGTATTATTGATATTCTGATGAAGGATAAAAACATTGACAAGTCTATTGAGTTTCTTCACGGAATGCTGTCCATGATTTCCGATAAAAAGGTTCCGATTGAAAAGTTAATTATTAGCAAGTCTATCAGGTCCTTTTATAAAAATCCAAAGGCGATTGCTCATAATGTTTTGGCGGAGAGAATCGGGGTTCGCGACCCAGGAAACAAGCCTTCGCCGGGCGATCGTATTCCGTATGTCTATATCGTAAACCCCGGTGCAAAACTACAAGGCGAAAAAATAGAAACGCCTGCGTTTATTAAAGATAATAGTTCAAAGATTGACTACGGATTTTACATATCAAACCAAATCATGAAACCCGTGCTACAGATTTATGGGTTGGTTTTATACAAAATGAAGGAATTCAAGAGAAGAAAGGTTTCCTTTATGAATGAGCTAGACACACTCAAAGATACGATGGAATATGATAAGTTTGTAAAAAAATCACAGCAGATGCATAATAAAGAAGTTGAAAAGATATTGTTTGAAACTTATTTAAGAAAAGATAAAAATGTAAAGGCTGGAAATACGCCGATCACATCTTTCTTTAAAAGGGGTTAATATATATATGATACCTTTTTTAGTAGCAACATTAGCACCAATAACGAATTGCATACAATTATTTCCCCAACTATACAAAACATATAAGACAAAAAGCGTAAAGGATTTATCTTTTTATTCTTTATTACTCATTTTAACAACCAATTTTCTTTGGTTAGCACATGGTTATTTTATAAGTGATTTGTCGCTTATTATAGCAGGTATGATAAGTATGATTGTAAATATAACATTATTAAGATTATACTTTCTTTACAAAAGGTCTAAGGTCTAAGGTACCAATTGATAGATAAATAATCCATGACGCCTCCAGTAGAAGTATCTACCGATTTTAGGTTTGGACCTTTCCCGAATACATTTTGTATTTCCTCATAATTTAGAGCATGACTATAATAACGTAAAGAGGAGATAAAGCCACTGAACCCTTCCGAGTCTCCTATAATCGTATCGTAATAATTTTGTCTCGGCAAATTGTTAAACGTTTTTCGCTGAGTCAAAACGCCATTGATATAAATATCTGCGGTCTTATGTTCCACGCGCATGGTAACACATACCCATTTTTTAATAGGAATATTATTCACTGTAACGGTCTCGGCATACTCTTGTACAGACTCTTTATTTTTGAAGGTGTTCAAAACAAAATAAAGATTTACATGACTCTCTGTTACCGTAGGTGGTTGTCTAGAGGGTAATATAGTTGAGTTGTCTTGCTGAGTGATAAACAATCCTGGCGATGCGTTCACTATTTTTCTATTTATATCATTTTTTAACAGAGCATTAACCCCCGTAGTATTTGTTTCATTATTTCCCTTTGAAAAGATACGTTGATAAGAACCGGGATCCTTATTTATTTTATCCACGTAAAACCACACATTCCAAGTAAACTCTAATCCGTAATCTTCATTAATAGACCGTAAAATAGGTACGGAATCCTCTACGTTTGGATTAGAAGAGACAACTTTCGTATTATTTGATAAAACCATCCCATCAATGATAATGGGGTTTGGATCATTCCCTATATACTTTTGAATAAGTTGAATTCCAAAGTTAAATAATACGACAAACAATAAAAAGACAACTATAATAAATACAAATCTACTAATTGCCGTATTAGAATCTGTAAAATTCTTTAACATTGCGCTTGCAGTGGATAAAGCTGCGACCTTTGTTTCGGTGGAGGGGTTATTTTTTATTTCGGAAACCTTTTCAGAAACGTTATTCTTTATATTAATCGCTCCTTCCTTTACCTTTTCACCGATTTCTTTTGTCTTTTCAAAAGCATTTGAAACCTGTTTACTTAGGGTTGAATTTGTTTTGGTTGCATTTTTTGGTTTATTTGAATTATCATTTCTTTTAGCAGTATTCATTTATATTATATTAGAATATATTTACCCACTTCATTATTATCTTGATAAAAGGTAAAGGTTGCATTATAACGATTCAATAGATTACCTAACAAATTATTACTAAATCCGGACTTATATATATTCCAAGCGTCTTGTGGAGATACAATTTTATTATAATATCTAGTGTTTGAGATTTGTCCGGCAAATCCTACATTATCCTTACATATTTTAATTTCTCCTTGAACCGATGGCATGTATAAAGGATCATTATGTATATGAGTGTCCGTTAATTTGCCGTTAATATAAGTATCTGTATTATTTGTATCAAAGGATACGGTTATATTTACCCATTTTTGTATATTAATATTTTCAATGTAAATTACTTCTTCTTTTGTGGTTGATCCTGACGTAGTAAACGTGTAATATTTTATAATTAATTTATTGTCATATCCATCAAGAGATAATGTGGTTGATTTTCCATTAGATAAATCGTAATAGATGATATTTTTTTCTTTACCAAATCCTACATTCCAATCCTGAATATAAATCCATGTGCTTAATGAATAGGTTGATTTAATGGTTGATAGTTTATTTGCTGGATATACTATTTCCAAGTCGGCAGACTTTGGCGAATCCAATATGGTTTTATAACTCTTAAAAAAAGATAAGTTACCTAAAATAAATATGGCTAAAACGGCTAAAAATACAATTAATATTAATTTAACTTTACCCTGAACTTGGTCTGTAAAAACTACATACACTCCAAAAATGATGATAAGAATAACTATAATTGAAGATAATGAGCTAAGTTCCATTATATTACTATAATAAATTAAATAGGTGTAGTTTTATTATGAAATTTTTTATAAATAGAATTTATTTTAGATGCCGATAACGGTATATTGTAATATTTCATGTTGCAAATACCTCCTACGTTATCATTATCAGACGATCCCACAATTAACATTTCCTGGGGCGACATAATCGGAACAACGGTGCTAGTGGATACTAAATTGTTGTTTATAAAGATATCAAATTTACCATAATCATAATTCATGACGATATGATTCCATCTTTGAAATAGGACGTTGTTTGTTTTGTAAATTACATTCGGCTTATTTAATTTATTTTTCAAAGCATCTCTCTCTTTTACTTCAACCGTCAATTCGCTTGTGTCTGGACTATAATAGAGGGAGGGTTTTAATCCAAATGTTAAAATGGTTTGTTTTGTAGTGCAACTATCTAAGGTATTAAAAAATACCCAAAACGATAATGAGTAATGATATAGGTTACCAGTTGTTATAGTTTCTCCCCAAACAATAGAAGGAACAGATAACGCGGTATATCCTACAGCAGAAGTCGCTGAATATAGGAGTTGAATTTTATCTACCACGCTTAATAATTCAGGATGTTTAAGTACTAAATAAGAAATATAAGCTCTTAATAATTCAGGGCGATTGTCCCATAAAAAGGCTAATCGGTCAACATCCTTTTGTATGGAAGGGTCTTCTTCAAATAGTTTTGATAAAATATCCATTTCTTTATTTTTCAAATATTTAACCCAGTTATTTACTGTTTTAGTATCTTCATTCATAATAGATGTAAAGGGTTCCTTTTTATAACCATAATCCGAACCGTATTTTGATTTTAGATAATTAAAATTTCCGGATAAATCCATAAGAGAGCTTGTAAAAGAACCGGATAAATCTATAAGATTATATGATACATCTTTCTTAGGTAATTCAATAGACTCTAATTTTAATAATAATTTTTGAATCCATCTATCATAAAACGGTAACGATTTTAGAATCTTTTCGTTTAGATCTTTGCGAGACAAAGAAATGATATTTGTGTTTAAAAATAGGGGCGTATCTATTAATAAAATACCGTCTTTTTTATACATTTCTTTACCTATTTCTGGTATTAAATACACAAGTAGGATATATACAAATAAAATAACGGCTAAGATGAAGGTTGTTGTGGGCGTGTCATTATAATCCTTCTTTACATATTCAATAAGGTCTGTAAGCAAACATGGAATATATAGGATAACATCCTTTACTATTTGTAGTACAGGATTATCAAAGGAACCATCCTCACCTGAATATTTGTTTAATAATGCTAAAACAATAATTAATAATCCTAATGTTGACCATAATGAATAATCTAATAGAAAGACTGATGCATGTACAAACCCTCTATAGATTGCATAGGTGCCGATTGCCACCGCGACTAAAATAAGAATGAAATACAAATACTTAACAAAATAAAAGGAAAAGTCTGTAAAGAGGTCTGCAACTTGAACCGTGGTGGAGTTTATTTGTCTTTCCATAAAAATGATTGCGCAAAATATAGTAAAAACATATATAACAACAAGAGGTATTTTAAAAAGGTCTACTATATGGTAAGGGTTCGCATAAAAGATATAATAACCTAGCATAAGAATAAAAAACAATACGCCATAAATAATAGTATTTGACAATAGGGTCATTGTTATACTATTAGATTTAAATATTTTCCATTGATGTTTTTTCCCCGTGACAATTTCTACATAGAGCAACCAAATTATTGATATCATTTGTACCGCCTTGGTCCAGTCTTTTTACGTGATCTACTTCAAACCATGCGGTAAGTTGTTGTCTGCATTTTTGACACTTCCAATTTTGATGGGCCGCCACATATTTCTTTTTTGTCTCGCTCACGCTTCGCTTGCTGGATGTCTTGCCCGAAGTTTCTATTCTTTGAGAGGAGGGGTCGCTCTTACTTAAAAAAGGCTGAATCATGTCCTTTGCATTTCTATCTATTGGAACAACATTTATATATTGCTTTACCGCGTTCATTAAGGTCCAACTTTCAGCGGGGTTTCTGTTCATGATAATCAACACTCCTATACTCATGACTGCAATTAAACCTATCTTATAATATTTTGTATATTGTTTGAAGTTATTTACAATAAAATTATCATAATAAGTGTTATAGATAAGTCCTCCTGTAATTAAAAGAATCGTAAACTGAGGGGTCATTTAATTTTATAAATATAAAAAAATATTAAAAGAACAATGCATACAAAGAAAAGAGTGTGAGTACGTCTTTGTTTATACATGTCGTCTTTTGGATATATTTCATTTTTATATTCCTCGTAATCCTTTATATGTGCCTTTTTTGCGGTATTGAATTTTTTATAAAGCAAATAGCCATATTCATTCATTAACTCGGCTTTATCATAGTAACAATGTATAGGATTATTTACGATTATTTCAAATAAAATATTTTGATCTTCTTCGTTCATAAAAAAGGGAACGGCCTTTATCAATTCGGATATTTTTTTCTTATTTGGTTTGGATGGCTGATAAAAATAACATGCATATCTTATATATTGAAACACGCAATCACTATTCATTTAATATATAATATAAATATAATTACATCTATAATTTAGATGGATTCAAAAAAATATTTATGTAATAACTGCGGTAATTATGGGCATTTGTTTTATAATTGCAAAAAGCCCATAACCAGTTTTGGAATTATATGTTATAGACGTAACTTAAAAAACAAGATTGAATATTTATTGGTTCAGCGAAAGGACACGTTAGGATATGTAGACTTCTTGAGAGGAAAATATTCCGAGACAAATAATTTTCAATTGATTAATATTATCAATGAAATGACACAGGAAGAAAAAAAGGATATCGTAGAAAAAACTTATAAGGATCTTTGGTCTAAACTATGGAATAATGTTCTAGAAACTTACGAGCTAAAGAACGAGGAGAAATTCAACTATATTAAAAAAAATAAGATGTATTTATTTACATCCGAAACAAAATGGATAGAGCCTGAATGGGGCTTTCCAAAGGGTAGGCGAAATTATAAGGAAAAGGATTTAGAATGCGCATTGAGAGAGTTTAGCGAGGAAACCGGTTACGAAACGAGTGATATTACGCTTTTGAAAAATTTGTCGCCCTTTGAAGAAATCTTTACGGGTTCTAATTTAAAATCCTACAAACACAAGTATTTTCTAGCATCTATTCCTTACTTTATTTCTTTAGATGATTGTAATTATCAAAAGTGTGAAATTGGAAATATGAAATGGTTTTCTTACGAGAACGCGATTAAAGAAATAAGAGATTATAACATAGAAAAAATAGAGTTACTGAAAGATATAAATAAATTGTTAGAAGAAAACATAATTTTTTAATATGAAATAACTATAAATGGAAAAAATAGGGATATACCCTCATTTAGACGATCCACAATTACAAAAAAAAATTACCCTTAAAAAGGAATTTGCCTATAAATATGATGGCGCAATTGAAAGTGTTTCAAAAAAATCAAAAAAGATTTGCATGAAAAACACCACTTTTGAACTTAATCCGCATCAAGAATTTGTAAAAAGGTTTATATCTTATAATACTCCATACAATGGACTTCTTCTTTATCACGGTCTAGGAAGCGGTAAGACTTGTTCGGCAAGTAGCATGACCGAATCCCTTAGAATGTATTCAAGATACATACCCAATTTCAAAAAAATACTTATCGTGGCTTCTCCAAATGTGCAAGAGAACTTTAAACTGCAATTGTTTGATCCGAATAAGTTAATAAAAAAGAATGGACTGTGGGACTTAAATGGTTGTGTAGGAAACTCACTTCTAAATGAATTAAACATGTACACGATTCATGATTTACCCAAGGAAGATATCGTGTATATGATAAAAAAAATCATCAAAGAAAATTACTCTTTTATTGGTTATGTAAGTTTCGCCAATTTTATAAAAAAGTGTCTGGACTCCAGAGATAGAAAGAGGCTGAAATATACGTTTGAGTCGCGAGTAGTTGTGATAGACGAGATTCATAACATAAGAGTGAATGACCAAGCCAGTGATAGTATTGGTAAAAAGGTTGCAGATATGTTAGATTCTTTGGTACGCATTGTAAAGGGTATTAAATTGATTTTTTTGACAGGAACCCCCATGTACAATGATCCAAAGGAGATTATATTCTTGCTTAATATTTTTAATTTAAATGACAATAGACCGACGCTTAAAATAAAGGACGTTTTTACGAAAGGCGGAGACTTAACTAAGGAAGGTGAAAAACTATTAATAAAGGCTTCAAATGGATATATATCTTATGTAAGAGGTGAAAATCCGTATGCATTTCCCTATATGGTTACCCCGCAATTATATAACGACCCCAAATCTACCAAGAAAATGAGTTCGCCCGTCTATCAGTTTAATGGAAAAAAGATTGAGAGTCCTATAGAGCATTTGGATTTATATGGTTCTTATCTGTCAGATGTACAAGAAGAGGCTTATGAAAAAATAATTGATAATATTTATGATAAATATAAGGATAGCGATGACTTTGAAAATCTAGAGTCTCTGGGCTATAATCAGCTATTAAGACCGATTCAGAGTTTAATCATTACTTATCCTGAAGGTGGACGGTTTTTAACAAGCGAAGATGGTCTAAATTACGCAATGAAATATAAATCAAATAAATCTGAATTTGAATACAAACAAAATGAACTAAATGGTATGTTTAAATATGAAAATATCGGAAATTATAGTTCAAAAATTAGATCCATTTTAGATTGTATTTTAAACTCTACAGGAATTGTTTTAATTTATTCTCAGTACATTTACGGAGGTATTCTCCCCATGGCTCTTGCACTAGAAGAGCTTGGTTTTAAAAGATATGGAGACGCGGCAAACAGTTTATTAAAAGAAAAGACGTCCCCTCTTAATATCTATAATTTGAAAAATGACCCTGGTTATAAAGGTAAAAACAAACAGGCAAACTATGCGATTATTAGTGGTGATATTCATCTAAGTCCTAACAACAATGCGGAGATTGACGCTCTAACCCTAAACAATTCTGAAGGAGAAAGAGTTAAGGTTGTATTAATTTCGCAGGCTGGTACTGAAGGTATAGACTTAAAGAATCTGAGACAAGTTCATGTGATTGAACCGTGGTATAACTTAAATAGAATAGAACAAATTATAGGAAGAGCGCGAAGAAATTGCAGTCATATAGAGTTGCCTTTGGAAGAAAGAAATGTGACCCTTTTTCTACATTGTTCCTATTTGAAAGACCCGGAGGTGGAGACCATAGATAGAATGATTTATAGATTTGCAGAAAAAAAGTCTATAAAGATTGGTCGCGTGTCTCGGATTTTAAAATCGGTATCGGTGGACTGTCTGCTAAATCAAGGCCAGCAAAACTTTGCTAACATAAAGGAGGTTATTCCGATCACGTTAAGCAATGGTCTAGAAATTCAATATTCGGTAAAGGACGAACCTTTCAGTAGTTTGTGTGACTACATGGAAAATTGTGAATTTAGTTGTGTCAACCAATTGAGTGATGGAGACAAAACGGACTTTTCAACCTTCTCTTATTCAAACCTGATTAATAACAAAATTATTGAAAAAATTAAATTGCTCTTTAATAAAAGACATGTTTATAAATTAGATGAAATAATACATTTTTTACGTTCAAATACCGTTAAAAAGTTGGAGATTATTAGAACTCTGAACGAAATGATTGAATATAAAACCACGATTAGTGATAAATTTTCAAAGACGGGATATATTGTACAAATTGCAGACCTTTATTTATTTCAGCCAGACGAGATATCAGACCCTCAAATACTTATGCACGATAGAATGCGTCCTATTCCTATAAAAGAAAAGTATTTCAAAGGCGAACTGGAGGAAGTAAAAGAGGAGATTAATTTTTTTAGTGAAATAAGGGCGCTTTATGATAAGGCCACTACGGAGAAAGAAAAAAGCGATGATTGGTATAGTTTATATTATACTGCAGCCCTTAATATGATAAATAAGGTTGGTATTTCACGAGATAAGATTGATCATTATTTAATAACCCACTTATGCGAACAATGTTCAGAAGAAGAAGAGGTATCGTTGTTGGATCATTTATTTTCAAAAGAGGATTTGGATGAACTAGAAACAAAATTGATGAGATATTACAGGCCTTTGATTGTAGAAAAGGAAGGTATTATTGCAATCGGAATCTTGGGAAGAGAAGAAAGTCACTCTACTATGAAAATTTATGTTTTATTATCAGAGTTAATAGGTGTTGATAAAAATATTTGGCGAAAGGCCACCTTATCGGAAAGAGATTTATTTAAGGACATTTATAGATATAAAAAGTCCCCTTTTGCAGATGTGATTGGATTCATGGGATATTTTAATGATAAAAAGTATCAGTTTAAAATAAAAAAGAAGGTTGTTACGACAACCGTGACAGGTACTTATGTGATGAATGATAAAAAGAGCGACATCTTAAACTTGATCAATAATGATATTCTAAAAAAGACGGTATATACGATAGAAAATACCAAGGGTATAAACCGTACCGTTATTACCATTATGGCGGAAATTTACATGAGATACTACGACGAGATAAAGAGCGTAAGATACTTTCTTTCTAAAAGGGAGTATTATCTTTTAATAGAAAAACCTTTTTTACAAAGTTGATAAGTTTATAAAATTGAATTAGATACAATAAAATAATGTATGGTAAGATGAGCTTGCTTATTAAGTCCACTATTCCAGAGACCATTTCTATTTCCTATGCGGATATTCCAAATGACATTAATAGTTACTTTATAAATTACGCCAAAAAACAAATAGAAGGTCGTTGCAGAAAGGAAGGATTTATTTATCCAAATACTCTTTCGGTTGAAAGTTATTCAACGGGTATTCTCTTTGGAGATAGAGTAAAATATGACGTTGTGTTTTTTGGAGAAGTCTGCAACCCCGAAACAAATATGAACGTAGACTGTAAAATTATTAACATCACAAAAATAGGAATACGCGCCATTATTAGTGATGTTAATAATCCGATGATTTTGTTTATTAGCAGAGAGCACAATCAAACCAAGGACTTTGACGATTATACTGTGAATCAGATTATAAATGTAAAAATACTTGGAACCCGGTTTGAGATTTATGATACCTATATTTCGGCGATTGCGGAAATTAACTAAGTAAAATAACTAAGGAAATTAACTAAGGAAATTAACTAAGTAAAGTATTTAAATAATTAACATTACCTTTTTTATTATGTGTACAAAGGATCTTGAGAAAATGTGCCGAACCATAGATACCTTTTCAAAAGAAGAACACATTAATATTTTGAAGGTGATTGTAGAGACCGATACAACGCGCGTCAGTGAAAATAACAATGGCACCTTTATTCACATGGAGGATTTATCAGAGGAAACCCTAAACAATATTCAAAAGTATATAGATTATGTTCTTTTGAAAGAAGGAGACATACAAAAGATTGAGGACACAAAGGAAAAAATAAAAAAGGATATAAATGATTATAGCTATCCTATTTAGATGATTAGCGTTGACAGGGTTTCGCCATTCTTTTTGAAATCTAGTTTTGATATTCCAGATTTCAAAAAAAAGAGAGTCTATACAAATATAAAGGATCATCTTTTTTATTCTATTTTTACAAAAGCAAACTCTATTGACATCACAGACATTAATTCTTTGCATTACAATGAATTAAACGAAAAAATGAAGATCGCAGAATCTATTGAAAAAATTAAATTTAAGAATAAAGAGACGATCATGAACAATTTAATGTACGACAAACAAATAGATTTATTTACATTGACCGTTTTATGCATGCATTATAAACTGAACCTTATTTTTATTAAATCGCAAACGTATCTTCGTTTTGAAAATTCCGATAAACCTTATTTATTTATGAATGATAGTTATAAGTTTATGGATAAGACTATGGAAGACATAAAGGAACTTCTTGAAATTTCTTTAGATAAACCTCTGAAATCTATCGCCTACTATAAATTAGCAGATCTGCAAGATATGGCTAGAAGACTAAATCTTCCAGTTGAAAAAAATAAAAAGTCGGAACTATATGAATCTATCAAATGTATATTAACGAAATTATATAAAATTGAATGATTTAATAAATATATCTATATATATAGAATGCAAAATTTATCATCTGCTTTATTTGTATACGAAAGTATATTGAATTACAAGTTTGATAAAAAATCATCAAAACCTATAGAGGACTATGATGTTAGACTTCCGAATACTAATGTAGAGTGTGAGGTAAGATTTTCTAAGATTGATAAATTGCGATTTGAAAGAGTCTATAAGACCCTGCTTTCGTATGGATTTAAAAAACACAACGATGGATATCAACTAAAGATTATGCACTACCACGAACCCTCTTCAAAGGTTAGGTGCGAGATTAATGATTTGACTCAAATTCGTGAGTTTTGCAAAACGAATATACTCCCCGATAAGACGAATTACGTATTGAAGCAGAAATTTACAGAGTACCCTAACTATTATGATAACAAAGATTTTAATTTTAGGGTCGCCATACAGAAAGAATTTACTCTAGACTCATCGGATAAGATTGTCTCGGATATTTTAAATGAATGGGCTACAATAGAGAAGTCTTTTCGTTATATGAATCGTATTACTCTCGTTCATCCTGACATAAAGGGACTACAGGTTGATCTGAGTATTGTTAAGTCGGTCTTAAACAATGGCGCTCTGGTAAGAGAGAAGAAATTCTCTACAAGCAAACTCTTTTCTCAGCCCGAGTCCTATGAAATAGAGATTGAGTTGACGGATCTTAAATACAATCAGGAACACATGCCAGTTGTCCTTAAAAATTTACAAAAGATTATACGATATGTTTGTATCGGAGTTCAAGACTCTAACTTTCCTATTAAAGAGATGGAACAAAATGAAATACTAATGGAATATTGCTCTCTTATTAAAGTTGCAGGTCAAAAGGTAACCAATCGGTTGTTTATAGGTCCGTCCTCTTATACGTTGCAAAAGGTTAATTTGATAGATGATCCAGAAAATAATACGCCTTGTGTGTTAAGAGACTTTTGCGTGACTGAAAAAGCGGACGGTGTAAGAAAGATGTGTTATGTCTCAAAGAAGGGGCGCATCTATATGATAGATGCAAACATGAAGGTACAGTATACCGGCGCCTTTTGTTCCGAGACAAGCTTGTTTGACTCTTTGTTAGACGGGGAATATATTCAGTCTGGACATAATAAGGCGTTTATTAATCTATACGGTGCGTTTGATATCTATTACTATAACGGAAAAAACTGCAGAGCCGAACCCTTTTATAACAAGGTAAACAAAAAGAATAGATACAATATGTTGAAGGACTTTATTCAAAAATTAAACGCTTCTATACAACATGATTCTCCTATTCATAAAATACGCTTTATGAAAAAGGACTTCTTTATGACAGATGTCAACACTATTATGGAATGTTGTCAAAAGATATACGGAAATAATGAAGCGGGACTTTATGAATATGAAGTAGATGGAATCATATTTACCTCTATGAGTTTGGGAGTTGGAATGGAAACGCCTCAAGATACTATTAAAAATTATAAGTATACGTGGGGACACAGTTTTAAATGGAAACCTCCAGAGTTTAATACCATTGACTTTTTAGTAGAAGTAAAACAGAAACAGGGTTCAGACGAGATCCAATATTTACCTTCTACAAAAAATAGCACAATAGTTCCGTATAAAATTCTTAACTTGTTTGTGGGTCATGATCCTAAAATACACGGGCTTATTAATCCACAAGACATTCTCTTTAAAGGAAACATACCTAAAAATGAGAAGTCTGAATACACCAAGACCTTGTTTGTACCTACAAGTCCCTATGACTCGTTCGCTAATATTTGTTATATTCCCTTACTAGACGATATTAGCGGAGACGTAAAAATGTTTACGGAAAATAATGAAGTGATTGAAACAAACATGATTGTAGAATTTAAATACATCTTTACTGACGACAAGAGATTCAGATGGGTTCCTCTAAGGGTTCGGTATGATAAGACGGCTGAGTTGAGACAAACGGGTAAACAGTTTGGTAACGCGTTCAACGTAGCGAATAACAATTGGTACACGATTCATAATCCAATCACAAAAGAAATGTTAACCGATAAAGACCTTAAAATCGGCTTCAATGAAATAGAGGATCAGTCGGTTTATTACAATAGAGTATCGGGCGACTCTCTCACTGTAAACCTCCGTAAGTTCCATAACATAAATGTAAAAATGGTGTTATATGATGGTGTTATGACCAAAAATTGTCTATTGATTGATTATGCAGTTGGAAAAGGAGGCGATATTTCTAAATGGCTAAAAAATAATCCTAAATTTGTGCTGGGTATTGATATTTCAAAGGATAATATTCATAATGTAAAAGACGGCGCCTGCGTGAGATATTTGCAGAGAAAAAAGGAAAAGAGGAACATCTTTGATGCTCTATTTATTTGCGGGGATACGAGTAAGCTTATTTTAAAAGAGGACTTTGCACAAACAGATGATCCAGAGGAAGAAGAAACGACTAAATTTGTATTCCAACAAGTCATGGGAGTTAAATCCAAGAGCGGTAAAAAGGGAGCCTACGTTGAAAAACTGTACGGAGTTGGTGCTCAGCTATTTGATGTCGGAACCATACAATTCGCCCTTCATTATATGTTCAAAGACAAGTTCACCTTTCATAACTTTATGAAAAACTCTTCTGATACCATTAAAGAGGGAGGATATTTGATTGGTACATGTTACGATGGTACGAAGATATTTAACCGTTTGGCTACAAAAGATTACAATGATAAAATAGAAATTTACAAGTCTGAGAATGAGGCGGATAAAAATATGGAAAAGAAAAAGATATGGTCTATTACTAAAAAATACAACAATAGCGAGTTTAATGCCGACGTAGACTCGCTAGGATTAGCCATTTCCGTCTATCAAGAAACGATTAATAAAGAGGCCGAAGAGTATTTAGTTCATTTCCCCTATTTTATAGAAACCATGAAGCAGTATGGGTTTGAGATAGAAAGTAAAATTCCGGGTATGGAGGTTCAAGGTTTTGGAGACTTTAGTGTGTTGTACGAGTACATGTTAAAAAATTCTCCGCCTGAGAATCAGTTTATTATGGATGAGAAAGAAAAGGAAATTTCCTTCTTAAATAAGTATTTCATTTTCAAGAAAGTCAGAAGAGTTAATACGACCCTTGTACATGACGGTTTTACTTTAGATCACGAGCAACCTGCACTAAATAAGATTGGAGCGCCTAAAAAGTTAAATAGAATAATTGTTTTATCAAAATAGAGACATTCTATTATATAGAATAATGAATAGTTATAGTGTCTCGGATACATTGAATATCATTGACGATAAATCCATAAAAATTAGAATGGTGAATCGCGTCTATTACAATGAAACTCTGCGCGGTTATATACATAAACTTAAAACAGAAATAGATTTTTATATTTTAGAATGGGAGAAAAATAAAAGATATCTCAATCCATATGAGTTTGTAAATACTCCGTTTGATACGTTTACACCAAGTGTTTGTTTATATAAACCTATCTCTCGTGCATTTTTTAAACTTACCGAAATTCTAAATACGTTTCCGTTTCATTTCCCAAAAAATATGTCAAGTTTTCATTTGGCTGAAGGGCCGGGTGGATTTATTGAGGCGATACAAAACTTGCGTAAAAACAAGGATGACACCTATTATGGTATGACTTTGTTAAATGATGATAAGGATGTGCCTATTTGGAATAAATGCGAGAAATATTTAATGAAAAATTCCGAAAATATTATTTTAGAGACGGGAGATGGTACGGGCGATTTATTTCATTTGGAGAATTTATTATACATAAAGAATAAATTTTCCGAAAAAATGGACTTTATAACGGGTGATGGAGGCTTTGACTTTAGCGTAGACTTTAATAATCAGGAAGAAAATTCAATCAATCTAATCTTTGCCGAAATATGTTTTGCGATTGTCATGCAGAAAAAGGGCGGTTCCTTCGTATTAAAAGTATTTGACACCTTTAGCTCTACTACAAATGAACTGATCTATTTACTTACTTATTTGTATGAAGATGTCATTATTACAAAGCCCGTCATGAGTAGACCTGCGAACTCTGAGAAATATATCGTTTGTTTGAAATTTAAAATGGTTCATAACCTATCTAGCATCATTGAACAATTATTCGCAATCTTTCCATACATAAAAGATAATCCCATTTTTTCTTTTCTTGACCTGGAAATGTCAAATATTTTTATTTCTAAGATGAAAGAAATTAACTCTATTTTTGGTCAGTCTCAGCTCACGAATATTTTAGCGACTCTTACCTATATTAGTGATGAAAATAAATATGAAAAAATAGAACAAATCAAAAGATCGCATATTAATAAATGTATAAAATGGTGCAAAAAAAACAACATGATTATCAATGATAAATACTATTAAGATTAGACAAACAATAATAATAAGTCTGTCCGACTAGTAAGGTTTGAAACACAATATCGTTCAAATGATCAAAGGGTTTCACCAAAATTAATAGGACGCTCATGATATTTATTAATAAATAGGGAATCGCAATTTCATTGGGAGAATTAATAAATATCAAAAAATAATCGCATAAAACGGGTACTGCCAAAATAATATTATGACACTTTATAAATATCGCGGAGTTACCTTGAATAAAGAACTGTAGGACATTCATATTAGATAGAAAAATAGAATACATATGAAACCCGCCCGAGACAACTAATAACAACAACAAATTTTTGACATGGTAATAACTGGTTAAAATACTTAAAAAACATCTTAGATGAACACAAACCGTTTCAAAGAGTAGATTGTTTAGGTCTTCTTGATCAGATAAAGAACCCTGACTTAGTTTATTATAAAAAACATTATTATACTGATAACTTGAGAGAGATAATATGCTCACGCCTACAATATCATAGATATACCTTTTGCACGGATTAAAGGAATACATGCAAATCGTTAAGGGTATATTTACCAAATTGATATACCTGCATATTTTATGGTTTATTGTTATCGTATTTATGACCGGGTTTAACCTTCTATAAATCTCTTTATTCATAAGTAAAAACCAATACAAATTAACTATATAGTGCATATAAATGAGTACTACCGCAATGTTTACATAGTCATGTTTAATTAGTCCAAACTCTTTATGGTTATGAATGATCGTATAAAAATCATATATTTTAAACTTAAAAAAGGTTAGATATAATAAAACATAATTCGCATTGTAAAGAGAGGTAAATTCTTTTGAGTATTCCTTTAAAATATAAAAGATAGTGGGTATTTCTGTGTATAAAAGGGTTGATGAAAAAACAAAAACGTCTTCTGATGTATAACGATAATACAAACAAAAACAAGTCATAGAAAGACGATGAATGATTACATCATATTTTTTACCTGTAACTAATTCTGTGATGGAATGTTTGAGCACAAGGTTGTTTAGACTTTTTAAAAGGGATATATAAGTGGTTTGTTCTTTTAAAAAGTATAGGTATACAAACAAAGAATAATTACCAATAATGAAACCCATTACGGTTTTTACATTTTTTTCTGAAAAAATATCCAATACCATTTCATAATAAAAAGAATGGTATATTTAAACGGTTTTACAAGTATTAACTGCTCTACTCTGTACTACCTTAAAACACTGATTATTTTTGTATATTTTTAACACGTTATCCGTTTGTTTTTCTTTATTCTGTGCGTTATACTTTAACAAACTTGTCCTCGCCGAGGCTGACACTCCGCCCTGAACCTTAAAATTTTTATTGGATGGCTTAAATTGGATTACATTACAATCTCCTGTTATTCCTGTGGTTTTGGCGCAGGTTCCGCTTTTGTAGGTTGTTCCTGATATAACCTCGCCAATCGTTTGATTCTGGTCATATGTTTTGCATCTTTTTTGTAAATATTCGCGTGTCGTAGTGCAGTAGTTTTTATCTACTAAAGCACTGGCGCTTCTTCGGATCGCATTTGTCCCGCTAATACAACCCTTTTCTGTTTGAATACCATCACACTTACTTAAGGAATTATTAATATCCGTATAAAGCACATTTGTTTTTGGCTGACATGAGCTTTGAATTACAGTACCAGGCGCATTAATTTGGTCAATCGTTGGTTTTAAATTACTTGAAGATTCAAAATGTTTAAATAGTTGTTTTCTCCAAACCTTCACTGGTCGCGGATATTTTTTATAACAGGTTGGAATACTTGTTCCAACATTAGTACAAGTAACGTTTCCAAAGGTTAAGGATGGATATCTTATTCCGGTAATCGGGTCTCTAATTAAAATACCAATCTTAGTTGTAGTGACAGGACTCGTCTGCGCTCTTGGTACTGGATAAGGTCCTACTATATTCGTTATTTCAGGGTCCACATTTTTATAGGGACGACTATTTGAAGGAAACACGTTTTGGGTTGCCGTTGGTTTCCATCTTTGATTTGCTGATTGCGTATCAGATCCCCTCCATGTTTTATTTCCGAGTGTAAAATTCATATTAATATATATATATGCTAATATATTTATTAATTTTAGTTGTAGTAGTGGTTCTTTATCGTTTTAAAGAGGGATTTAATGACCCCTTTGGAGAAATGGATCCAGTTTGTCTTTATCGGGCAGATGATAAACCTGCTGTCAAAAATATAGTTAATGGAGTAGCGACCTATACAAATCAAAATGATTTTATGAACTATAATTATTATTCTATTTTAAATAAAGCAGATACAAATTTTTATTTATCTAATAATATGCCTTTAAAATGTAGAATATAAATATAATCCTAATATAATGTACGAAAATGAAGATTATGAAATTGAAAAAAAATTAAGCGATGCCGAAAAGTTATATCTTAGTGCTTGCGCCATAATTGCAGTAGGATTAATATTTATGGCCTCTAGTAATTTTAGATAATAGACTGTAATTTCATAGTTAATAATCTTTTTTCTTCTGGATCTAATTTCTTAACCCTTTCCTCAAATACTGTTTTCATTTCTGCATACAGTCCATATTCGCATATTAATTGTTTAAATAATATAATTGGGTATTCTAATTCTTGTTTAATATGTTCAGTTGGTCCAGAATATTTCATCGTAGCGATATTATCTAAATTTATAACAGGCTTTTCGCTTCCAATTCCGTTTTTTAAAATATTAAATAACATATCAATGATAACGTATAAGTTGTTATTTTTACCTCTTAAAGTACTTAATAAGATACGAGCATAAGAATGATAAATAGAAACTATATTATCAAATAAGGTGCAATTCTCACAATCTTCTTTACAGTTATTATTAAGAAAACATACATCCATTTTAAAGTGAGAACTGTCGGGATTCACTCTACGATAAGGATTTGAAACTACGACCATGTCTTTAGTTACCTTTACCTTTTTATCAACATGTTTTTCTAATTCTAAGCAATCTGTAATCAGTGTTTGACATACAACAATACTTTTAAACAATAATTCCGGTTTTAGATGTTGGATATTACCTTTTAATTCTTTCTTTCTTTTAAGAAACGTATCTTTTATTGAATCCACTTCAAATTCAAATTCCCTTAATTTATGCGTGAGTTGCACATTTTGATGGGCAACACTTTTAGCTATTTGATCCCTATATTTTTTAAACCCCATTTCATCCAAGACACCTTTAACACCATTGAAAGGTTTAAATCCCATAATCTCATCAAACGTTTTAAAGGTGTCCATGTAACCTCCTCTTTGTATTCCTCCTCCTGTTAGTGGATTTTCAGCCTTTTCAGCCTTTTCAGATGGCTTTTCAGGCTTTTCAGAAGGCTTTTCAGATGGCTTTTCAGAAGGCTTTTCAGAAGGCTTTTCAGGTTTTTGCTCCTTTTGACAATTATCACACTTTGCAATGATATTTTTTCTAACTTTTGTACCTTCAGGAATTTCAAAAAGTGACTTTCTTTCTCCTATTCTTTCAATTAAACCCTTTTCTTCTGTCCCTTTTTTATACCCTTCAAACATGTATTTATAAAGTTGGATACCAACTGCATCTGAGTGAGCATCGTCAATCCTTTTACCTGATAAGTTATGTAAAGTGTTCAATGGCATATTTGCTAATACGGTAGCAATGTATAAAGGTGACATTACAATTGCTCCAAAGCTAAACTTTAACACTTCCATTACATCGCTTAAATCTGTACTTCTAAGACCGGGAATTTTACCTTTTAAGTAACTTCCAGCTTTTGAAGCGCCAGTTCCCGCTTTTAAGATTCCTGCACCAACACCTTTCCCTAACCCGGCCGCCAAGAATGCACCGCCTTTATATCTTCGCGATTTTGCCTTACGCGATTTACGTGATTTACGCGCTTTACGTGTCATATAATATTCTTATATTTAATTCCTTCTTACTCTCATTAAAAACTCGTAACTCCCATTATGAGCATCTCCGCCAAAAGACAAGTCATTGTAATTTTGATTGGTCGCGCTTAAGTTTTTGAATCGCGTGTATAAAGAACTGTCCGATACGTATTTATTATTTCCGTAGTAAAGCGGAATGTCTTTTGGAGTAACTCCATTTGTCACTGTATTGCAATCCTTGCTATTTAGTCCGTCAGCCATATGCGGTCTTAATACTTTAGAGTTTACATCGTTGACCTGATTGGAACCTCCGCAGGTCTGGCCGACACGATTTAAAAAATCACCCTGGCTAAATGCAGTTCTAAAGGGTCCGGCGGTTGAGACAATCTCAGTGTTGTTTATGGTTACTTTATTGGGTTTTAAAACCTTTCTTAATATTTTACGTTTCATCGCATCTTCTGCTCCAAAAGTCGTGTTGCAAAACCCGATACCGGGTCTAGAACCGTGAATACCACCACCTAATTTAGTCAAGTCAGTCATTTATATAGAACTATAAAAAATTATTATAAATTTATGTCATAATGCGCGGAACAATATTCATAGCAATTAACTCTTGAAAGAGAAGTTTACAACTAAAGGGGATTTCTACATAAGAGAATTCGGTTTTGTTTTCACAAATTTTACAAAGATGAATATGCTTTTTGTCATTATAAATTGCAATCAGTCCGCATTTTTTACACACATGTACCGAGTATTTATCAGACACGTCATACATTCTTTCCTTTGTAAATCTTGAAGCTCCGTGAGAGATCATGCAGTCTCGTTCCATTTCTCCGAAACGTAAACCGCCATCCCTGCTACGCCCCTCTGCAGGCTGACGCGTTAAATTTACCATCGGTCCAATACAACGACTATGCTGTTTATCATTTACCATGTGTTTTAACCTCTGGTAATAAACTGGGCCAATAAAGATGGAGGTCTCAATCTGCTCTCCTGTTTTTCCATCATAAAGAAGTTCGTTGCCTTTTGATTCGTAATTGTATTTCTTTAGTTCCTTGAAAATAGTCTCTAGATTCAATTCTCCGAAACTAGTACCATCTCCAAACAATCCTAGTTCTAAAAGAAGTTTTCCTAATACGGTTTCCTTAATTTGTGCAATGGTCATGCGTGATGGAATTGCATGCGGATTGATAATTAAATCGGGTCTTAATCCGTTCTTTGTAAAGGGCATATCTTCTTCATTAATAATATTACCAATGGTACCCTTCTGACCGTGTCTGCTGGAAAACTTGTCCCCGATATTAGGCTTACGCAAGGTTCTAATACGCACCTTACAAAAGTTATACCCTTCACCGTTTCTATCAATATAATTTTTATCTACATAACACTCTTCGTCCGTTCTATAAGATCTGCTTTGGTCTTCGTACTTGATTAGTTTCGTATTATCATTTTTATTCTCTTTGATCGCGACGACCTTTGCTATAATAATATCTTTATCTTCAATCAGTTCATTCTCATCTATGACGCCGTTCTTATTTATTTTTTCATAGTTTCCAAACTTCATATTTTTTGTATTTAATTTATTGGGTTTGATATGCAGTTCTTCCTCGCCATTTGTCTTTTTGTCTTCGTCTTTTTCTGTATGATAAATTGTCGCGTGAAATAGTCCTCGGTCAATGCTTCCTTTGTTAAAGAGAATACTATCCTCCTGATTGTATCCGCTATGAGTCATAATCGCCACGATCACTTGATTCCCGGATGGAAGCCTGTTCAGTTTAAGCATATTCATGATTCTAGTCTCCACCAAAGGTCTCATGGTATAATTCAGTACGTAGGCCGTCTTGTCCATGCGACTGTTTATGTTTGAAACATAGACGCCCATCGCCTGTTTACCCATCGCAGATTGGTAGGTATTACGCGGAGACTGGTTGTGCTCTGGGAAAGGAATACATGACGCGATTACTCCAAATATGGTACTGGGATGAATCTCGCAGTGAGTATAATGAAACCCTTTTTGAATGTTAATCGGTTTGATTGCAATCATGCACGCAGACTGTTCAAAAGGATCTACATATTCAATGACGGATTCTTCTATTTTTATACTCACCAACAAATCATCCCAGACCAATTCTCCCGACTCTATTTTATGAATCATCTCTTTGGTGATAAGTAGTTTGTTGTCGCGAACCTTAAAGAGCGGTCTCAACAGTCTACCGTATTCATTCGTAATAAAGATCTCCTTCGTCTTGTAGTTTAGAACGATGGATGTATAAATATTAATAATACCCTTTGACTTTTTCATTTTCAAATCATTAAATAACTCAATGGGTGAGTCCGTTACACCAACCCAACGACCGTTTACAAATACCTTTACTTTGTTAAACAACACACTTGATGTAATATCTTTGTTTAATAAAGTAATCTTTTCTTTTAAATATTCATAAATAGGCGCACTGTCCGAATAACCCGAAACAATTGTCATATAACTTAAATTTTTAACAACACCGATAGACTGGCCTTCTGGTGTCTCAGCCGGACAAAGGAAGCCCCACGAAGACCCGTGCAATTTGCGCGGCTCAATCAGCTTCCCACTTTTATCAATCGGCATGTTAATTCTTCGCAAATGACTCAGGGTGGATGCATAAGTCAAACGGTTTAGAACCTGTGCAACACCCACCTTATTGGAATTCAAATGTTTAATCCCGAAATCGCCGGTAGAAAGTGCGCGTTTCAACCCGTTTTCAATCGTAGAAGACTTTACAATTTTATATATATTTGTAAGAGTAATAATGCTTGTGTAATCTTCGGTTGATTTCCAAGAACCATTGTTTATTTCGCGAATCACCCTTTTTTGAATATCCTTTACAACCTTGTTGAAATAATTGCGAAAGAGATTGTTCATCAGTGTACCCGTCAGTTCAATCCTTTTATTATTGTAACAATCCCTATCATCGCTAGGAATATGTCCTAGAGCGCATTTAATAATACGATTTGTCATGTAACCAAGCAAATAAATCTTCTCTGTATCTGTTACACAGTTTGGAAAGAGATCATTCGTAAGAACATCCAAAGCAAACTCGCGCTTCTTCTTTTGTCCTTCATCCTTATCCATATTCAGAGGCGTATAAATAACAGAATTAATCACGTATTTTAAACAATCCTCGTAGGTTACGCAATCAGAGGTCTGCAAAATAGACGCCTTCAAATAATTTAAAATATCCGCGTTTTCTGGATTCTCAATGTCCAAACAAATAATATTACATATTTCCTTATCACTTTTTAGACCAAGAGCGCGAAACAATATGAACAAAGGAATCTGTCTTTTGAGCCGAGGAATTTGAACCAAGATCTCGTTTCCGCACGAAATAAGTTTAGAGGATATCATCATATAGATTTGTTTCGGCGAAATACATTTCCAGTCAGGCACCGAGCGAATCTCCGAGGTCCAAATCCATTTATGTCCGGGTTTTTGTTTGTAGCAAAAGATAATATTGTCTGCAGGCTTTTCTTGACCAATACAAGTTTTCTCGGAACCGTTGATGATGAAGTACCCTCCGGGGTCCATCTTACATTCCTCCATTACCTCCGGGCTGATGTAATTATACTGGTTTAAGATACAAATAGATGACTTTAACATAATAGGAATTTTACCAAACTGAATCTTAGAGAGCTTCACGTTCTTAATTTCTTCATGCTCTAACTGCTCTCCACTCCGGATAATGTATTTGATATTTAGGTCAAGAGTAAAGTTTGACGTGTAGGTAAAATTACGTAATCTCGCGTTATTAGGAAACATTAGTTTTGTAGCGCCGTTATTCTCGTGAATCTCGGGCCTATAAACGCACAAATTCTCAAACTCAATCACAATCTCCAGCCTGTATTTTCTAAACTCTTTAATGTAATCGTGTGGCGACCGGATATTAATAGGATTAAACATCTCAACTGTCTTTTTTATTTGATTCTGGATAAAATCGTTATAGGATTCTATTTGATGTTTTACGAGTTGAAGTAAATGTTTATTCTGAAAGTAGCTTTCAATTACCTTCCAACAATCGGTCATTTTATATTCTTCGGTCTCCTTTGAATGAGTCATTTTACGAATACTATCTGTTATTAGTTCTAAATCAATTTTTTAATATGTTAAAGATAGTCATTTTTTTTGTATAATATCTTATATGAGTTTGAAAACAATAAATATAGAACCAGAACATTTAAAGGTTTCAGGTAGAAAAAGTAAAAAGAAAGTACCTGTTTTATCTATCAATGAACCCAATCTTAGGCAGGTTTTATTGAATAAACTTATCCAGCGCAGAAAAACCCAGAAAAAGGCTTTAGTACTTCCTGTAAATGAGGGCGGTTTTGATGATGTAGATAAACCCTCTCCGGTTGCTGTTCCCGTCGCAGAACCCGAAGTATGCCCCATGATCAATCCTGATAAACCTTATGGAGTATTAAAAAATGGTACAAAGCCAACATTTAAAGAATGGTCCTTGAATAATTTGGAAAAGCCTTCGGACATACCTTTACAAACAGTGTCGGAAATGCCTACAGAAAATCCTTCGGAAATTCCTACGGAAAAACCCTTAGTCTGCGAAACTCCTGAAAATAAAGTATTTGAAACAAAAGAACCTATTATAATAAAAAAAATAAAGGTCGGAAAAAATAAAAGAACAAAGTCCGTAGACATACTGATTGAAAATATACATACTCGTAAGCTTAATAGAGAAAAACTTCAGTTATTAAAAAAGACAAACATAACAACTATTAAAAATTATCTTAAAAATCGTCAACTTATAAAGGTCGGAAGTAATGCACCCAACTCTTTAATGCGATATATGTATGAAAACATAAAGGAATGCGGGGATGTAATAAATGAAAATAAATCCAATTTAATACATAATTTTACAAAGGACAATTAGTTCACTCTTCATTCAGAGTAATTCTGCAACAAGGACAGGTATTATTGTTTTCTATCCAAGTTTGAAACGCAGTCTTTTTAAAGATGTGTCTACATTCGCGTATCATAATAACTGCATCATTATCTAAAAAGTCTTCGCGTGTGATAGGACAACTCGTTGATAGAGGAGAATTAATTTGAGAATAAGTGGTTTCCAAATAAATATCGTTCGGGTTTGCAGTTGCATTTTCTCTATTATTTAATCTCATGTTTTCATTCGTAATAACGACATTAAATAAATCTACGATTTGCGTATCAGTTACAACCCTAGCCCGCGTGACTCTTGAGATAGTTTCCTCGTGAATTTTTAAAAGCTTAATCATCTCAGTTAAATTATTACTACTTTTTAGTAATAGTTGTTGCTCCATATATTAATAGGTAAAATATTATTTAAATTAAAACACTCATAAATAATAATGAATGGTTGCGGACTTGTTAATATGGGTAATTATTGTTATTTAAACTCCATTTTACAAATGTTATACCATACGGACGAGTTGAATGAATATTTAAAAAATGCCCGCAAAATAAATAATATTCCAGAGTCCTTTCTTAGTTTGGAATTAATAAAATTAAATAAAAATATAAATGAAAATAGTCGCGTTAGTCCGAGAGAATTCATTACCAAAATGATTGAAATTGCTAGAAAAAAAGGGCGCGAAGAGTTCTGTTTCGGAGATCAAAATGATGCAAATGAATTCTTTTATTTTATTATTGAAAACATACACAATTCATTTAATAAGATAGAAAAAATAGAACTACCAAAAACATCTTATTCTATTATTAATACATATCTTGTTAATATTGAAAAAAAAGAATCATCTATTATAAACAAACTGTTCATGTCGTGTATTTTATACAATTATGTAAACATAAAGACTCAAAAGAGAGAGTTCTATAAAATAGAGCATGGTAATACGATTGAACTCACTATTCCAAATACAAAAAATATTACTTTAGATATGTGTTTTTTAGAAACGTTTAAAGAAGATACCATGATAGACGATAATGCCTGGTACGATGAAAATACAAAAACTAAAAAGGGCGTAATTAAAAAGAGTTTTATCTGTTATTTTCCTGAAATATTAGTAATTCAACTAAAAAGATGGAATACCAATTTATATAAAAATTCAGGCCTGGTTATTTCGCCCTTTATATTTGATTTACAGCCTTATACTATTTATGAAAAACATAGTAATTGTAAATATGAGTTATTTGGTATTATTAATCATCATGGATCCGTAAAAGGCGGACATTATTATATTTATATCAAAAAAAATGGTTGGTTTGTCATTGATGATGAAACCATACAAAAAATACCTGAAAATAAAATTATAAATGAAAGAAACTATTGTCTATTTTATAGAAAATTAAAATAATAAAACATTATAAAGATGGGTAGAGATATTTCTTCTAATAAAGTAAAATCTACAGATAAAGGTACATTTACACACAATACGGATGTTGATTATAACGAAAAGGAAAATGAAAGAGAACGAAGTGATGACTTTTTTAATGTGTACCGAATCAAAAGTATTATGTTGTTAGTGGTTGTTATTATTTTGTATGTTGTTTTTTTTAGTGTATTAAATAGTGCGAGTTTAAACACTCCGGATAGTAAGCCATGGATACTTATTATTGAAGTATTTTTATGGGTTGTCTTGATTGTAATACTTGTCATGAATGTAAGATATTTCAATGATAAGGATTTTAATTTTAATAACACCTTTAAACATCTCTTTGATGACGATAAAAAGCCTGAATTAGAGGTTCATGTTAGACAGGAAAATCGCCCCCAACCACATACTGAACCAAAGATTTGCAAAGAGGAAGACGGCGAAGTCTTTCATGTAGGTAGAAATAATTATACGTATGAAGATGCTCGGAAAGTATGCGATACGTATGACGCTAGAATGGCGAGTTATGATGAAGTTGAAAAAGCTTATATGAATGGCGCAAACTGGTGTAGTTATGGTTGGTCTGACGGACAAATGGCTTTATTTCCTATACAAAAGGCGGTTTTCAATGAACTAAAAAAGATTCCGGATCGCGAACATGATTGCGGAAGACCCGGAGTAAATGGCGGATATATAAAAAATAAGGATATTAAGTTTGGTGTGAATTGTTACGGTAAAAAGCCGTTTGCAACCGATAAAGATGTTAACTATTTTAAAAAGCATCAGTACTTACCTATTACGGATGAACAGGTTCAAAAGGAAAAGGATAAAAAGGTAAGTAAGTTTTTAGTATCTCCATTCAATAAAGAAAAATGGTCCGAATCACTTTAATTTTTTGGATTGATTTTTAGATTGTCTTCTTTTTTTGGACTGCGCCTTTATGCTTTTTATACCAAAAACCATATTAAAAATTTCTTTTTCATTTTCTAAATTAAAAGGTTCCATATAAGAAAGATTTTTTTGTTTTTTCTCAAAAAAATCAAGTTGTAAGCCTATAGGAAACATATAGTATTAATCTATACTTTAATTGCGTCATTTTTATTTTATTTTATTAGTATTCTATGTATAATGAATGTTATAGATCATTACGATAGTAGTAAAATAAATATTGGAAATGCAGTAGAATTAGATGACGATAATTACTTTTGTAAGTTGACTTATAATAATTCGCCTCTTGTTATAAAAACAAATAGGCTTTGTTACTATAGAAAAAGACCCGGTGTATATAAATCTAGCGAAGGCTATATTCATGTTTCTATTACAAGCAAGGATTATTTAGAATGGTTTGAACAGTTTTATCATGATTCTATAAGTATTTTTCAGAAGGCATCTGCAGACTGGTTTGAAGATCCATTAACGATTACGGATATTGAGTGTTGTTTCATAAATCCACTAAAAAGTAATATAAAAAATAACTGCTTTGATGTGTTGTGCTCTATTGATGAATCAAGAATGATTATTGTAGATTCTAATGAAAATATAAAAAATTTAAAGGAATTAGAAGATTCTAATATTATTCCGACCTTTCATATTAAAGGTATTAAGTTTAATAGTAAACACTTCTTATTTGAGATTGAATTAAATAACTTATACATAGTCTCGGATTCCGAATTAAACACAGAAACCTTAGAGGAGCCTGAAATTAAGGAAGAAGTAAAGGAAGTAAATGAAGTAAAAGAGGTTAATGAAGTAAAAGAAGAATTAAGGGATATTAAGGACGACGAAGACGAATTAGATGAATATGACATGAATACCGATAATTTAGAAGAAACGGACTTACAATTAGAAGAATTAGGCATTTACGAAGTATACGAAATAATAAATACAAAAATAAAGGAAAATATGTTGCAAAATATTAGAAATATTTTAATATCTAAAAAAATAAAAACAAAATTGGATTTGGCTGAAATGATAGACGACGAAGAAGAATAATTTTAATATGATAAAAAATATTTTATATTCTACTCTATATAATGAAACTCGGTAAAATGTTTAACAAACCAGGTCAAAATTTTTTCGGTGTAATTTCAGCCCTATTAGTTGTTGTTTTTATTGCAGTTTTATTTAGATATAATGGAGCAAAATCCGTATCTGTAGATAAAATGACTAACTACCGTGGCTCTCCGTATCCTGAATCTAATGGAAGTCAATATGACTCGTCTATGAATCCTGTCTCGGCTTCTACTTTGGAAGGGAATAATTACCTTCAAGTCGGATGTAATGGATCTGTACCCGAGTCAAACGCTCAAAAAATGAATCCTCATGACCTACTTCCAAAGGATAGAAATAGTGAATGGGCGTCTGTTAATCCTGCCTCCCAAGATTTATCAGGTTTAAGCCTTTTAAGTGCTTCCGACGCAATCGGAATTAACACCGTTTCTAGTTCGCATAGAAACGCAAATCTACAAATTAGATCGGAACCTATTATACCAAAGACGGATATTGGACCTTGGAATCAAAGTACGATTGAGGCTGATTTATACCGCAGACCTTTGGAAATTGGACAGGGCGCTCTTTAGAGAATTTTAACACCTAAAATTATTTTTAAAATAATATAATTTTATTATATAATGGACGCGTATGTTTTTTTAGCATTAGTTATCATAATTTTACTTCTAGGATTGCTAGTATTTGTCGTATACAAAGAATCAGGGTGGGAATTTGTCAAGAAAGATGAACGTGAACGACGTGGTCATTCAGAAAAAGATAGACATAAGTGGTTCCATGAACACAATAAACCGCATAAACATTATTAAAATAAATACATTTTATAATGGACAAAGATGATTTTTTAGCATTAGTTATGATTGGCTTAATACTCTTTGTTGCCTATAAAATGTATAAAGAATCCGACATGTTTCAGTTGAAATGTATTGTCTCAACGGTAGACGGTGATAAATACTGCGTAAGAGAAAGAAAGAATATACAAGAGGCGTCAGACCTTTTAGCAAAAACCGCAAAAAAGATGGATAAACTTGTAGAGTATTTGAATACAGAACATCCAGAAGATAAAAGGGTAAAGAGGTTAGTAAAAAACTTTAATTCCTCTAAAATCGTGGAGACCTTGCCTACCAGCGAGTTTACCGCTTATAGTGAAAACAAAGGACGGAAAATCGCCTTTTGTCTCAACAAAAAAAAGGAGAATGATAATAATTTAATAGATGAAAACACCCTTATGTTTGTAGCCATACACGAAATGGGTCATATTACAACAGAAAGTATTGGACATGATAAGGCCTTTTGGGATAATTTTAAGTATTTATTACATGAAGCGGTAAAAGCAAAACTGTATATTCCTATAGACTATAAAAAGGAAAATACCGACTATTGTGGAATGACTATTTCTGACAATCCATATTTTAAGTAGATATAGTATATGTATGTACTAATAGCAATTATTATACTATATCTATCTTTTTTTGTTAAAGAGGGGTTTAATCCATACAAAGAGCAACGATTAGAATACCAGCCAGATCAAACCAACAGTCCGAATTTAGTCTATGCCCAAAAATGTATTCAGGATGTAATAGATTCGGGAGTAAATCAGAAAAACGGTGAATATTTAGAGGATTTATTAAATCTATTACAATTTATATGAAAATACTTATTTTGCTATTTTTGTTATGTTTGCTACTTACCCAATATAAAGTAAAGGATGGATTTGATAACCAAGACTCATTAGACAAGGCAATCAAATATGTGAATGACGAAATAAATGAAACCCTTGATCCGGAAAGGAGACAAAAACTAGAAAACGCAAATAATTATATTTACTTTATAAAAACATTGTTTAATTAATTTATATTATAATTTTAATGGATTATGTAATAATTACTGCAATATTGACCTTTTTTGTTTTATTCTTTGTAAGAAATAAAGAAGGGTATACGGACTCTTATGTTAATAGTGCTATTGATAATTTAAAAAAAACGATAGATAATATAAGTACAATCGTGATCAATATTAAGAATTTGTCAGGTACAGCTGTAGGTAGTAATGAAGTTAAAATGGATGTCTTAGATTCAATAGAGCAAATTACAGAATCTTTAAAAGTAAATACAACCATGCCTCCTACCGCATCCACCGAACTAGACTTGCAAAAGACTAATTTAACTAGTATACAAGATAATATTATTAGAATTAATAAAAAATTAAAGGAGGTTTTAGAATCGGCTAATGTACCAATTATAAGATTGAATGAAAAAAAGCCTGTAATGGTTCCAATATTAACTGCAATAAATTTTATTTCAGAAGATATAAAAAGTGTAAATTATAAATTACAAGCAATACCAGATGTGGAAAAAGACAAATAAATAATAGTCGTATATAATAATGTCCGATATTGAATTTGTAATATTAAAGGGAGATTCAGAAATAGAAAAACATGTTATTTCTATTTATGAAGATGATACCATAGAAAATGTTAAAAATAAACTTTCCTTGAGTATTACTGTAAAAAATGTAGAACATTATTATCTTTTTTATAAAAAGAAGGAGGTACTGAATCCATATGATATTTACAAAAAATTAACTCTTAATGGCACCAAAAGTATAAACTATAAGATGTTCCACTCCTTTTGTCTCAACCACGGAATAAAAAATGACGAGAAGAAGGATGTCTATGAGCTAGATGATTTATTAAAAATAAATTTAGAAGTTGAGACATCTATCGCGATAGGTATAGAAAATGGTTCTCCTTTTGTTGTAAATCCTTATGATAATCCATTTAATAATATAGAGGATTCAAGTACAGAATCAAAGACTTTATGGATGTCTTATTCCGATCTAAAAGATAGAGTATACGTATGTTTAGCAACCGATGTATTTGACTATGTAAAAGAGAAGAGTCTTGAAGTAAACCAAACCCTGAATGTCTATTTCCCTTATGTATGCAGTCAAGGAAAATTAAAGGAATTAAACCCCGATATTGATAATAGTTCTAAATATGATAATTACAATACCTTAATAGAATTTCATCATAACATTTATAAAAAGACTGATATAAATCAAGGTATAACTAGTATCTTTTTTGTTTTGTATACTCTACAGCCTTTTAAGTTTCCCATAGAAATATTTTTCAAGCTAATCCAAACTCGGTTAGAGTATCCTTTTATTAAATTAAATGGAACAAAAAAGCAGGATAATATTTATAGGTTATATTGTGATAAGTACAGTGAAAATGGTAATAAAATCCCATTTTTGAAGAAAAGAACCATTTTAAAGTATGGAAACGAACAAAAAACTCCAAATAGTATTACCTATTTATTTTATAACGAAAATCCGCTGATCATGACCATTGATAAAAACGGGCATATTTATTTTAAATTGGAAAAACTTAACATGTTTACGGTGGAAGATGTTGAAAAACTTATTAAATCCACGACATCCATGGTTTTGAATAAACTGATAGAGTACTTTGACCCATCCGAAAAAATATTCTCCCATTTTAAGTCTCTTCATCATGACAACATTGATATTATTGATTTGAATTATAAAATGGTCTTTAAAAAGGCCGGCAAGCTTGACATAAAAAATAAAATAGAATGTTTCTCTCCTATTTTTAATTATATTGACGATAAAGGCCCTACACTCAGATATAAACGAGTGTCTAACTTTAATACATTAGAAAGTATGGATTCCTATATAACAGAGGCCATAAATCATCTCGTTCCTTTTAATGAAATGGTTCATATTTTTTCTGTTAATTTTATGAAAAATGACACGGATAAAGCGACGGAATACATACATAGTTTTTTAGAATCAGTGAAGCTGGATCAAGATGTCAAAATAAATCGTATCCGAAAATTAAAGATTAGCCCGGGGTTTTTAGTGAATGTAGAAAAGGGAGATAAAAACGTGGAGGTCACCGTCCAGTCTATAGATAATATTAAGTACATAAAATTTATTGAACTCTATGTTACAAATCTTATATCCATCTCTCAAGGATTAGTTAGCGATGAAGGCTGTAAAAAGGTGGAGGAAATAAATATTGTTGAAGTAAAACATGTCAATGATGCCCCGGGGTTCTTAGATGAGTTTGTATTATTAGATAAATCAGATGATCTAGATATAGACTTTCAAAAAGATATCAGTGAAATGTCCGATGAAATGATTAAAGACAATCCTGAATTTGATCTCGGATTAAATGAAGAAATAGAACCTGAATTGGATATTGCTTTAAGTGAAAATAAACCCGAATTGGATGAAAACACTCCTGAATTGGATGAACTCGCTTTAAGTGAAAACGCACCTGCTTTAAATCTTGATTTGGATGAACCAGAAATCAAGGCACCTAGTTTCAGTGCGAGTAATGTTGCTTTGAATGATCTTGCTTTGAGTGAAAGCGAAGCAGAAGCGGAAGCGGAATCAGAAGAAAAAGATGTTGAAGCAGAAGAAGCGGGTGAAGATGTTGAAGCTGAAGACGAAGACGAATCAGATGAAGAAGAGGAATCAGATGAAGAAGAGGAAGCAGATGAACAAGAAGATGCAGGCGAGTTTGTTTTAAAGAATGATGAAGACCTAGACCTTGATTTAAGTGAAAGTCCAAGTAATTTAAGTGCGAGCAATCTTGATTTAGATGAAAGCCCTGTACAAAGTGGCGGCGCCATGATGGATGTTTTTATTTATGACGAGAACCATCCGGAGTATTTAACTAAGTTATTTAAACAAACGCTAAATTTCTATCCAGCAGAAATTACAGATTATTTTAGAGCGTTCAATGGCTCAGAGTGTACCCTCATAAAAACCCCGGGGTCAAAATGCAAAGGGTATGTCGTCACTCTTACCGACGAACAATCCAAAAGAATATATGAAGACCTTGTAAATGTAATGGTTTATGATAAGGCGGGAAACGAGAAAAATGTTAAAACCCATATAAAAACTTTGGATGAATGGACGTCTGATCCAAGCGAAGCGTATCTAAAAAAGGTATATTTAACCGCAAGCTTTGGATGGAAAAATAAATTAGACGATAAAGATGTTCTATTTATTTATGACATCAAACACAATGTCAAGGGAAAGTACAACAATATTCATTACATCACTACGGAAGATGATGCAGATTTAACAAAAATACGATTTACTCCAAGTAACCCCTTTTTAAAAAGACTCCAAGAAAGAGAGCCGACACTATTTTTTAAATCAACTGACGGAAAACATAGCCAGTACAGTCGTATGTGTTTATGGTCTTCCAAAAGACAGCCTGTTATTCTTACAAAAGAAGAAAAGGAAAGAATAGATAAAGAGGCGCCTGGATCGTATGACAATGTCGTTGAATATGGCACGGATTCAAAGAATCCTTTTTATTATATTTGCCCGCGTTTTTGGGATTTAAAGCATAACATATCGGTTCATCCGTCAAAGGTTAAGCCCGAGAATTTAATTTCTAGAGACGTTCCTGATAGTAAAAAGCATTTGAATATTCAAACAAAATATATCGTGGAATTATCAAAACCCGGTAAATTGCCCAGTTATATGACACGTGTAGGCTTTTTAAGTAAGCAACATCCGCAAGGATATTATATGCCATGTTGTTTTACCGAGAAACATAATACCGAAAAAAAGAAGCAAGATGTTGTAGAAAAGCGTATTGAAGACGCAATAAAATCATATAAACAAGAAGCGGTTGAAGAAAGGGAACCTGAAAAGCAAGCCAATTATATTCAAGATGGAAATAAATTCCCGTTGGATGAAGGAAGAAAGGGACACCTAACCCCATTACTAGGCAGATTTTTTCAGGTATCTACGGCGGATTGTTATAGCAACATGCAAAAAAGAAAGTTGAAATTAAACTACCAATGTCTTTTGCGTAAAGGCGTTGAAAAAACTAAACATCAATCCTTTTTGGGTTCTATTGCCTTTTTATTGAATATGGACTCTATAGAAGACTGTAAAAATAAAATACTTAAAATAGTAACCATAGACACAATCCAATCTTTTCATAATGGAAATTTGTCTCACACCTTTTCTTCCAAAAATTACGAGGATCAAGATATAACGGCTTATAAAAATAGCAGATTATACAAGGAGCTAAAAGATTCGCCTGAATTCAAAAAAATAGTAAGCGGATATGAAAACTTTTGCAACTATATTAAGAGCGACGAACCTATAGATTACACGTATTTATGGGAAATTATTTGCATGCAACTCTACAAAAGACGGATAAATATGATTGTTTTATATCAAGAGTCTGATGATATTACTCAAAATATAAGTATTGTATGTCCGACAACCGAACATTCTATTTATTCCTTTGACCCGCAATATCCAAGTATTATTTTATATAGAAAGGACGAATTATTTGAACCCATTTATATTTATACAGAAACAGAAAAAAACTTTGTACAAACAAAATTATTTGACATAAAGACTGTAAATAAAAGATTGATTAATATTCTTGAATACATTAAAGTAAATATGAATAAATGCAAGGGACAAAAAAGTAATAGAATTTACGAGTTTAAAGAAAATCTTACCCTTGAACAATTGACAAATGAAATAAAAAAACTAAAGGGCTATAAAATAGAAAAAGAGATCATGCATGTAGACGGCCGAATTATAGGTGTGTTAGTAAAAGAGCAAGATACTTTTTTTGTACCATGTAAGCCAAGTGCTTCAACCGAAAATTATAAAATAGTGGACGATTCCATATGGAACAACTATAAGACAACCGTTTCCTCTCTTGAACGCCTATACAAACAATCGTCCAAAAGAATCCCCTGCAAACCCGTGTTTAGAATCATAGACGATGAGATGATTGTTGGAATTTTAACCGAGACAAATCAATTCATACAGTTGAGTGAACCCGAGGAAAACAAGGTAAAGGATGAGTTGAAAGAATTAAACGAACATAGTTATTTAGACATAGATAAGGAGATTGCTGCACACCCCTTCAAAAAACAAAAAGACAAGTTCGTTCATTATTTAAAACTGGAAAAGTCTTTTTACAATGCTTATTTTAATACAATAAAGATTACGATTAATGAAATATCTAATATATCAAAACGTTCTTCCATAGAAAAAATTATAAATTCTAATGAACCTTTTGATACAAAATTAGATAAAGTAAGAGGTATATTACGACCCATTTTGGATTCAAAGTTTATTTTCACCCAATACGACGATGCTATTTTAGACGAACTAGATGATATTAATATATGCAAATCTGAAGAACAACCTTATTGTCAGTTTACGAATGAAGGACAGTTATTAATACCTATAAATAATCTATTTAATGGATCGGATAATGAGGTTCTATACGAGAACCGGTTTCTAGATGATTTAATTATGAATGTTCATGTACAGAGAGTTATTTTTGAAGAAATACATAGCACCATCTATTATACGGATCGTTATAATTTGTCAGATAACGAGATTCTATTATTGGAATCTCTGATTAATAGTTATTTTGATAATAACATTCCCGTTAAAAATATACCTTCTATTGTTCACCGACAGTTTGAAGATGTACAGCCTAGTAAAATTTTTGAAATTCTTAATAAATCTGAAGAGACTGATCCTGATGTCTCGGATGCGGAAATAGAAGAGCCGAATTCCGAGTACGAAGACTCTAGTGACGAGGAGGAAAATGAGCCAGATGTTCCCGAGACAAATGAAGAAGATTCAGAGACAAATGAAGAGGTAAACCTTAATGAACCCGAGACAAATGAAGAAGAATCAGAGGTAAATGAAGAGGTAAACCTTAATGAACCAGATGAACAAGATGAACCTGAAGAAGTTCCAGAACCTCTAACGAACCAAGAAGTTAAAAATAATATTACCAAAACACAAAAACTACTTGAAGAATATAAAGAGAAACCAACCAAAGAGTTAAATGAAAGGCTTGAAAAACAAATAGCTCTTACACAAAATATGGCGAAGGAGTTATACAAAGCAAATAAAACACCAGAAACGCAAGAGCTAGTTGTAAAAACATCGGTACCCACAACTAAAAAGATAGAAAAACCCGGTAAGGATTGGGAGAAATGTTTCGTGGTGGTTTATCTTACAAAAAAATGGAAACTATATTTCCCAAGTGGTACTAAAACATTCCGTATACAGACAGACAATATTACATGTAATTATTACATGATTATTCAAATACTTAAGGACTATAAAATGGAATATGCCGAGCATACCATTTTAGATGTCAAACACATGTTAATAGAAACCTATAAAACGTATGATAAGTTTAGACAATACATCTTACAAAAATGGGAGGTAGAAAAGCCGCGCGAACATAAGTTATTTACAAACTCGTTTGAAGCGATTATTATGAACGAAACCTACCCCTTAACCCAAGTAGATGTTGCACTTCTTATATACAATTATTATTTACCCATTACAATCCTGAATCAATCCAAGGATACCATTAAAATGATCAAGGGAATAAAACATTCAGAAGATTATTCCTATTATTTAAAATTACAAGGTTCGTCTCAATTTATGTTATTTATTTATGATAAGATTACCTATAAATTATATGACAAGGACCTTTCTGATGAATTTATAAAAAAAACGTACAGAACCGTATTTACAACCTATTTAAACTCTCCTGAATATTAGAAGTCAATCTCAAAACCATTATCCTTTTGTTGCATTACATCCGTTTCCAAATTGCTTGCAATTTTAAGATTCTTGATAGAACACTGATCATCCTCCTTAAGAAGGTCGTCAAATATATTTGTCTCCTCTTTTTTATAGACACTCTCCTTCTTTAGTTTCTGTAGCTCCAACATATTCAGATAGACGGAAAAGGCGGATGTTCCGTAGTAACCGTTTTGACCGCACATAATATTTGCAGACACTCCACGCATTTCGTCTAATTCACCATGTCTTGCCGCTTTCAGAAACATCTCGGTAGTTTCTTCAAAGGAAGCCTTTGCAATCGGTCCTATATCATCATTATTAATACCATGCCTAAAGATGGAAACCATGCTTTCATTGCAGGTCATCCTATCGCATAATAGAGATAAATGATGATGATTTACATACCCGCCATCAAAGCTTAGTACTTCCAAAATTTCATTGAAAAGACATTTTCTTGCTGCTTCAATACCTAGAACTTCCAATGTCTCAATGATGTTATTTGTAAAGGTTCTTTCCGCGTCAATGTAATCCAGCGATAACACATTCAGCAAATTTGATCCAATCGTATCCAAGGCATAGACTTCTTTTTTATCAAAATCACCTGACGCCTCATTAAAGACCATGTAATTTTGAATTTGTAAAAGATTGACTTTATCTATTCCGTTTACACCTCTCAGTACAATATTATTTAATAAATTATGTTGGAAGCTTTTCACCATGTAAATGTGATCATCCTCGTCTAAACTTAGCGGTTTGGATTTATTCTTTAGAATGTTTGTAAGTCTGATACGAAAGACAACCTCGTCATCGTCCATGTCATTATAGAAGCAACTTACGTTATCATTATAGATACTTTTAATGGAAAAGTGAATTTCATCTAAAGTAAGATTGGAATCAATCATCGCCGTCTTATTCAGCGTGAGTCTGATAATCCAGCGATTGACAGAAACTTCTTGGTCTTCTACAAAACAATCCTTTAATATATCATTAAATTCCTTGTATCGTTCCATAACACCCTTATCCTTTTCAATAATCGTATTTAGGTCATCGGGATCATAGTAAATCTCGGACTTAGTGACGAAATTCTTAAACTTTGTATTTTCAATTCGCGAAATCATATCAAACGCCTTGTCTCGGTTTGATTCCTCGTCTTGCTTCAAATAAATTGTCATAGATGGATTTTTCATATTACTCGTTAGGGCAAGAATCTCTTCCATTCGCGGGACACCGCGTGTGACGTTTGACTTGGTAGAGATACCGGCAAGATGAAAGGTATTCAAATTCATCTGTGTAGTAGGCTCGCCGATAGATTGGGCTGAAATTAGTCCCACCATTTCACCGGGGTTTACAAGCGATTTTTTATACATGTACACAATCTTTTCAAGCAAGAACGAGAGACTGTCCTTTGTAAAACGATGATTCACGATGATGGAAGCAGGATTCAAGTAATAATAGTAGGCGAGTTTGAACATATAACAAGGTTTAAAGACATTTTCCAAAAACTTTTCATAGTATTTGTCAATCTCTTGGTAAGCCTCAAAGGGAGTAATATCCGTTTGTTGAGAGTTTTGGTCAAACTGATTTTTTATATTCATAATAAGCTGATTAAAGGAAATGGGTAAATAGATGGTTTCATACATCCCTGCATGTTCCGAAACCTTTTTAATATAAGTATCGCGCGAATCAATGCACATGTGTACATCCTTTTTAACTCGTTCCTTCAAAAGAACCGCCTGATCTTTGTATCGCGCAAAGGCCTGCTTGTTAAAGACTGCATTCATCGCCTTTAGTTCCTTGCCTTCGTATCCATATCGGAAATACTCGTAAATTTCTTGACGTGTTTTTCCAATCATATCAAACTTGATATTTTCTACGCGAATCGTATCAAAGTTAGTTCCGCCGTAATCAAACTGAATAATCTTTTGCTTATTGTTTCGTACCGTTCTATCGTAACAAACCACAACATCTTCCATACCTTTAATCAAACGGCGCTGAATATAACCGGTTTGACTGGTTTTGACCGCAGTATCAATCAGACCCACTCTACCACCCATCGCATGAAAGAACAGTTCTTCGGGTGTTAGCCCGCCGATAAACGAACTTTCTACAAACCCTCGGGCGACTGGCGTGTCGTTAAATTGCTTAAAGTGAGGAAGAGTTCGGTTTGGAAAGCTATAGGGAATGCGCTTGTTATCTACGTTCTGCTGTCCAAGACACGAAATCATCTGCGAAATATTCAAGACGCTTCCTTTTGAACCCGCTTTTACAATATTTACAAACCTGTTGTTTGGATTGAGACTATCAATCGCAATCTTACCGGATTCCGAACTGGCTTTATTCAAAATATTATTAACTTCGCTCTCAAAATATTCGTTATTTGTTCTTCCTGATTTGTTATCCAATATACCCAGTTGTACTTGGTTGATCAAGTTTGCGACCTCCTTTTTCTGATTCATGATAACCTCGCTAATTTTTGTATTGGTTTCGGTGTTTGAAATCAAATCACTCATACCCACACTGAAACCAGTGGTCTTCATGTACTCTGTAACAATCCCTTGAATATTATCTATGAAATACTGCGATTCCTCTTCAGAAAAGTCTGTATTAATACGCTGAATCAACCCTCGCCCGCCACCGCACAAGGAATCCTTTTCAAACTGTCCGCGAATCATTTTACCGTTTACAATTTCAATAATATGATTGGATGTAGAGGCGTCCATGCTTTCTTTATAAAGACCGCTCTTGTATTTCAAGGTTAGAGGCGGAAGAATATTGCTTATGATTTCAAAACTCGTATAATATTCTTTATCTTCCAAAAAGATGCTCTGGTCTAGGCGGTTGCATTTCGCCAAAAGATTCATTGCGTGCTTCCTGCTAATTTTGACATCCTTTCGCGTAAACAAATAACTTCCTAGCAAAGAATCTTGAAAGATGCCGATAATACTTTTGTTCAATGCCGGGCTGATAATCTGGTAGCGAATTGCCGCCAAATATTTTAGTTCCATCTCCGCCTCATCGTTTTGAGGCATGTGCATGTTCATTTCATCACCGTCAAAGTCCGCATTGTAAGGCTTTGTGTCTGCGACATTCATGCGAAAAGTATCACCTTTTTTCATAATCCGAACGATGTGAGCCATCATAGACATACGATGCAAAGTAGGCTGACGATTGAAAAGAACATAATCGCCATTCATCATATGTCTGTGTACAATGTCTCCAATGCTAAGACTTATATTTTCTCGGTCATGGTACCGCAGAGAAATATTTTCGCCATTCGCCAATTCCAAAATCTTCGCTCCAGGATAGATGTCGGGACCATTCTTCACTAGATAGGTTAGAAACTCCATGTTTGATTCATTTACATAAACCGGCTTCGTAATATTCATTGCAATCTTTAAAGGAACACCAAGCTCGGTAATAGAAAGCTCGGGGTCGGGTGTGATGACGGAACGCGCGCTAAAATCAACGCGCTTTCCCATTAAATTACCGCGAACACGCCCCGTTTTTCCCTTGTGTCTCTCCGAAATAGACTTGAGAGCTCGCCCCGACCTCTGCTTTACCGGATCGGTACCTGCGATTGTATTGTCTACGATAGTTGAAATATAATATTGTAACACGGTCGTCCAATCATCAATCTGCTTCGCCGTTGAATTCTTGGAAATCTGTTCCTTTAACAAATTATTGTACTTAATGATATTGATAATGATATGAGTCAAATCGTCCTCGCTTCTTTGCTGTGCGTCATGCTTTACCGAGGGCCGGATACTGGGTGGCGGAACCGCGAATATCTGACAGATCATCCACTCGGGTCTTGACCATTTGCTTGAAAAGCCCATAAAGTCAATATCCTCATCCGAAATCTTTCTGAATACCTTTAGTACCGCCTCTGGCGTAAATTTCATAGTAATCGTGTCCTCTTTCTCATCATCCTTCTCAGACCACTCTGCAATAATCGTCGCAAATCCTTCTTTCTTAATCTTAGACGGTTGTCTGCACTCGCAACCATCTGTGCTTGCATCACCGCAACGCTTCACTTTATTGGATAGAGTAAAGACATTTTGCCAGCGTTCAGACGGCTTGTATTTTAATAAGTTTGAATTTGTGTTTTTATCAATAAGTAATCTACCGCATTTAATACACACACATTTTAAGATCTTTATGGTTTCTTCAATATATTGGATATAAAACAGAGGACGGGCCAATTTAATATGACCGAAATAACCCGGACAATTAATATAGTTTTCGCCATCGGTAGGACAGATTAGACCGGGTTCTAAAACACCCATGCGCGGATCAAATAAACCACCAATCTTAGGTTTAATACCATTATAAGTCTCTTTATTTGTAATTTCTGCAACCGAATTTCTTTCAATTTCCTCTGGGCTTAGAAGACTAAATTGAATACCAATAATTTTTGCAGGGGTTTTCTGTAGTGAACTCATCTCTTTATCTATCTTATATATTTTTTATATTCATTCAATTTTCTATATAAAATTCTTTCGTTAAACTAGAGTATGACGAAAAGAAGTTCTGATGAGATAAATTCTATTATAAAGAGACCGTCAAAAATGGTACAAAGTTTTATTAATTTAACCTCTGGTTTATCCTCGCGATTAGAAGATATTTTGTATTTTAAAAATTTACCTAAAGACTCTCAAAATGGCATTATAGATAAATTGGAAAATTTACATACCCTATCTACCTGTATAAAACCAAAAATGATACAACTATTAGAATCCGATATACCTCTGAACTTTAAATACATTGCCTTGAAAAAAATGATGAAAATGGAAGATGAAAGTTCGCCTAAAATCCAAGAATGGATTGATTCCTTTTTAAGTATACCCTTTAATACATACTGTCCTTTGCCCGTTCTTTATTCCATAAATACGCAAGAGGAATGTAAAACTTATATGGATGATTGTCAAAAAACATTGGATAAGTATACGTATGGCATGAAAGAAGCCAAAAACCAATTTATGCAATTGATCGGTAAATGGATTGTAAATCCAAAGTCAATGGGAACCGCGATTGCTTTAAGAGGGCCAATGGGAACGGGTAAAACGACATTAATCAAACAAGGTATTAGTAAGATTCTAAATAGACCTTTCGCCTTTATTACTTTGGGTGGAACGGGCGACGGAACCTTTTTAGAAGGACATTCGTATACCTATGAAGGAAGTACTTACGGAAAGATTGTGGATATTTTAATACAATCACGCTGTAATAATCCAATCATTTATTTTGATGAATTAGATAAAATAAGTCAAACCGAAAAAGGTAATGAGCTTAGTGGTATATTAACTCATTTAATAGACACAACTCAAAATTCGCAATTTCATGATAAATATTTTTCGGAGATTGACTTTGACCTAAGTAAATGCCTTTTCATTTTTAGTTATAACGATGAAAGTCTTGTCAATCCTATTTTAAAGGACCGAATGTATACCATTGATATTCCGGGGTACGAAAAGAAAGAAAAAATTATCATTGCACGCGATTATTTAATTCCCGAAATGAACAAAGAATTTAACATTGCCGATTTAGTATGGACAGACGAAATTTTGGATTATATCATTGAAAAAACTGAATCAGAGTCCGGAGTAAGAAACTTTAAACGAAAGCTTGAAACCATCTTTAGTAAAATTAATTTATTGCGGATTACAAGTCCAGAAAAAATTAATTTTCCTTTCATTGTCACAAAATCATTGATTGACGAATTTATAGAAACTAAACAGACTGTACACACTTATTTGAATATGTATTTATAAATGTTTGAGACAAAATATTACCTCCTCTTGTTGCAATTACATTTAAATTTTGCGGTTCGTCGCAAAGACATCCGCTTGAAGAGGTATAGATAGAAGGACAACATTCGGGTTTAAATTTTGCATCGTATAGAGGGTCTATAGATTTGTCCGGATATCTTTCTAATGCGTCAAGTGTTTCCTCTTTAGAAAAGGGTTCCATAAAAGGAAATTTATAAATTAAATAAATGAGAAGTATTATAATTATTATTTTGATCATATAATAATTATAATATTAAATTATAATGCCGTTTTCAAAGACTCTAAAAAAGTATTCTAATCCTCTTGTTGCCCAGAAAATGGCTTACAAATACTTAGGAAAGAGCGCGAGGTTGTACCCCGCAAAGAACCCGCAAAAGAAGTATTCTATTTACGATCCTAATAACCAAAAATGGATTGAGTTTGGACAAATAGGATATGAAAACTTTACAAAACATAAGGACAAGTCTAGGCGAAAAAACTATTTGACCCGTACCGCCAGCATGAAAGGAAACTGGAAAAAAAATAAATATTCGCGAAACAATCTAAGCAGGAGAATATTATGGTGAATGGTACCAATTAGGATAAATTTCTTTACAACTAACTCCGAATTTTTCTAATTGACTGCATTTAGTGTTTGTATCATTTAACAGTGATTGCTTTGAATTCTTACTTGGATGATTTTGTCTATTAAACTCGTCTATGATGTCAATTAACATTTGATATTCTTTTATGGCGTCATTTCCCCTATTAATGGATGCGCTAAAATCTGTTCTTTTAGGATCAAAGTTGGGTTCATTTCTTTTCTGTTTTAATAAATCAAAGGACTGTTTATAAGAATTATTAGAAATGGACATGTAGGCATTATATAATTCGCGTCTTACAAAATTTACATCGTCACTGACTATATTAATATGTTTATTTTTGTAGTTTTTTATTTTAAAATTTTTCTTGTTTTCAGAAACTTGAAACAAGAGCTTATTTTTTATGAAAAAGGTAATGCTATATATTACGTCATGTATTCTTTGTGCGTAAATACGAATCTTTTCATACATATCCTTTTCTTTATAATAACGTTCGTCAGTCTCATTAGTTATTTTTTTCTCTTTTTGGTCTAATGTATTATATTGGTCGCTCCAGCCTTTTATTTTATCATTCATATCGGTATTAATAATATTTACGTATCTTGAAAGATCGTCTGTAGTTTTACTTATGTTTTTAGTTGTATTCCTCAAATCCTTATAAGTTTTTGATTTTGAAATAGATACAAAGGGTCTCATACATTGCATAAAATTTTTCATGGTACTTTTATAAGGGCTTTGCCCCTCAACTGGGTTCATATAATAACTGAAAAACATATATCTTGGATTGCATTTTTGATTTTTCCAATCTATTAAAACTTGTGTTTGTGTTACTTGTAAATAAAAATAGAATATTATTATTAGTATGATGAGTATCAAAAGAGCTGATCCGGCGCCACCGCTTTCTTCTTCACTACCCTTATAAACTTTTTTGATACTATCTATAAACATATAAAATAACAATATTATTTACCTAACTATTTGTTCATATAAGTGCTTATACGTGAAAATAAATCCTTTACATCATTTTTAAAAACCTCTATTTTTTGGGGGATTGTGGACTCATAGGACTTTATGGTATTCAAATAAGAGGTTGTTTTATCAATTTTTATATTTGTTTTATCATAGTCTTTATCAATCATATCTGTTTTTTCCTTAAGAGTTGTATTTATCTGATTCATATTTTTATTTGCCAAATCAGAAACCTTTTTAAATTCGTCGTTTTGTACATTAACCATAGTTGAAATCTCGTCTTTTGCAATACCCTTACTAAATTGTTTTATACAATTACCAAATTGATTATAGGATTCTTGTTCATTTTGATAAAAAGATGATGTAAATAAATTTAATGGATTACATTTTGTATTATCCCAATCATTTGTAAGACTAATTCTTGTCTGGATGTTTAACATATAAATGTATACACCAATGAACATAATCAACACAAAATTTCTATCATTTGTATCGCTCATAATAATAATATTTATTTTTATATAAATACAATATCCGCTATTAATATGTATGGCTCTTGTAAGATCTTATTTTTCTTTGTTAGCAGAGTATCAGAAGAAATATGGTCCTAAAACCTTTCTATTAATGCAAGTCGGTAGTTTTTTTGAAGTCTATTCAGAAAGAGAGGACGATCCCATGATGGAAGCCTTTTCTAAAATTTGTGATTTAAAGATCGCGTCAAAAGGCGATCATTTTATGGCGGGATTTCGCGATTATATTTTAGATAAATACATTTATAAAACGAATGAAAATCATTATACGTCTGTTGTATTTATTCAAGAAGAGGTTGCAGGACTGATTCAAAGAAAAGAATATGCAGTCTATAGCCCAGGTACTACCTTTTTAGATGATGAAGTAAAACTATCTAATAATACAAGTTGTTTGTGGATTCATAAAACAAAAATGACTCCATGTAGTATCTTGTTTGGTATATCTAATTTAGATATTTATACAGGTAAAGTTGACGTGTTTGAATATCAAGAAATATATTATCATAATCCTACTACTTATGACTCTATTGAAAGGTTTCTTTCTATCTATAATCCTACGGAAATGATTGTGATTCATAATTTAGATGAACTCATTGTAAACGGTGTTTTGCAATATCTTGCATTAAAAAGTAAGAAGATTACCTTGGTTGATTTGAATAAACACGACATTTATTCAACTCAAGCATCTAATTGTGAAAAACAAATGTACCAGGCAGAGATCATAAAAAAATTCTATCCACTCCTAAATAAGGGTTTGGTAATGGATACGCTTTTTGAAAAGGCGATTGCCTTCCAGAGTCTATGTTTTTTGTTGGACTTTGTCTCGCAACACAATCCGTCCTTAACTCATAAACTATCTGAGCCCACCTTGGATAAATCGTATTCACTTGTTCTAGCAAATCATTCTTTAAAACAATTGAACATGATTGATGGCGAATATACAGGCGAGTATTCAAGCGTTCTTTCTTTATTAAATACGTGCAGGACTAAAATTGGAAAGAGAGAGTTTCAGAGAATATTATTAAATCCTATTCATGATTCCGACGTGTTACAAGAATCCTATGACATGATAGAGCATTGCATTCATAGGGAGTATCAGTGGACCCATATCCTTTCTAAAGTTTGTGATATTGAAAAAATAAACAGGAAGATCATTTTACAAAAGATTGTTCCGTCTGAATATGCACAATTATACGAAACATGCCGTTTATTGGAAGATATAAACGGAGATGAACGATGGTTCGCCCATATTTCTTATGATAAAGTAAAGGATGAAATAGACGTGGTTAAAAAGACCCTGAAAAGTTATTTAAACCTAGAGGTTGCGCGAACGACGCATGACCTAGATGATACTTGCGACGAGCTGATTCAGAAGGGAGTGGATGACTCTCTTGATAGAACTTGCCGAGACAAAATAGAGGGACGTTTGAGGTTTAATAGTATTTGCGACTATTTAAATACGCTCTATAAAGGACTGGATAAAAAATGTGAACAGGTACAAGCCTTTAAAATACACGAAACAGATAAATCAGGACTTTCTATTATTATCACGAAAAAGCGAAAGACTCTCATTTGTAAGCTTCTTGTATCAGAAGTCACTCTCACCTTTTTTTCAAGTTACACAAAACAAATGGAAACCTTTACATTTATGCCATCTTTACTAGAGTTTAAAGAACATAACGCAACCCATTACTCGCTTTATTCAAAGGAATTAATACAGTTAAATGAACAAATTATTACAAACAATCACGAGTTTCTTACTAATCTCGTAAGGGTCTACAAAAATATTCATTCTTTTATGAATATCTCCTATTCGTATTTAATTCAATGTATTCAGAAATTAGATGTAATGAATACAAAATGCGAGATATCAAAAAAATATAATTATTCAAAACCCGTCTTGGTAAAGAGCGATCAATCCTTTTTTAATGCGAAAAAGTTGAGACATGCTCTTATTGAGCATTTAGATAAAAATGAAGCTTATGTACCCAATGATATTTGTCTCGGCAAAGAAACCAACGGTATCTTATTGTTTGGAACAAATGCAGTCGGCAAGACAAGCCTCATTAAATCTATTGGGATATGTGTTATTATGGCGCAGGCTGGTCTTTATGTTCCATGTCAGTTAGAATATTGTCCATATGAATACATTTTCACGCGTATCATTGGGAACGATAACATTTTCAAGGGTCTTTCTACCTTTTCCGTAGAAATGAGCGAACTTCGCGTGATCTTACAGAAATGTAATGAACGTTCTCTTATTTTAGGCGATGAGTTATGTTCTGGTACTGAAATAGATAGCGCGTTAAGTATTTTTATTTCTGGAGTAGAACACATGTATTCAAAAAACAGCAGTTTTATATTTGCTACGCATTTTCATGCGTTACAGAATTTTAAAGAAATAAAAGAATTGAAAAACCTGGCCATGAAACATTTAACCGTTGAATATAATCAGGAAATTAAAAAATTAGTATACGGAAGGATTCTACAAGATGGACCCGGGGAAAGCGTCTACGGTCTAGAGGTTTGCAAGTCATTAATGCTTTCAGACGATTTTTTAAAGCGAGCCTATGAAATAAGAAACCAATATTGTAACAAAACAACCGTTTTAACGATGAAACAAAGCCCTTATAATAAGGATAAACTGAAGGGGGTTTGCGAGTTTTGTAAAAAAAATATGGGTACTGAAATACATCATTTAAAGTATCAAAAGGACGCGGTAAATTCGCATATAGATACAATGCAAGTGGATCACCCGTCAAATCTCGCAAGCATCTGCGAAAACTGCCATAGACATATACATGCGCTTCATTTAGTTCACGAAAAAAAGAAAAATATGGAAGGTGGATATAGTATAATTCTTAAACCTTTATAAAAATTGATTTGAAAATAATATGTATAATTAGAATAAAATGCTCATTCCAGTGAAATGTTTTACATGCGGAAAAGTGATTGGCGACAAATACAATTATTATATCTCGGAAATTTCCAAGAGAAAGGGATATGTTAAGGAAGAAGAAATTCAGTACCTTGATGAATCTAGCATTGATAAAACGGTGGAGGGCGTTATTTTAGATGAATTAAAGTTAACCGATATGTGTTGCAGAAGACATTTTCTTACACATGTAAATATATTCTAATATAATAATGGCACGTAAGTTAACAAGACGTAAAAGAAAAGGAAAAGGAAAGGGAAAAACAAAAGGAATTAGAAATAGAATTAGAAATAAAAAATTAGTAGGCGGTTCGTTTACCGAAGCCAGTTCTATGTTGTCTCACTTTTTTAATAAGGGTTTAAATACTTTTTTGATTCCGAGTCCAACCACGGTTTCTGGTGATCCAAGAATAACAAACCAATTTATTTGACAAAATAATATTTTAATATTATAATGGCACGTTTTAAGAAACCCGAAATATCGTCCTTTAATCTTCGTAAAATGTGTACCCCTGCAACTATTTACTTTGTTATTTCTCTTCTTGCTCTTATTCTTTTAGGAATTTCAAATCTGGATTCACCTGATCGTTTATGCATCGGTGAATATAGTTGCTATGTAGGAAATAATACCATTGTATTTGTATTAAACGCCATTTATATATTGTTCTGGACCTTCATTTTAGATTTGATGTGTAAGGGCGGATATGGTTCATTATCTTGGTTCATTTTGCTTTTGCCCTTTATTCTTACCTTCCTATTTTTAACTATGATTATGATTAAAAGCCCATAATTAGACAAGGAAATACATATAAAAAATAATAATCTAAAATATAAAAGATGAGTATAGAAGATTATCATTTTTCATTTATAGATAAATATTTTAAAGAAACGTCTTTAGTAGAACATCATATAAGCTCTTGTGATAATTTTTATGATGTAAGTATTCCAAAAATTTTTTCAGATATGAATCCTATTCGGTACTACGGAATCATGGAAGTAGATAAATACAAATATAGTGCAAGAATTTATATTGGAGGCAAAAATACAGATAAGATTTATTATGGTAAGCCGATTGTATTTGACGAAAACAATCAGCATTATATGTTTCCAAATGAAGCGCGACTACGTAACATGACCTATGGTATATCTATTCATTATGACGTGGATATAGAGTTGGACGTAATTGAGGGCGATGAAATTGTAACGATTGAAAAAAGAATGCCTCAAAACGACACTCATTATTTTCTTGGAATGTTTCCGATCATGGTTCAGTCTAAATTGTGCGTTTTGAAAAATATGCCACGCGAGACACGCTTTTATATGGGTGAATGTAAAAACGATCCGGGTGGATATTTTATTATAGATGGTAAGGAAAAGGTTTTAATTCCGCAAGAGTATTTCGGTAATAATCTTATTTATACCAGGTTGGTAAAAGATAATAAACATGACTTTTCTGTAGAAATACGTTCGGTCTCTGAAGATATATCTAAACCCCGTAGAACTTTAGCAATAAGGCGTGTGATGTCAAGTAATTCGTTATCCAACGAACATTTTCTAGTTTTTATACCTGATGTTCGTCAGCCAGTTCCACTTTTTATTTTAATGCGAGCGCTTGGTATTCTAAGTGATAAAGATATTTGTAAAACAATATTATTGGATATTGAAAAAAATAAACAATATTTGGAATTGTTGCGTCCTTCTATTCATGATGCAGGCTTCGTCTTTAATCAGAAAAATGCGCTTGAATACATAGGCTCTTTTACAAAGTATCAAACGATCCATTCTGCCTATAAGTGTCTCGTCAACCAATTGTTACCGCATGTAGGAGAAATGAATTTTAAATCAAAGGCATGTTTTATCGGGCACATGGTTTTTGAATTGTTGAAAGTAATAAAAAAGGACGACCCGCCTACAGACCGCGATAACTATAAGTATAAAAGAGTTCAAACGACTGGCGAACTCATGAAGGACCTTTTCATTGAATATTCCAAGGAAATGTACACCGAAATATATAAGGACATTGATAAAGAGTTATATTACCACGAAGGTACGTATAAAGATGAAGAACCTGTCACCGATAAAAACTATAAGTTTTTGAATCTATTCGTGGATGAGTATTTTAACAAGAGAATTGTAGAGGAGGGCTTTCGTAAGGGATTTAAGGGCAACTGGGGGTCAAAGGCGCACACAAAAAAGGTGGGTGTCATCCAATCCTTAAACCGACTTACCTTCCACTCCTTTTTGAGTCATATGCGCAGAGTGGACTTAGACATTGATGCGTCTAATAAGTTGGTTGGTCCGCATTTATTACATGGCTCTCAGTTTGGTTTATTTGACCCTATTGATGTGGGTGGAAGCGTGGGCATTGATAAACAAATGGCGGTTTTATGTAAATTTACAAAACATATTTCTATTCATGACATTACAAATTGGATCCAGGAAAATATGACGGAAGATGATGTTAAAATAAATTACATAGAAGAGGCGGACTATGAAGACCTTGAAATTAATACCAAACTATTTATTAACGGGGTTTGGATAGGCTTTATAAAAGACCCTATCAAATTCAAAAGAAAGTTCGTACTTTCGCGAAGAATTGGACTTATATCCCCCTTCATAAGTATTTCATTTAATATGAAGTACAAGACCATTTACATATTTAGCGACGAAGGGCGTGTAGTAAGACCGCTCTTTTATTTTGATAATCAAGTAGTAAGCTACGGTAAAGATAAACGGTCTTGGAGTCAGTGCGTAAATGGTCTTTTTAATACAAAAGCCGAACCCTTTTTATCAAAAAAAGTATTGGATGGTAAATCGTCAAAGGATATTATGAATGGTCGGAGTATGATTGAATATCTTGACAATTCCGAGGTAGACATGTGCTACATTACAACTTCGCTAGATAATGTCGGGAAAGATCACGAATATACTCATTTAGAAATACATCCCTCGGTTATGTTTGGTATTATGGGGAACCAAGTTGTCTTTCCAGAGAATAGCGCGCTTGCTCGTAACGATTACAGTTGTATTCAAGGTAGACAAGCCATTTCTATTTATCATAGTAATTTTTTGCATCGGATTGATACCACTGGCGTTGTTATTAACTATGGTCAGAAACCTCTTGTAAAAAGTAGATATACCAAATTTATTAACAATGAAGAACATCCTTACGGTGAAAATGCGATCATCGCGATCATGGCTCACACTGGATACAATGTAGAAGATTCTATTTTAATTAATGAATCCGCTGTAAAAAGAGGGTTGTTCAATATTACCTATTACAGTATGTACGAAACCTACGAGGAAACTACCAAGCTAGGAGTGAGTAGCGAAAAAAGAATAGGAAATGTCTTAAACTATGGAGCAAAAGGAACAAAACCCGGTTATAATTATAATGAACTAGGCGAGAATGGTATTATTAAAGTAAATACAATTATAGATGAAAAAACCGTTATTATCGGAAGAATCCAATACCAACTAGAGAACCCAACTGAAGTCACGGATGCAAGTATCTTTTCAAGCAAGGGTCAAAGCGGAATTGTGGATCGCGTCTATCTGACTGACAACGTGGAAGGGAAGCGAATTGCAAAGGTTCGGATTCGCGAAGAAAGGCAACCCTGTATCGGAGACAAATTTTCTAGTAGATGCGGGCAAAAGGGTACTATCGGTACTCTTATTCCAGAAGAGAATATGCCTTTTACAAAAGACGGGATAAGACCCGATCTTATTATTAACCCACATTGTATGCCAAGTAGAATGACCATCAATCAATTAATTGAGTGTTTATTCTGTAAAATGGCGGTTCAAAAGGGTACGTCTGTTGATTCTACTCCGTTTGTAAATAAAGGTTCAAAACATAAATTAATTGGGACATTATTAAAAGAATATGGTTGCCATTCTTCTGGAAATGAAGTTTTATACAATGGAATGAATGGAGAGCAAATAGAAAGCGACATTTATATGGGACCTACTTACTACACGCGTCTAAAACATATGACCCAAGATAAAATAAACTACAGGGCGGGCGGTCCAAGAGTTGCTTTGACGAGACAAACCAATCACGGCAGAAGCAAGGACGGAGGTCTAAAGATCGGAGATATGGAAAGAGACTCTATTGTTTCTCACGGAATGAGCGCGTTTATGTGCGATTCTATGATGAAACGCGGCGATGCTTATCGCATGGCTATTTGCAATCACTCCGGTACAATCGCGATCTATAACAAGGAACAAAATAATTTCTATAGTCCTATCATTGACGGACCGCTGGCCTTTGAGAAAATAGATTCCGAGACATTGACTCCCTCTTTAGTTACAAAATACGGAAAGGAATTTAGCATTGTAGAAGTGCCTTATTGTCTAAAATTATTGATACATGAATTAACTGCAATGAATATTCAAATGAGATTAATTACCTCGGATAATATAGAAAATTTGACCTCGTACGGTAAACATAGTTTAGGTAAATTAAATAAATTTATAGAAAGATCGGAGAGCTTTGTAGAATCCACTCCAGTAAATAAACCTGTTCTTGAACCCGAACCTCCAAAGAGAGTGACGATAAAAAATAACGAAGATACAGAACTAGATGCTAACGAGCAAAGAGCTCTTGTTCATGATATAGAAAGACTAAAACAAAATAATTCATATTCTCCTGTAGAAGAAGAAAAAAGTAAACAAAGTATTTTAGCATTAAGAGCGGAATTAAAAGAAGGAAATATTAGCCAAGTGGAATACAACAAACTATTAATACCTGAAACAAAGGCTGAACCTGACTCTGTGTCTCAATCTGAAAATGAAGAATCCGTGACTCAATCAGAAAACGAATCTGGTTCCGAGGCACCGACAGAATCTGCAGATGAATCAGGAGACGAGTTAAAAGAATATACTCCAGTAGTAACCGAAACAAAAAAGATTATAAAATTGATTTGATATAAATATAAATGTAATATTATATAAATGGAATCCAAAAGCAGTTACCTAAACCAATTATATAAATCTCGCAACAATCTTATCTTTTATCTTAAAAATATGGGATTTGATTGCGAACAATACGAGAATTTTAGTATGGAAGAAGTAGATTCCATGCAAAAATACGAGCAACTCAATTTCAAGGTTTCAAATTCTTTAAACGAACAGTGCTATGTAAAATATATGACCGAAGATACGACCACTAAAAAAACTACTAGCAACCTCATAAAAAAGATTAACATTTCGGGCATTGTAAGCGAAGTATTTTTAGACGAAGAAGTCTTAAAAAACACCGACACTCTTGTTATTATTACCAATGAATATTCACAAGAAAGTATACACAAAAGTCTAAAAAACATCTGGGAATTGGAACATTATTATGTGGTTATCTTTGATTTGAAGCAACTACAGATTAATGTTTTAAAACATAACTATGTTCCAAAGCACGTAAAACTGACCGACAAAGAAAAACAGGAACTATACGCTAAAATAAACATAGAGAACGATAAACAACTACCCGAGATTAGCCGGTTTGATCCTGTTGCAAAAATTATATTTCTTCGCCCCGATAATGTTTGCAAAATAACTCGTTTTGATAAAATTTCATACACAAATGAATATTTTAGGATATGTGTTTAATATTTATAGTATATAATGTCTTCTCAGGATTTAATAAATCAAATTGAAAAAAATAATTCTGCTGAAGAAATGAATAAAAATACTCAATCCATTTATATTAACGATTTAGTGTATGTAATTTGCAAAGTATTTTTATTTGTAGTATTAGGAGTAATTTATGTGTTATATTTTAAAAATACTGAAAATATGAAAAACGTTCTTGTAGATGCAAAAAATAACATAGTAGAAAAAATAAAGGCGGTTAAAGATAAGGCGGTTGAAGTGAAACCCCAAGTAAAAGTACCAGAAGTAAAGGCTGAAAACAAGCCTTCAGAGGTTAAGGCGAATACAAATAAAAACCCAGTACCTTAAAACGATAATATGTATAAATATATAATGAACTTTAAAGACTATGTTCAAGATTATTTTAAACAAGAAAATTTAGTTGATAAAAAAGACAACCCTATTGCAAAGTGCCCTGATATAATAAAAGAAATAAAGGCACTAAATAATGCTGATTATGTTAATTTGGTGCCTTATCATTATGATTTTAATGCTTATACTAGAGAAAGATATCCTTACCCTTATCCTTTAATTAATTGTGATGATAATTGTAAGAAAAGAATAAATTATAAGGCTAGCGTGGCAAATAGAGAAATTCCTTATGTTAAAAAAAACGAGGATGTAACAGAAGAAAGTATCATCTCTACAAATAAAACGTATACCCTTCTTTATCTTTGGTTTATTATTATGATAATTGTTATCTACGTACTTATAATAGCATTTGTGTCAGAGAATTCGTATCACCCGCTCATGAATATTATCATATTTATATTTTTAGTGTATATGTCTTATTACTTGTACAATAATTTATCTTTATAAATAAATGTCTTTTTATCGTTACAATGCGGATCAAGATGATTTTCTTAATTCTTTTGATAAAGCTGAACAAAATGTAAATGGAAAGAATCCTTATGATGATACGTATAAATCATATGAGTCAATCCATAAAGAAACCGAAAATATATTAATTAAAGAGCAAACCGTATTTATTATAACAAGCACGATAACCGCCCTTTTAGTCGCATATACTCTACAACAATTGTAAGACAATAGTATATAGAATGGCGTACAATTATAATCATTTAGTAGATGTTGATTCTTCTCAAAATAGCGATATCATTGAAAAATTCAATAAGATTTTAGAAAAGAATAATTTAAATAGTAATTTTAAAAGGAAACTTGATACAGTTAACCTTCATTTTAATGAAGAAAAAACGCCTCATGAAGAAGTGGTGAATCAAATAAGATGGAATACTTATTACTATAAAAAATATCGTCAGCAAACGCGCTTGTTATTTTTTATCATTTGTATATGTGTTTTAATGATTGTTTTATCAAAATTACGTTCACGTTCTCCTTATTTTGATGAGAAAGCCTATAGTTTTGTTATTGGAATTATATTAGGAGTAACATTTATTTATATGATTTATGGATTATGGGATCTTTTATTAAAAGATGATAAGAATTTTGATGAATATGATTATTCTATCTATGGAATATCAGGTAAACATATAACAGAACTTAATGAAGAAGAAAGCATTCCCGATAAACCAAAGTGTAAACCGAAAACAAATAATTCTGTTAACACTTCTTTTTTAAATAAATATTTTTAAGTATATAATGAGTTCTATAGTTGATGAACTAAATTCATTGATTATTGATTTGAGTAATAATAAAGTACAAACCGATGAAACTGATATTATTTATTACAATATCATCACCCAATACAACAATTATTTAACCGATATTTCTTTTTCTGATACGGTAGATGAATTAATAGCCCCTTTAACAAGTCCCTACAATTCTATTAACGGAAAAAAAAATATGATACAAGATAAAAAACTAAACATCAATACTTATTACAGCAAAATGTATGATAAAAAAATTAAAATAATAAAGGAAATTATTATTATATGTTGTCTAGGATTGATTGGTTGTTTATTTAAAAATAAACAAATCATTGGAGATAAGGTATTTTCCATGTATTTAGGACTTGTATTTTCTATAGGTTTTATATTAGTTTTTTATGACCTATGGGACCTGTATATTAGAGACGATAAAAATTTTGATGAATACGACTATAGTACCTATAGCAAACGCGATTTATCTAATAACATATTTTCAGGTTCTTCGCACCCATTAGTTTTTGACTCAGAGACCGATTGTTAAAATATTTTAATATATCATATGCCAGAATATACCGATACCAAATCCTATGCGGCATTCAAAGACGGATATAATGCAGGTATAGCTCGCGACGATCAAGCAAAAGATCGTGCAGTATCAAGAGCAAATGATGCATTATACGACGATTGTAAAGATTATAATAAAACAACGTCATCAAACGATATAGATTATTTTGCTCCTCCCATAGTAAAAAAGGTTGGTACAGAGGATTTATTTATTCTATATAAAAACGATGTTGAATTTTCAAACTCCTTTCGCGAACAAGTATTACAAGACGAAAGAAACTATTTTGAAAAAAAATATAGCAAGGCGGTTTATAGATACTTGCTTGATAAAAGAGCCAAGTTTAATGATGATACCGATGCAACTTTTTTATTAGACCTTAGTTCGTGTCCTATTTGTTCAACTACTTGTACAAAAGTATCGGGAGGAGGAAAAGATAAATGTGAAAGCACCTTTAAAACCTTATATGATAAATTAACGCAATACTATCCTTACGTATCTTCGGATACAACCTACAGAAAAATAGAGTATCGTGACACGGAACATCAGTTTTTAATGAGTATTAACAGTTTTATAAACATTATCTATTACGTCTTGCTTTTTATTATGGTAATTTTATTAGCAAGTAGTAATAGATTGCTAATAAAAGAAAGGTTCTTAGTATATTTGCTATTAATATTGCTTCCATTCTTATATCCATATATCTTTGATTTATGTAAAAAAATATTTAATTCACTTTTTATTAGTAAACCAATTCACGGACCTAAAAATGCATTTGTAGAATTACCGCCTCCGAACATTGATGCATTTAATATCTGATATCTGATATCTAACTCTCTATCTCTTCCAATGATAATTTACTCCAGCCTTCTTTCGGATAAGGTCCAAACTTTTTGATAAGATATTCCTTCAAATCCTTAATAGGTACCGTTTTACCGTTTCCTCCATGATTCGCCATAAACCAATTTTTAAAAGCATCATTTATAACAGTAATCTTTAGTTTATTCGGTTGAGGCGTATCGTGAGTCTTAAAGCATAGATTTATAAACTCCAAGTATATATCCTGCTTCTGCCTGTATTTCTCGCTCGCCACTTTCACTTCTTCACAGTCATAGACTTTTCCTTGAAGCTCGTAAGCCAATTCAGTTAACATACTCAACATTACCGGCGCCCATTTCTGAAACTTTTCATCCAGTTTCTCGTCTACTGGAAATTGATGTGGATAAAGTTCATTCGGAAATTCAGGATCATTGTAAGGATTCTCCGTAAACTTTGAATCAAACGGCACTAGCCGAATACGACGCCATGTACCGTCATCATTACTTTTAAATTCAAATAAATTATTTGCACAGACCGCAAGTTTAAACTGCGGGATAAAGGTAATACTTTCTTTGAATAACGCGCGACATTGAATAGGGTCACTGCCGGTGATCTCCTTCATAATACCTTCGTTAATCACATCGCCCTTTGTCGGCTCTTGCATCACCGCGTAGCGAGTGCCGACAAGCTGGCAAATTTCAGAAGAAGTAGACCCGATACCCGTCCTCTTTTGAGTGATCAGCGTAATCGGGACGGTCGCTTTGTATTGACCCAAAACCTTTGACATTAACTCCACCAATTTGGATTTTCCATTTTTGCCGGTACCAATATAGATATTAAAGGTCTGGTTTGGATTATTTCCCAGAAGAGTTGACGCCAAATGTTGCCACATGTATTTTTTTATATTATCATTCGGAAACAACTGACTCATAAAGCCATTCACTTCTTCAATCACTTCCGGACATATTCTTTTGTAATCTGCGAGAGGCTTATAATCAATCCCGGTAGATAAACTAATATAATCGTCGTGCCTTCCGCGTCTATGTATCTTCGCTTTGAAATCAATCACATAATTATTGCACCCAAGCAAATAATTATTTGTATTTAGTTTTGCATAAAAGTCTTTATCGTGAAAGATGTCAATCGCTTCTCTCATAATATTATTTTTTCGCGACGTATTTTTTAGTATATCTGCTGTAACTCCCGCGCTATTCACATTCTTTTTCTGCTGATGAAACTGCTCAGGTTTTAGTTGTTCATTATGTTCGTTTGCAATCATTTTTACGCCCTCATTCGTTATATCTGTATAAATTTTGAACATTTCTGTTGATATTTTATCACGTAAACTAGAATCTGCATCAATCGTTTCCCAGTGATTATTACAAAACTCATACCATACCTTTTGTTTTGGGTTTGCACATACAAATATATCTTTATACATCTGATACAAAATAATAGCCAAATCATAATCAGTGTTATGGCTAAAACTGTATTTGACGAAATGGCTCACGGTATTTTTGTATATTTTCCGGTATTCAGCCTCGTTGGATTCTTTGCACCAATAAATAATAGACCTGAGAGTAAGACCATCTGTATTTTTATTAAACCCGATCCAATTTTCATACATTTCTTGTATCGTACCATAATCAAAATCCTGTAATTGTGAACTGAACTTTACCCAGGTTGTAAACAAACGCGTGTCGGTATTTTTCAAAGCCCAACCTACACGAATCCATTTTGCATAACTATTTGGTCCCCAATATTCAATCGGTAAAATCATGACATAATTATAGGCCTCTTGTAATTTGTGTTCTGCATAAGACAAACTACCCATAAGACCTTCAATATAATCATCCAGTTCCTCTTTATTACTAATATCACAAGGAGTCTTTGTGATAAAGGTAGAATTTTCTAATACTTTTACTGTTTTCACTGATTTTTTCCGCGTATTAATCGTAGAGTCATATTCAGATTGAATGTCAGGGTTGTTTTGCATAATAACTAGATTTTGATTACGAGCCGTTAAATTTTCAAAATTATCTAAAATCCAATCCATTATGACAGCCCTCTCTTTAATATCCCATGCATTATCTACGACCACAGCCGAAAAGATATACTTGAGTTTATAATCCTCTTTTCCAGGCTTTTTTGAGCCGTATAATTGCCAATTAGAATATCCTTTTATAACAGATTCGTCAATCACGTCTTCCCACGAATTTGTAATAGGAAGATCATTCCAAATGTTCTTAATTTCTTTAATCAAATAATTTCTTAAGATGATCTTGCAAGTATAGTCCATTTTTACATTTATAATAATATGAATCCCATCCTTCGTTTTATCTTCTTCCATGTTAACATTATTTTTCTCCATCACATAACACTCCACCGTTTTCCCTCCATCCAATTTAATCTTTCGTACCCCATCTAAAATACAAACAATTATATCCGTAATATGTTTTTTAGTATGCTGCCTCTCCTCAATCTCTACAGGGTACCTAAAGTCTAAATCAATCAAAATGGGACCTTCATCTAATTGTTTTTCGGTCATAAACGCATTTACCTTATTGACTAGGACTGCTTTTTTATACAGTGCGTAAAATTCATTTATATTCTCTAAAGGTATAGAATAGCTTCCTCCGAAAACATTTAATTTCGTATCGCCTATCTTTGTATGTGTATGTTCGCCTCCTTTTGTTTGAAACTTTTTAAGAAAGGTGTCCATGGACATTCTTTTTAGATATATTATACTCTTTATTTTTATCTCAATTTTATTTCTAAATTTTTCAATTTAAAATTAAACGAACATAGTATTTATTATGAATCGTAATATAAAGCGTATTATGATTGATTATAAAGAAATATTAAACGAACCTATTGAAAGAATCCATTATATACATGACGAGACAAATGTTTTAAAGGGTTATGCAATGATTATTGGACGCGAAGATACGCCTTATGAGGATGGTTACTACTTTTTTGAATTTACATTTCCGCAAAACTATCCGTTTAGTCCGCCGCTTGTAACCTTTATTAATTATGACGGCTCAACAAGGTTCAATCCAAATTTATACATTGGCGGAAAGGTATGTCTCTCTATTCTAAATACATGGGATGGCGAGAAATGGAGTTCGTGTCAATCTATAAAAAGTATACTGCTTTCCTTAAGCATTTTAATTTTAAACGAAGAACCGATACTCAATGAACCCGGTATTACCCGAGAGCATCCATGTTTCAAAAATTATCACCGATTAATTGAATATAAAAATGTAGAGATTTCCATTTTGAAATATTTAGAATTGTCAAACCTCCCTGATCCGTTCCATCCTTTTCATACGATTATGATAGAACACTTTAAAAAAAGGTTCCCTTTTATAAGCAATAAATTTAAAGACCGTAATAAAGAATTCTGTCATTTATCTATTTTCAATTCAAACGTAAATGTACTAAATTATTGTTATTTGAACGCGATTTTGAACAATATGTATAATAGAATAAAAAATTGATTTTAAATAATTAACTATATTAATACATAGAATGAACTTTTGTGTGAAGTGCGACAATATGTACTATATGAAGATAGATTCAGAGGAGAATGGAAAACTTATTTACTATTGCCGTAATTGCGGGAACGAAGATTCAAACATTTCGCTTTCAAACTTATGTGTCTCTACTTACGAAGAAAGCGACGCACAAAAGAATAACAAAATTAATGAGTACACGAAGTTTGATCCTACCTTGCCACACGTGTATAATATTAAATGTCCTAATGATAACTGCGACTCAAATAAAAAGGATAAACCTGCAGATGTTATTTATATTAGGGTAGATGACACGAACATGAAATACATGTATTTATGTGTAAACTGCGACACAAGCTGGACGCCCTAAACAATATTGGGAAAGAGTTCTTCTATCAATTCAATGACCATGAACGAAAATACAATAAACTTATCTTCGCCTTCTAAGCATATTTTATTTGTCCACGGGTTAAACCAATATAGGAATAATAAAAGCGACGTATTATAATACAAGAACCGAGTGATTCTTACTTCTGTTTTTAATTTGGGTATATGTACGGGTGTTAATAACTTTAATAATGCAGAAAATATGAACAATAATTTGAGAATTAACACGATTGTCTGTAGGTTCATTATAAAATAAATGATATTTTATAATGAACGAATGTGAACATTTATTAACACGCGGTTTTATGTTTCGTGTATTGATGACGTTTTTATTGTTCTATGTTTTATTATTATTTATCCATAAAAAGGGTATTAGAAAATATATTTTCTTAATAATTCCTGCATGTTTGATGATTTTGGACGGGTTTGATAGACTACCTCCGGAAAAATGGGACCAGAATATTATAAAAACATTTTTACATTATAGAAAATGCGGAAAAACATTTTACTATCAGAAAAATGATAAAATAGTTGATTCTATTTCTTATCTATTGGCCTATCTATTCTTAGCCTTATTTTTTGAAAATGATTTTTTACTATTATTTTTTGTTTTATACAGGATTGCAGGTGTATTTATTTTTTCTGTTACAAAGGATATTTCTTGGATTATTCTATTTTTTGATTTTGTAAAAGAATATTTGTTATATTTGTTTTTGTTTGGAAAAAACTTTAATTATATTCCCTATTTTATAGCATTGAAAATTTTATTTGAGATTTTATTTCATTCTACAGATCTTATTTTAATACGTTCTAAATCCGATTATATTAAAAATTGAATATAAAATTAATATTAAATTATTATATAACATGAGCGACGAAGAAATTGAAGATGAACTATCTGAAAGCGAAGAGTCTGAAAAATTATCAGATGAAGAAGATATGTTGGAATCCTCAGATGACGAACAGATTATTGCCGACGACATTGCAACCGTAGACAACGATTCAGATGAAGAAGAGGTTACTCATTTGTCGGATAGTTATAAAACAAAGTTTACAGATGAGATGAAAAAAAATCACTTGGCTTCTTTTCATCCTGAGGAAATTCATAAATCGTTTGACGAAATTTATGCGCTTTCTATGATTACTCGCAATGAAGAAGGAGTGATTATGGATGCGAATCATAGAACATATCCAATCCTTTCTAAGTACGAAAAAACCAAGATTATCGGTTTAAGAGTGTCTCAACTAAATAAAGGCGCCGAACCTTATGTAGCTTTAAAAACAAAACTGATCTTGGATAATTCTCTTGTCGCCGAAAAGGAATTACAAGAAAAAAAGTTGCCCTTTATTATCATGCGACCCTTACCGAATGGAAAATGTGAGTATTGGAATGTAAATGATCTTGAATATCTTTAATATATTAATTAATATCTTTAGATTTCTTTTTAATTCGTGGCAACTTAGCATTCAACAATTTTTCTATCCTTGAAATAAATAGGTTATTTGGAATAGCCGTTCCATTTTCATATCCTTGAATTACTTGAACCGTTACACAGAGTTTTTCGGCCAAGGTCTTTTGGCTCATCTTATTTGCCAGTCGTGCCTGTTGAATGGCAATCTTAAGGTCTGTTGTAATCTCTGCAGGGATAGTCAAATCTTCAAAATTCGTAAGAATCTCAGGGGGTCTTTGAATATGAATCTCTTTTACCGTAATAGGCTTTCCGAGAGTAACCGTCTTCCAATCAAAGTTAGGATCTACTTTTGGCATCTTTGACATTATAAATAAAAATATATTATAATTAAAGGATTCAATTTTATTGTTTAGCATTTGTACCATTGGTCATTTGTAACCTTTGGTTAACATTTCCACCGATTACCACATTCTAGACAAGTGACAAACACAGTCATCGGCTCATCAGCCGACCTAGTTTGGGCCTGATAATAGGTACAACGGTTTTTCTTACAACGCCGGCATTCAAAGTTATCGGTGCTTGCTTCAATCTTAGGGAAATACTTATTTTCTAATCGTATCTTTTTATTATCCATCATCTGCTTCCATTTTTCGGGATAAATTTCCTGGTGGGTTTTATAGGCGAGATCCTTTGTAATGAGGACGCCTGTTTTTATTTTCTCCTTTATTTCATCCTTTTTAAGGGTAAAGTAAATCATTTTGAATTTATCCAAATAAATCTGTACGAAAAACGGATTATCCCATCTTTTAATTATTTTATATTCTTCTGACTTGTCAATAGAATAATTAAATATACTCTTTTCAATATTCCGAGACATTGCGCTAGGTAATCCAAGTATTTTATCAATAGACTCAACCACAGTGGTCCTCAACTTATCTGGATTATCTGAAATCATGTTACTAGTGTTTGCGTTTATTTTTTATATTCAATTTTATTTCATTAAAATAATGAAAATGAAAATCATAATCATCCTTATTATAGCCTATATTATTAATAAAATTTACAGAATCAAAAAAAAATATAAGATTCCTGTCTGCGATGCAGATATTATTTTTTCTCCTGCAGGAATAAAAGGACCGTATAATTTTGGAATTTGTCATTATTTAAAGAATCATTTTGATCTGACCCATAAAAAAATGGTTGGATTTTCTTCGGGTTCTATTATTAATCTATTTATGAGTATAGATAAAGAAAAAAATAATGATTTTTTGAATGCATTAATCAAACATAAATTAAATAATGACATAAAAGGATATCTTAAAAACGTCATTAAATCTATTGGTTCATCCTTTACTGAAAAGGATTTTGATTTAACACGTGTTAATATTGGAGTAACTCATGCAGATGGTCTACATATTTATAATAATTTTTTAAATCTAAAGGATGCTTTAGAATGTTGTAATAGTAGTTCTTTTATTCCACTTATTACCTATAAAGACCTGTTATATTTTTATAAATATAAATTATCTTTAGATGGAGGAGTTTGTTATAATGCTTATAAAGCGAAAAATGACAATATTCTTATCATTAATCATTATATGTTCAAACGTTATAAAAAAACAAGTGTAAGTAATTTAAATATGATACTTACACAAAATTTAAATTTATATCAAATGTATCTAAACGGGTATAATGATGCACGTAATAATCATGATTATTTCTTAAAATACTTGAAACCATTATAAGTATGTTATAAGTATGGTTATAGCTCTGGTTCTGGTTCATATTCTTCCTTTATTAATTCCTTTTCATCGGGCGTCACCGTTTCTTCTGAGACCACATCTAATTTTATATTTGTCCATTCATTCAAGGATAAATTCGCAAGCTGTCCGTTTACTCTTTTTAAAATACACAAGGTTCCAAAGAATTGCTCTTCATTTAAAGGTGTCGGCAAAATTACTTTATTCTCGCACACAGCCTTCCCTTTTCTTTTCCCGTACAATTCATAGGTAGATTCATTTCTCCATGTATACAATAGTTCAAAATTATTATTATTCCTATAATTACAAATACTATATAACTTTTCAACCGATTTAATCTTTTTTTCTGTAATAATACCGTCCTTTTCAATCATAAGAATAGTCATATCGGACATTATAAGAATAACCCATATTTTTTTATATTCATTTATGTATAAAGATTTATTCATAGTCTTAGTAATGAAAGTATATGTAGAACATGATTTTTCTAACATAGACGTTGAATATGAAAATAGGTTTGTTCAAAAGGTCATATATTCAAACTGCGGAATCTATACTTTTATAAAAGACGGTTTTTATAAAAGTATGGATCAATCTACGATTAGCCCAGTACCTTTCAAAACAATTACGTTTTTAGTAGAAAAAACTAATATCACTTATGGTGAGCCTATTTATCATATACCCTTTCAACATATTTACTGCGAAGAAGTTATCCATACAAAGACCATTGATACAGGTGTTAAGTTTTGTAAAAAGGAATATTTAGACCAAAAGGAATATTACTTTGAAATTTCCGGAATATTGGAATCGTTTATGTTTGCAAAAATGTTTAGTTTCTTAATTTAATGATAAAGATTATTATAATAACAATTGTTCTCCTTTTATTTATCCAATTTGTATTATATTATTGTAATGTGGACCTTTTTAAGTTTTATATAAATAAGCAGGTTTCTAAAGATACAAACGATACAAACGATACAAGTTATACAAATGACCTAGAAGAAACCAAGGAGATTTTAAAGGGCTTTGTAAATGAACTTAAACAATATGATAATATTATTTAAATGGAATTACTTCAAACCAACTTTCCTACGATTGAAATACAAAGATATGATCTGACCCATTCTCTATCAAAACAACAATGCTTACTTATACCTGCGGGTCCCAAGTATTTTGCATGGTTTACTTATTACGAAAAAAAGCCTATTTGTCTATTTTTGCCTATAGAAAATAATCAAATACAAAAATTAGTTCATTGTTTTGTTGCATTTAAAGAGGAATTATGTAAAGGTGTAGGAACCATTTTGTATGGGACCCTTTTAGACAATAGATTTATTACAGAGAACGTATATTATAAAGATGTAAAAATTAACGCAAGCTATAATGAAAAAATGGTCATTATAAAGGATATACTTTCTTGTATAAACTTTAGTAATTATTCAAAAAGTATATCCTTTCATTTCCCCTTCATATGTAAGCAGCGTTTTATTTTAGAAGCGTCTAATATGCCATATAAAGTATATGGTATATTACAACTTTTTAACACCCCCAAACTTTATATTTTGCATAAAAAAGCAAAGACATTTTTAGCAAAAAAAAGAGAAGAAACAGAGGATGTTTACGAACTTTATGCGTACGATGAAAGACGTCAACTTCAATTTATTTCTACTGCGTTGATCAACGACTTTAAGACAAGTTTTTTCATGAAAAATAATATGTTCAAAAATAAAAATAATTACAAAAATATAGAATTAAGTGATTCTGAAGAAGAGGAATATTTAGGAGATATTATCGTTTCTTGTATTTTTATCCCAGAATTTAAAAGATGGAAGCCGTATTCCACAAAAAACAAAAATATTGATTCAATTAAGGAAATCAAAATAGCCGAAAAAAAAAATATTTATATATGATATAATGACTGAAGTAACAAGTTTTGATCCTGCTGACGAACTCCATGGACAAGTACAAGCCGGCGGTGCTAGACGCAGACGCAGACGTACCGGTAAGAAGTCAAAGAGCGTAAAGAAGTCCAAGTCTGCTTCCCGTTCGCGCAGAACAAAGCAGCGTGGACGCAAGAAGCAGTCCAAGCAGCGCAGACATTAAATATTAATTGTTAAACACGCTGTTAATAATTTTACTCTTTTCTACCTTATTACCCCTTTTTAATACTATTTTATTATCATAAATAGTCTCAAAGTCGTTACTATCTTCGTGTAGTTCAGGATAAATTTTGGTAAGAGGCTTTTCAATAATAAGCAACAATCTTTCAAAGGTAAGAAGTTGTCTGTATTCTTGAATATCTAAATTACCCATAAATTTATTCAATACATAATAAGGATTTGGAGCAAATTTTATATTTTTATCGTAATTATAAATTTTTCCATAAATAAAGTTAAGAAGCTGATATCTTTCATATTTTGTGCTGTCATCAATGTGTTCGTTAAATAAATAACTACATGCGCATTCCGGACTGCAGAAGCATCCATACACATTGTATTTTTCTTTGTAATATAAACTCGGTATGTAAATAGGTAGTGATTCAAAATCACACGTACACCAAAAACACGCCGACTTTTTATTAATATTATTTGTATTCAATGACTTTTCAAGTTCTTCTAATTTAGTGTAAATTGATTTTTTTTGCTTATCTACCTTGGAGTCCTTTTTTTCTTCTGCTAAAGGACTATGTGATTCAACCCTTTCATATAAACTATCCTTTTCAAAAGGTTCTACATTGCATAAGTTTGGATTGTAAGAGGTTATGTCTTGAAATGAGTTTATGTCGGAAAGCTTACACTTTAAATGTAAAATAATATTTTTCTTTTCTACATTTGTGTTTACATATTTTACTTCATTCTTTACAATTTTTCCGCCCTTGGGTTTACGTCCCCTTTTTTTATGTACCTTTTCAGGATTTTGTGGATCATCGTTCATTTCTAATTTCTAATTCTTTCAATTTATATTCTTTTCATAATGAATATAAAAGATGAAGTCATAAAATAATAATGAGACCTTGGATTGAAAAATATAGACCCATTGAACTAGAAAATATTATTATTGATAATGTCACGCAAAAAATATTTACAAACCTCATAAAAAATCAACTGTTCCCCAACATGCTTTTTTATGGACCACCCGGAACCGGAAAAACGACGACTATTTTATGTTTATTAAAACGTATCAAGGACACGTATGGATATAACAATGTCATTCATTTAAATGCGTCCGATGAAAGAGGTATTGAAGTGATCCGTAATCAAATCTATAACTTCATTTATTCAAAGAGTTTGTTTAATAATACAGTAAAATTTGTAGTATTAGACGAGGTGGATTCTATGACAAAACAAGCTCAACAGTGTCTCTTGTCTCTTATCATAAAGTCGGATGTTATGTTTTGCTTGATATGTAATTACTTCAGTAAATTAATCCCGGCATTACGAGATTATTTATTGTTAATTCCCTTTTATAATACTTTTAAAGACCAAGATTATATAAAACATATCATTCAGTCGGAAAACCTTGTGATTGAAGAGGAAGTACTAGAAGATATTAAATATAATTATTTTCCCGATATTCGTTCGTGTGTAAATTGTTTACAAATATATCATTCCTATCCTTTTCCAGTGATTAGGAAAAAAATGATTACGCAGAATTGTGAAAACTATAATTCCGACGAAATAAAAGAATACATCAAAACACACTCCTTTAAAGAGTATCTATTCAAGCTTTTTTTAATGATGTTTCAGTACAATATTGATTCGGATTTGGTCACTATGATGCAAGAGCTGATATTTAAACCCGACTTTGAATATTTTGACCGTTTTTTCATGCCTAGGTTTATATTATTAAATAATTGATTTGAAAACAATTAATTATATTATATAGAAAATGAATTTAAACGATGAGTGGAGCAAGTTTCTTTTATCAGATGAGCACGAGACCGTAGAACGAGAGGCGAGGGATACTACGCTAAAAGTACCTGAATGTGGTGCCATTTCTATCTCCACAAAAACCAAGATTGTTTATTTGAATATTGAGATTGACCTATTTAAATTGTTTTGGGATTTGCCTATGATTTCCTATGACGTTTTTGGAGAAGGAATTATAAAGAAACAGATTAAATTTAACTTTAATACAAAGGAACAGGTACAGGAGTTTGAAAAAAGAATCGGAGAAGTTAAGTTATTCAATACAGTTACAGTGATCAATAAAATAGACAATCCAAACGGTCGCATCATGTTTAAAGATATACGCAAGGTAGATATAGGTATCTGTAAAAAGGATCTTTTAAAGATGAATAAAAAGAACGAAAAAAGTGCCTTTTATAATTGTTTTGTTTTCATTTATAGAATTCAAATTGAAAACAAATACAAGGAGTTTCATATAAAACTGTTTAATACAGGTAAAATTGAAATACCTGGCATTCAGAGCGAGTCTAATGTGGATTTGGTGATAAAACATATCATAAAAATGTTGAGTCCCTTTTATAAGACGGAAGTCCTTGAAAAAAGAGAGATGCGCGAAACCATTCTTATTAACTCTAACTTTATTTGCAATTACTACATTAATCGCGACGAGCTCTTTAATATTTTAAAAACCAAATACGCTGTAAAATGCAGTTACGATCCATGTAGTTATCCTGGAATCCAGTGCAAATATAAACTAACTAATTCCGAGGTGTCCTTTATGATCTTCAGAACCGGAAGCGTCTTAATTGTCGGAAAATGCGAGGATGAAGAATTGTATAAAATTTATGACTTTATCAAGAGCATATTTCAGGCGGAGTTTTATAACATCTATGAAAATAATAACGAGGTCTCTAAGAAAAAGATTAAAAAGAAGATTAAAAAAATATATATATTAGAAAATAAAATTTAAAGATAGAGACAACTATTCAAATATATGGCAACGGAAAAAGTAGAAATGGTATTACCAAGCGCAAAAGTGATGCAACATGCATGTAAGTTGGCCTGCACTGATGACAAGCCAATTTTGCTTGACTATTGGACCGAGTCTCACACGGGAAAGGTTATTATCGGGGTTCGCGAGGGAGAGGATAAAATACTTGTTCGCAGTCAAGAAGAGTACACAAGTCCTATTGTAAAAATTTTTAAGGTTGCCGAGGAGCTGATCGTCATTACTGAAAATTCTATTTACATTGTCTCATCCAAGATTCCAAGCAAGAAAATTACCTAACCTAAAAATTGAATCCTCCTTTTTAATTTGAATTACTTCAAAAAATGGACATCCGTACTCCTGATTCGTTTGTAACTGAAAGGCTTTTGGATAATGTTCACGATTATAACAATGATCACGATAATAACAATGATCACGATAATAACAATGATCAAACCAATGATCTGGAAATGGCCTTAGCCATTAAAGAAAGTTTGAAAATATTTGAGATTAGACAAGAGCGCGAATCCTCTTGCATGCGTCTTTTAAATACTTTAAAACGAGTCATTCCTTACGACGAGAGCGTTAAAAAGGCCTATGGATATTTATTGGATTCTTTAGAGACCTATTATGAAGGCAAGCCTTCTAAAAAGGAAAATGCCGATTTTATTCGCGAACAATTAGCTAAAGTAAGATTACATCAAGAAGATGTCATTTTACTTTCCGATATTCTATAAAATATTTTTAATATATATATGGATGATCTTAAGAAAATGGTTTTACAGAGAAAATTAAATGCTGCAAAAAGTGAAGGCAAAGCTAAAGGTAAAACTCGTAAAAATAAACCCCGTAGAAAGCATCAAAATTTCCAACGAAGAAAGTTTCAGAATCAAATTAATAGGGGTAGAAAAGAGTCCGAACTCAAACAACTAGAATTAAACGCTCCAAAAGGTTTAACCTTTAAACAACGAAAGGCATTGCGTCAAGCGCCAAAATTAGAAGAGAACCATTTAAAATCCATGTTTAATAAAGGTCAACTTCAAGACGAGTTTATTTATAATGGGCGTCCCGTAAATGGTCCTTATGTTCCTCCTTATGTTCCGCCTCCGGTTCCAGCTCCAGTAACCTATGGCCTAGATCAAGAATACAGTCCTCCTTATGATCCAGTACAAGCTGCTAGAGATAGAACTCAGAAAGAACTATCAGGTATGGGAAATATGGCCGTGAGGTATCAAACAATGTTTCATGGGGATGAAACTAAATCTCCTTTATACAATCCACAAATGCCAGATTCGCCGAATAAATCCCCTCCTTACATGCCTTCAGAAACAGATTTTTATCAATCGGATTCGCCAATGTTTTCATTGAATAAACCCAAAGAAAAGAAACGACCGCCTCCAGTAAGAAGATCTGCCAGAGCCCCTCAACCAGTACAAAGACTTGAAATTACTGAACCTAGACCTCGTCCTAAACCAAAGACGAGAAAGGTCAAGCCTGCGTCTACAAATCAAGGGTCTAAACCAGAACCTGTAGCTCCGTCTGGAAACACCCCGAAAAGACCTAAACCAAGACCAAGAACACGAAAAACAAAAAACATGCCTTAGAAAATAAATATCTATATATATGAGTTCTGCGCAAAAGGTTAGAGACAAAATTAAAATGCTTAGGGCTAATATATTGGAAAAAAAACTTAAAAAATTAGGAACTTCTACTCAAAAATTAAAAAATAAATTAAATGGATTGATGCGTATAAAAAATGGTTGGAAAACTCAAAGGTATTATATCCATTCAATTAACAGTGTAGATACAAAGGTACCAAGGGCTATTGCAAAAAATAATGTAGGAAAGGTTAAAACAAAGAGATCTAGACGTGTAACTTTTAAAAATAATTTTATTCTTTCTAATAGCCCTTTAAAAGGAAGTCCGTTGTATAGCCCTTTTAAAAATCGTAAATATTAATTCATAATTCATAATTCATAATTCATAATTCATAATTCATAATTCATAATTCATAATTCATAATTCATAATTCATAATTCATAATTCATAATTCATAATTCATAATTCATAATTCATAATTCAT